ATTTTTCAAAAAAATACTTGACAACAGGATAAAGGGGGGCTATAATATAGACAAGAGGTAAGGAAAAAATAAAAAATAAAGGGGTTATGAAAAATGCAAAGAATGGTAGAATGCAAGTATTATTTATCAATCAATAACGTAATAGACAGAAGTACCTGTTACGAAACGACAACAGAAGCACGTAGAGCAGCTAAAAGCGTAAAAGGCGGAAAAGTTATGATAGTTGTCGAGAAATTCACCCGTGCATTTCTCGAAGTATAAAAACAAATTGGAAAAAACAAAAATAAAATCAGAGAGGATAGGCTACTTATGATTTTTATGGTAAATGATAAAAGAATTGAAATTTATATCCACGAAGTTGGGAAAAAAACTAAATTCCCTGTGTTCGTGACATTGCCGCCAAGTATCATCAGAAAAGTAACATTCTTAAACAATGAAGAATGCACGACATCAGAATCAAATTTAGAAACAATTCTTATTATAGCTCAAAAAACATTGAATTTATGGAACGAAAAAGCTGAACAAGAAAGCGAAAATCCGAGGTATTTCAAAATTTGCAAAGTGGAGTTGTAAAAATGTTTTTAGAAAATGGATTAAAAGGGCTGGTAATAAGTCTTGTTACTGGTATAATTGGAATAGTAATCACGTATTTATTTTGGTGGATTTACCAAAAAATAAAAGGGGGTTAAATATGTGGAACTTAATAAAAGCAGTATTACTAGCCTTATTATTGCTGCCTGTGCCGGGCTTGTGCTGGGCGCAGGAGCAACCTATTACTATTACGCCCGGGCAGGCGGCGAAATGGACAAGCGACTTGCAGCAGCTACAGCAGGAATTAACGCAGCTAGAGAGCAGCAGCAACGAGAAATCGCAGAGTTACAGGGACTTGTTATCGCGTTACAATCAAATGTCGGAGATAGTAAGCAAGTTACAGAACAAATTAGAGATAGCCGAACAGAACTCGAAGAACTTAACAGAATCCTTGACAGGGAAAACGCAGCAGTTAACGAGCTTGATATCCGAGAAACAGCAGACAGAGAAGCTATTAGACGAAGCAAACAAATTGTTGACAGCCTACTCAGAGAGCTGCAAGAAAAAACTGACAATCATTAAAAGGCAGCGAAATGCTGCATATGTAGTGGCGGCAGCCGCTTTAACATATAGCATTATAAAAAAATAAAAAAAGGAAGTGCCGAAATGTCAGACAAAATTAAACCGTTAAAAGAAAAAAATTCAACAGTTTCAGAAGAATCACTAAATTTAAAGCCCGAAAAAGAATTAAAGCCGTATTATGTAAAAATCACCGTTGAGCAGCAAAAGCAGTTTGAAACAACAAAAAACGCTATAGCTGAACATAAGCGATACACAGAAGCGACGGTAGACGCCGCCTATGGTTTTGTATTAAAGAATGGGTCAGAAAAATTAACAGCCAGCCCGGAAGCTGCAAAACAAGCGGCTAATTTATTCAAAGACGCTTCACTTTTAATCAGTGAAAGCAATGTATTAGAGTGCCTTAACCAGCATATTATAGGCTTGCTTGAAAATAACAAATTGGATTTAGTTAAATTGGTTGAAAGCCTAGATGATAAAGAATTAAAAATTCTTGCAGGGCTGATTAGTGCGCGCCTGCCTCAAGAAACAGCAACATTAAAAGACGGAGAGTAAAATGGGGGGGTTACTGGGCAGAGATAATCCTTTAGGCAGTGCGTTCGAGCTAATCAACAAGCGTATAGAAGAAGAAGCGAAAGCGGAAAAAGCAAAGCAAGCTTTGACTTACTGGAATGTAACGAAGAATTGCTTAAATTGCACTAAAAATTTAAAGTGCAATCTACCACGTTCCGCAAGAAACGCGCGTTGTAAGTACTTCGAGCCGTCGGAGTATCACTTGGCAGAAATCCGTAAACACAACTATGAAGTAAGTTTGCGACGACGCCAAAAATTAAATTCATAATACTAAAAAGCAGGGTATTTGCCCTGCTTTTTTATTTTGCAATTTTTCAAAAAAATACTTGACAACAGGATAAAGGGGGGCTATAATATAGACAAGAGGTAAGAAAAAACAAAAATAAAGGGAGCGATACCATGATTAAAGAAAACAGAATTATCAACAGAAAAAATTTAAAACAACTGTGTATTGATTTTGATTTATACACTCTTGGAAATTTCGAAGAATATATAGTTGAAAAAACGCAGGAAACCATAGAATAACGACGAGGAATATAATGATAACTGCATTTTTAATAGGCGCATTATTATTTTTTGGCAGCCTTTATGATAAATATTTATATTATTCGCAGATTTTAAGGGAGTGATAAAGTGCTTAAATTAAAAAAAGAAAAGAAAAAAGATTTTGTTTGCGACGGGTGTGGAAAAAGTTATATTGGGGCGAGCCGGAACAGCTTTATTATCCGCGTAGCCGGATACGAAACCTATAATATTCAGCTTTGCAATGCTTGTTTATTATCGTTAAAGAAAAAAATCAATAAAGAGGAGAATGAATAATGCAGAATATCAGCATTGAAGCAGCAAAGGCAAAAGGATTTATAAGCGGCTACCGTGTTGGACGAATTATTTTAGCTTGCTCAATTGAACGCTGGAAATATGGAAAGCTGCTAAAAGAACTGCGGGAAGATTGCACGAATATATTTAAATTCCATACAGGGCGACGCACACGGTATTACTATGACCCCTTCGAGGTATTGGAAAAAATCAAGGGATATAAGCAGTACGGCAACAGGCATTTAAGCAAAGAAAAAATTGATGAATACTGCAATTCGGTAAAAGAAGCTAAAGAAAAGAGTTTAGAAAAATGATTGATTGCCTAAAATGCTACCGCCTGCGCCGCCATAACGATACTGTTTACTGCCCGTTTTTAGACCTAAAAGAATGCGTAAGAGGGGAACATTATATAAACATTGCAAGCCTGCCATTTAAACCAAAACAGGAAGAAATTCCCCCCTGCCGCCGAAAATGGTGAAAGCAATTCCACCGTTTAAACCACACCCAAACAGCCCGCACGATTGGGAAAAATTTCATAATCAAATTTTTGAAATGAAAAATAACGGTGTCAGCTCATATAAGATTGCTGCCGCAGTGGGACTTCCACAAACGTCAGTATTTAACTATATGAAACGATACAAGCAGCCTTGAACGATTTTAAACAACAAGCGCAACACATTACACCTAAAACAAATAAAAAACGCCCATATGGAGATTATGGCGCGGAAAGAGGTAGAAAATGGACAACAAACTAGATATAAACGTAACGGAAAAGAAAGTAAGTGATGAAAACATGCTAAAAACAGTAGAAGAAGCGTTAATGAAAAATGAACTCTGCTTATTTATGGGTGAAACGGTTACTTTTATGACTACAGGAACACAGGACGACGCAGAAGAAATCTTTTTGAAATTGCAAAGTGTTTTGCTTGCAGGCTTTTTGAGCATGGAAAAAGCAACAGATTATGATATTGAACAAATTTTATTACTACAACTAGAAGCAGTGAAAGAAATAAAAAAAGAGCTTTCAGGAGTTACCCCGAAAGGAAGTATACTGCTTAAAGGGGAGAATGTTTTAAATTGAAATCATTAAAGGATGTAAAGCCCGGCGATAAAATATTTGTTTTAAATTCAAACCGTGGATACTTGAAAGAGCCGCAGATAGAAATATTAACCGTCAATAAAGTTGGAATACTTTATATTTATACTGATTATGATAAATATAAAAAAACAAATGGAGAAGCTGTAGAATCATCTTTAGACGTCAAAGCTTTTGCAACGCTGGAAGAAGCCGAAACAGGGCTATTTATGATTAAAGCGCGCAAATATTACCAAAACAGTATAAAAGTAGACGACATTACTTATTCACAAATGAAAGCTATTTTTGATATTTTAGGAATCGACACGGAAGAAGTGATAAAATGATTGAATACGGGCGATTTTTTACTAAACTTTACCGCATTCGACGGGGATATTATCGGCGCAATATCACAATTCGCTTGTCGGTAGGCTATGAATACCGACTAAAGAACAAAGAAATATTTAAAGAGGTTTTTGTATCGTTGCGGGGGCGTAATATCGCCACTTTTAAATTTAGGGAGCAAATAAAATGAATGCTAGAGATATCATTAAGTTAGCTGCACAGCTTTATGTTTACGACGCATTAAAGAAAAAGATAACAATATTAACGAATATCCAAAAAGGTAAAGATATCAATGTAGATATTTTCTTACCAAAAGTTACGGATGTAACGGTAAGTGATTTTGCAAAATATCTACAAAAGGCTATAGAATCGCAACCAGAAGAAGAAAGAGCCAAGCACAGAAAATTTTTTGGAGAGCCTATAAGTTTTTGCAGGTGCGTAGCTAGAGGAAACCTTATGGCTAGTGTATTAGTCGAAGAATTCAATTCAGAGGTCAAAAAAATAAAAGAAAATTACGAGGTATAAAGAAAATGTTTATTTTAGAAGGAATTTTAGTAGATTTAAATAAAAAGCGTTTAGCGACCTGCAAAAAATGCGGAAAAACGAATAAAGAATGTTTTCCGACGACAATAGAAGAATATGATATGTACATAGAAATGCTTTGCGAAAATTGCCTGACAGAAATATTAGACAAGAAAATAACTGCCATTAAACCTAAAAAAATAGAATAACAGAAAGGAAACATAATGAATCCGATACCCAAAACGAAAATCATACGACTTAAAGGGCAGAAGTTAGCAAAGCTAAATGAAAGGATACACCAGCGCGACCAGCATAAATGTATTTACTGCGGTAATCGGGTAGACCCCGGCGAAAAGTTTCATCACGAACATAACGGGATAAAAAGCGACCAAATAGAATACGGTGTACTTCTGTGTATGGACTGCCACACAGAACGACACCACGGCAAAAAGTGCAATGATGTAAAAGAATACTGCCGGAAGTATTTAATAAATCTATATGGCGAATCAATTTACAGTAAATAAAAAAGCAGAGGTTTTAACCTCTGCTTTTTTTGCTTTCTCTATACAATTTAACAAAAGATGGCAGGACTGTTATTTCTTCGTTGACTTCTGTAAGCCGCAGTACAGCAAACGGTGCGCCGTTGGTATAACGCTTATGGATGTTTACAGAAACAATGCGGCTATCTGTATCGAATGCCAAGCCCTCGGCTGCGTCTGTGATATTTTTAAAAAGGTTATCGCAGTCCGGCTTGACTTTTGGAAATTCTGCGCCGACATCAACAGCGGCTTTAAACTTCTTACTTTTTGACGCAGGGACAGGTAAAAAAATATATACCTCACAAAACAAGGCGACATCTTTAAAAAAGATACCTGACTTTTGAACAGCTTGTTTAATACAGTATTCGCATTGCTGGCGATAGTAAATGGAAGCGTTTTTATAGTAGGCGATAGCATGGGGCAACGGAACGCCATTTTTGCCCCGTGTGGCGATTTTGGGTCGGCTTTGAGGAATTGCTTCACCGTCGATAAAAACGGTTAGCTGACGGGCGTCAGGCGCGATATTTAAGGTATATAATGCGTTATCAATATTCATACTTAAACCTCTTTACTTTCCAAAAAAGCCTTACTAGTAGGGTTTATTTCGCATTCAGTCAATAAAAGCTGCTCCATGCTTACCCCGAATAACTGCGCTAGCTTATACACGTTGAGCGCATTCGTTTTTAAGATTGAACGGTCAGGAGATGAACTAAAAGCATTAAGCGTTTTAAGCGGGATACCTGTTATCTCTGCAACAAAGCGACGGGACATTTTAAAAATGTTGCGGTAATATTCCACTGCGCTTTTAGCGTGGGTTATCGAATCATTTTCGATAAGCAGAGTTTTTTGAGTAATTAAAACTCTATCCATAAAGTTATCGTCAGTCAGCTCAATCCTGCGCCCTTCAACTACAAGAATAATATTATATTCGTTATCGTCAAGAATATTTACTGTAGTCTTATAAGACCAAAAGCCTATTTTTTGAGTTATGAAATTCAAGATACAATCAATAGGAACAAACAACGTATATTCGACTTCATCTACAAAAGTAATAGCCTGCCGCCTATCAGGAAAGTTATAGACTTGATATCTTGGCGAGCCTGTTTCGTAACTGCTTATGATTACAGTTTTTCCGACGCCATAATCAATTAAATGCGCGATATCGGGCAGATATTCAGGATTGTTATATCCGTAAATAACGTGAGATATAGAAGGATACCCAATAACGACACGCTTACACTCGTATTTGTCGAAAAAGTCAAGAATATTACTACAGGGAAGATTAAAAACCTTAATCAATTCGGCTTCTGTATAGGATTTTTTTGACATACTAGCCCCCCTAATCGTTTTATACCATTGTACCACGTAAGCAGGATAAATTATAGTTTTTTAAAAGATTGTGCTATAATGAAAACAAAAAAAGGGGGGCGTAACATGGCTAGTCCAAAACGCAAACGTTCTGCCGTTGTTCGTATAGCTGGTGAAAAACGGGTAGCGAACGACCGTGAAAAAAAGTTTGCAAGAGAATATTTAAAATGCTTTAATTTTTATAAAGCCGCAAAAGCCGCAGGCTTTGCAGAAACAACAGCCCGGCGCACGGCATACATGATTTTTTCCCGCCCGTGGGTGCAGGAGTATGTAGAAGAACTTCGAGCAAAATACGAATTAGACGACATTGCAGAAGTCAAAGAAGTAATCCGCAGCTACACAGACCAAATGCGGGGCAAGGTCAAAGAAACAATAGAATACAAAAAGTACGTTTTAAAAAAGAATCAAGAAACAGGGCAAATGGAAAAGATATATACCGACGGCTATATCATGGAAAACACGCTTATAAAAGCAGGTAGCGAGAATATGGGTAAATATCATAAGTTATTTGGAGAAAACTCTCTAGCTATAGCTTTAGCCCCAACAATCGTCGCTGATGTACCAGCCGAACAGCCAGCAGAAGAAAGTGAATTGCCAACCTACGACGACGCGCTAAAAGCAGCGCAAAACTTTGAAGATTTAGCGAAAAAGATAAATGACCCCGCCAAAGATTAATTTAACTGACTGTATCGGCAAAGCTTTCTACAAAGTTTATCATCAGGTGATGAATCACGAATTTACGCATTATTGGTTTAGCGGCGGGCGTGGTTCGCTAAAGTCGTCGGCTATAAGTATATTTATCATCATGCTTATGCTAATAGACCCGACTATAAATGTTATCGTTTTCCGCAAAGTTGGATTAACGATAAAAACAACAGTTTACGAACAAATAGCATGGGCTATAGAAAAGCTGGGGCTAAATGATTTTTTTATAGCTAGAGTGTCGCCGCCGTCGTTTATCTACAAAAAAACCGGGCAGAAAATATTGTTTTGGGGATTGGACGACCCCACAAAACGCAAGTCCGTAAAAGTAAAAAAAGGTTACTATGCTATCACATGGTTTGAGGAATTAGAAGAATTTTCAGGTATCGAAGAAATAGAAAAGGTATTGCAATCAGTATTGCGTGGCGGCGAGCGTTTTTGGTGCTTTTATTCATATAACCCGCCTGCGTCTATGCAAAGCTGGGTGAACAACGAAGCACTGAAAGCTCGACCCGATAAACTGTTACACAAAAGCAACTACCTGCAAGCCCCGCCCGAATGGGTAGGGAAACAGTTCCTCTACGAAGCATCAGTTATGGCAGTATATCAGCCCCGCAGGTTTAGACATGAGTATTTAGGTGAAGTCACAGGAACAGGCGGAGAGATATTCACTAACTTAAAACTGCGACCAATCACGAACGAAGAAATATCGCATTTCGATAATATTAAGCGTGGGCTTGATTTAGGCGTATCAATCGACCCTATGGCGTATATGACTATGCACCTAGATACGGCAGCACGCAAGCTATATATTTTCAATGAATACTATGCCCGTGGCTGCCCTAGCTGGACGTTAGCAGAACACATCAAAAAAGAAAATCCACGCAACAGGCTTATAGTAAGCGACATCCAGCATGAAACATTAATGAGCCTAAAAAGCTATGGGATTAATGTTATTCCGGCTAAAAAGGGGCAAGGCTCGAGAGAATGGGGCTATAAATACTTAACAGATGATTTGTTAGAAATCGTTATAGACCCTATGCGCTGCCCGAATGCAGCACGAGAATTCGCCCAATACGAGCTAAAAAAGGATAGAAACGGTAACTATATCGCAAACTACCCTGACGGCAACGACCATACTATAGACGCCGTTAGATACGCATTAGAAAACAGTCACCCGCCAATGAAAGTAAAACGCAGATAAATAGGGGGAAAAGAAATGAACAACAGCAAAAACGCGCAGAAACGTATCCGACAGAAAGCACTGAACACTGCCCGAAAAAATAGCGGCAACGAAAATCAGGCTTTCAACAACAAAGAACGAATCAGAAAAGACCCGAGATTGAAAGCATTAAACCTTATTAACCCGGTAGAAGGTACGCCAAGGGTGCCGACCCTTGCCGACATTAAAACAATGTACGGTGCGCCAGCTACGCTAGCAGAGGTAGACGCAGATACCAAAAAAGCAAATGACGCTGCTATAGGTCAATGTCATTCATTGCTACATCATGCTATCTCTATAATGGGCATGAGTGCATACCCGCAATTTTTAGGCTACGGTTATTTAACAGGGCTTGCGCAAAACGGGCTTATTCGGGCAGGCTGTGAGATGATTGCTGATGAAATGGTAGAAAAGGGTATAACGCTAACAACAAAGGGCAACAATGACCCTGATACCGATAAACAGGCAAAGCTGGACAGACTTAACGAATTAATAACCAAGATAAACCTGCTGCCGACACTACGCAAAGCGGTAAGTATCAGTAAATACTACGGCGGCAGTTTAGTATACATGGACTTTGACGGAATCGACACCGCCAGTGAAAACCTGCTAAATCCATTAATTTTAACGAAGAACGAATTACGAGGTAAAAAACTGCGGCGTTTGAAAGTTATAGAGCCGTATAACCTTTCCCCCGGTCAATACAACGCAGCAGACCCGCTGCAAGAATATTACTTCAAACCGCGATACTGGTTTGTCATGGGCAAAGCGGTAGACGCAAGCCGCTTCCTGCCTCCAGTGCAAGAAAACGAACTGCCGACGATTTTACGCCCGGCATATAACTTTTTCGGTATTCCGCTTGCACAGATTGTATTAGACGCCGTGGCGCACTTTACGGAGTGCCGAGAAGCAGAAGCAAGGCTGTTAAATAAATTTAGTTTAACAGTATTCAAAACGAATCTTAACGAGCAGATTTTTTCGGGCGGTGACTGGGCGCAGATTGATAACCGTGTAAATAACTTCGTCCAGTATCGCAGTAACGACGGGGTAATGTTGATAGATAAAGAATCAGAAGATATTGATATAAAATCAACGTCGTTAGCTGGTGTAAAGGATATAGTAAGTCAGGCAATGGAGATAGTGGCGGCTTACTTTAATGAGCCTGTAACAAAAATGTGGGGCTTAACGCCGTCCGGATTTAATACAGGTGAAAGTGATTTAAATAACCACTACGACCACATAGCCAGCCAGCAAGAAAAGCAACTGCGTGACCAAATAGAATACGTCTTAAAGGTACTACAAGTGCAGGAATGGGGCGAGATAGATAACGAGATAACTTTTACCTTCAATCCATTATCAGAAGAAAAAGAAGAAAGCATAGCTACTGTAAACAAAATCAAAGCTGAAACGCAGCAGATTTATATATCTAATGGCGTCATCAGTCCTGACGAGGGCAGGGAGTGCCTGAAAGCTGATCCGAAAAGCGGTTTTAATAACCTCAACGAAGAAAGCGTACCCGAGGAAGAATTAAGCGAGGAAGAACGCGAACTGTTAGGATTAACTGAAAAGCGGGAAGTTTTGAGCCAAGATGAAAAGCCGCCAAAAGAAGTTGAATAAAAAAACGAAATAATTGATTAAAAATAAGTAAAATGGAAAAAAATGCGGGGTTATATCAAATAATTCCGCATAAACCTTACAAAAGGGGGCTAATGTATGGCGTCGAAAATCAGACGACGGCGGCGACAGGTAACTATACCGGGAATACCTGCCAGCGTCGGAATACAGAACGAATACGCCCGTTCGATACGCCGCTTAATAAAACAAATGGAAAAGGCAGCGTTAAAGTTTGTGCTTGAAAAATACAAGCTGTTTAGAGCGTCGGAAATGGTAACAAATGACGCGCCCGTTGATTTCGACAATAGACGCTTACAGCAGCTTATTGACGCTATAAAAGCGCGTTTCGGCAGATATATAAGCGAATGGGAAGCCGAGGAACTGGACGCTATAGCCAGCAAGTTTATCGGTAAGATAGATAAACAGACTAAAGCGGGGCTTATGGCTAATCTAAAAAAAGCGGGCATTGTGATAGATTTTCACATTAGTGCCTTACATCAACCGCTACTTGAAGAAATGGTAGCGAGTAACGTAAATTTGATAAAGAGTATTGCCCCTAAATACTTTGATAAATTAACCAATGTTGTAATTGACAGCGCACTTAAAGGGCGGGATATGGCAAGCATATTTCAGCACATAAAAGACCTTAACAAGGTTACAGAACGGCGGGCAGAACTGATAGCCATAGACCAAACCAACAAGGCAACGCAGGCGTTAAACGTTATGCAGACGAAGGATATCGGCATAAAAAAAGGCATATGGATACATATACCCGGCGAGAAAAGCAGCCGTAAAACACACATTGCAATGAATGGAAAGACATTTGATTTAGACGAGGGGCTTTATGACGAAGATGTAGGCAGAAATGTTTTACCGGGAGAACTGCCATATTGCAGGTGTGATTTTCGACCTGATATCACCGAATTACTCGCTAACGAGCAATAATTAAATTAACCTGTGATATAATCAAAATAACAAATAAAGACATTTGTATAAAAATAGTTAAAACGAAAGGGCTGACCATATGGAACGGGAAAACAATATTTTAGCGTTTGACGCCGCCATAACAGCGCGCAGAATAGACGAAAACGGATTTATGCACGTTGACGCCTGCCCAATCAGTAAGGCGACTGTAAACCCGTATTTAGGGCGTGAAATTCCGAACTGGCAGGATTTAGGCTTAAACCCCGAACGTGTCTACTATGGACTGCGTGACCCGGAAGAATTAGCGAAAGCTGCCCCAACATTTAACGGCTTGCCGCTAATGCAGGGACACCACGACTATACCGCCGACGCGCCGCCTAAAGAATATCAGGTAGGCAGCACAGGAACAGAGGCACGCTTTGAAGAACCGTATTTGTTGAATGCGTTATCTATCACAGATAAAAAGGCGATTAAATCCGTCGAGGACGGAAGTTGTAAGCAGATATCTTGCAGCTACCGCTATACGCCCGATATGACCGCAGGGGAGTATAAGGGCGCAAAATATGATTTTGTTATGAGGGATATTCGAGGAAATCACGTTGCCCTTGTACCGCAAGGCAGGGCTGGCAGTGATGTAGTTGTATCCGACAGTTTACCTGTTGAGATAGAAAAAACAACGAAGGGAGAAAAAAAACAAATGAAAAATCTTTCAAAAGATATTTTAAGCTTTAAACGCCGCAAAGCTGATTTACAGCGTGTTATTTTCGCAAAAGACGCTGATTTAGGTATCGAAGCAGCGGAAGTTGTATTGGCTAACTTGCAAAAGGCTGTAAATGTGGTTGAAGCGCAGGTAGAAGGTTACGACCCCCGAGAAATTGGCTTGGATGTGGACGCAGATATTTCTATCGACGACCTTGTAGATAAATTCTTTACAGGGCTGGAAGCTGCACAAAAAGACACTATTAAGGCGAAACTGTTAGAATTAAAAGGCGGTGAAGGTATGGATGAAAAATTGACTTACGCCGAGGGCGTATCCAAAGGCGAGAAATTGGAAAAGAATCCAGCAGAACGCGCAAAACTCGATAAAGAACATGAGCGTAAAGGCATGGAAGAATATTTAGCAAAAAAAGCTAAAGACGAGGACAAGGAAGAAAAAGCCGAAGATGATGAACTCGAAGAACGCATGAAAGACCCTGCTTTTAAAGCGGGTTTTGAAATGGGTATCAAAGCAGGCGAGCGTTACGAAAAAGACAATCCGAAACGGATTGACCGCGACCACGAGCGCGAAGGTGAGGAAAAATACCTTGCTAAAGACGCACTTCCCGCATTGCTGGCTAATGCTAAAGCAGAAGCGGAAAAAAATGTTATGGAACGCGTGAAAAAACTTAACGCTGCCGCTAACGCTTGCGCTTTCGTACTCGGTAACGTCGACGCTATGGCGTATGACAGTGCAGAAGATATCTACGCAAGAGCCTTGCAAGCTAAAGGCATTGATACTTCTAAATATCCCAAAGAATCTTACAAAGCTATGGTTGACGTGTTGCAAAAACAACGTTTTGACGTAACCCACGCTAACGACGAAGCAATCAAGAAATTCAGCGTATCCAGTGAAAAAACTCCTGAATACATGAAAAACTTGAAAAACATCACTATTCGATAAGAAGGGAGCAAAGAAAAATGGCTAACAAATTTCAAGGACAAGTAAACATCCTGCCTGCTATTGGTGTACCCGGTCAACATATGAGTACCAATCCTTTAGTAAGCACTCAAAAAGGCTATTGCGCAGCCGACACCGTAACTATTGGCGGTTTCGTATGGGCGGCAACCGCAAACAATAACGACGCTTTTGTAAAATCCACAGGCACAGGTGTGCCGCTGGGCTTTGCAGTGCGTGAAATCACTAACCCGCTGGGTTATAACGAATCAGCTTCTAACACTGTTCCTAAAGGCTTTCCCGTATCCGTAGCAGTCAAAGGTGACTTTGCTGTTGTTACAGGGACGGCTGCCACCGTAGGACAAAGCGTTTTCGCAGTGCTTGCAGACGGTACTATCAAAACTGACACAGCAGGCGTCACTGTAGATGGTGCAGTAGAAACTGATTATAAAGTAGTAAATATTAACGGCGGCGGTGCTGTAGGCGATATTATCGTCATCAGTAACTGGGCTTAATGAAAGGGGATAAAACAATGTTTGAAAATCAATTAGGCTTGCAAGAACAGCTTGATGTTATGAAACAATATGGTATCGTGTTCGATACTGGCGCGCCTATCCGTGGCATTTTGGCAAACGATAGCATTGACCAGTTAGCGAACGACGCTGCTATGGTTACAGCAGCAAACAGCGGTATTCCTGTTGAATTTACATCTTATATTGATCCTATGGTTATTCCTATCCTGACCGCTACCCGTGGCGCAAGGGAGATTTTCGGAGAAGCTAAAAAAGGTGACTGGACAACCTCTTATGCACGTTTCCAAACTTCTGAAATCACAGGCGAGGTTGAAGCTTACACCGACTACGGTCAAGGCGGTGCGTCTGATGTAAACCCGACTTTTCCGGTAAGAACTCAATACATCTATCAAACTAACATCCGTTATGGCGATAGAGAAGTCGACGTCGCAAGCCGCGCACGTTTGCAACTGGCAGCAGATAAACAACGTGCTGCTGCTACTGTAATTGATATTGCAAGCAACAAATTCGCCTTGTATGGCGTGGCAGGCTTGGAGATTTACGGTTTGCTCAACGACCCGAATTTACCTGCTGCTGTTAGTCCGCTGCCAAATGCAGCATCCAAAACTCTGTGGGCTGAAAAATCCACTAAAGAAGTTTACGAAGATGTACTGTATCTGTTCGGCAAAATGGCTGACCGCGGCGCAGGACACATTGACGCTAACACCGAACTTGTGCTTGCTACCTCTCCCGCTACACAGGTACAACTTGGCAAAGCAACTGACTTCAATATCTCTGCACGTCAGATGTTGGAAACCTACTTCCCGAAAATCCGTTTCGTTGCATTGCCTGAACTGGCTACCGCAACTGGCGGCACTTCCATTTTGCTTGTCGCTCCGACAATCGAAGGACTGCCGACCGCTCAAATCGGATTTAGCGAAAAATTCCGTGCTATGCGCTTAATTCCGGAAAGCTCCAGTTTCCATCAAAAATTCGTCGGTTCTTCTTACGGCACTATCATTTATAGACCGTTTGCAATCGGCACAATGACAGGCGTTTAATTTACAGTAACTAATAAAAAAGGAGTGCTGCTACATGGCTAGACCAAAAAAAGTAAAAGAAGATGAAGTTGTAACAATCGTTGATGATAAGAATACAGAAGCCTTACTGCCGCAGGAAGTCGAGCCGACAGGGGTAGAAGTGATTGAGGAAGAAAAGCCCGTTACTTATGACCCCAACGAAAGCGACGAAGTCAGCGAGGTAGAGGAAAAGGAAGTTGAAAAAGTTACCGCCAAACAACCTGTTCAAGCTTCCCCGACCAAACAAGCTGACACTGTTACGGTATGCTGCAATTCTTATCAAGACGTGATTTTTGCTGTAAGACTGCCAAACGGTAGTCTTGCCGAGGTTAAATTTAACGGCAACAACAAACATCTTGCGGGGCTTGAAATGGGTAAAAACCCAATCGGCGGCGCGTTTGGTATGACTTTCGGCGTTCCCTCTGACATGTGGGAATTGATTAAAAAACAGCATAAATCAGACCCTAGAATTATTAACGGTTTGATTTTTGCATCAACCGGAGATACCCGCTTTACAAAAAGCGCAATCCACGAACGCAAAGAGTTGCGTAACGGGAACGAGCCACTTGACCCGAAAAAGGTTATTGCTTCAACAACCCCTTTTAAGTAAGGGGGGCGTAAAAATGGCTGATGATAACAATATCGTTATATTCGACCCGGAAGAATTTAAAAAGCTGTATCCGCAGTTAGCGGGTGTAGATGATGTTGTCCTTGAAAATAATTTCAAAATAGCAACACTGGCTTTAAATAATTCCGTCAATTCAGCCGTGAAAGACCTTGACGAACGTAAAACGCTGCTTTACCTGCTCACTTGTCACATAAGCGAGTTACAGCAGCGTGGAGCGTTTGTTGTAGGCGTTTTGAGCGGCGCGACACAGGGCAAGGTATCAACAAGCTATACCCTACCAATGTCGCTGAACTGGTATAACCAGACACAATGCGGTATGCTTTTTTGGACACTCACGGCAAAGTACAGAGCAGGCGGGCGTTATTATGCGTTTAAAAGTCAAGCTTGTTACAGGTAACGGAACAGGGACATCCGGCAACTGGAAAAAGAAGTTGCGAAACCTAGTAAGGCAAACGCCGGAAGCACAGGCGGGCTTTACAGCGGACGCAACTTATCCAAGCGGGATAAACGTTGCTTATGTTGCCTATATCCAAAACAAGGGCATTGGTGGCGTTCCTGAACGCCCCTTTATGCAAAGGACTGTAGATGAACAACAAAACAAATGGAGCAAGCAACTTACTGCCCTGTTAAAAGGTAAGTCGGCGCAGAACGGCGCGCTTTTAAATGCTTACACTGCTGTATCAAAAGAAATGAAAGCGGACATACAGGATACTATAAAAAAATGGGAGTGGAACGACCCGCGCCCGAATAGCCCTGCCACTATCCGCATGAAACAGCGCAAAGCACAAAGCGGCAAAAACGCCGTAGCAACTGACCCTTACCGAGCTTTGATTGATACGTCTACCATGATAAATGCAGTCACAAATATCGTAAAAGTTAAATAAAGAGGGTGTAACAGATGAACGGAATTAATTTGCACATGGTGGTTAGAAGTGCTATAACTGCCATAAATCCTGACGAACAAGTTATCTTGTATCAGTCAGCCGGGCAAAAAAATATTAGCGGCATTGTTACACCGCTTTTTTTTAGCCCTGCAACTGTAAACGTGCAGTTTCAGCCAAACGAAGCGAATCGTTTGCAACACCTCGAAAACATCAACAGCACGGCGCATACAGAACAGATATTCCTTGCCAGCGATAACAATAGACCTATTGAGGGCATTGCACGAGTTCCAATCTTACGCACAGGCGACTATATCGAGCGCAAGCCCGGTGAATTTTGGAAAATCACAGCAATGTTTGAGGACTGGTCTAACGTCGGCTGGGCTAACTGTGAAGTAACTTTGCAAGTGCCGCCGTATCCCGACTTTACCAATCAGCCTGACGACGAAGGAAACAACCTTACAAGCGTCGGAAGAAAGGCGGTGAAGTAATTGGAGCATGGAGAAATTAACGTAGCTGTAGAAGCCTATTTGCGGGCTTATATGCAACCGCCATTAACTGCTGAACAAATTTATTTAGGGCAGCAGAACAACTCGGCACTGCCAAAGACACGAGAACACGTGGTATTTTTTCTTGCCAGTACCCGCCGAATCGGTACGAATGTCGGGGAACAGATTGTAACGGAAGCAGGCACAACGGAAACACGTTCTTACCGTGAATATGTCATTAACGTCGATTTTTGTGACGCCGATTATCAACGAGCATTGCAGCGTGCTGAATACTTTGAAACTCTTGGTCGTTCTGATATTGCGGTTGACTTTTTCAAAAAGAAATACAATATAGCTTTATTGTACTGCGAAAATATGCAGTTTTTACCATACACTGACGACACAAATCAATATATCAACAGATACCGCTTGCCGCTTCATTTAGCGTTTTGGACGGTATACGAATACCAGACAGAATACTTTGATAAAATCGCGATAACGCGGCTGGAAAATGTTGATGTACATCATAAACCAGAAAAAGGGGGTTTATAAAAAAATGGCAATACCTATTTCAAAAATCGTTGAAATTAACCCGCGCGTTATTAAAGCGGGTAGCCAAGAGCTTGAAATTGCTGGCTTGTATTTAAGCGAAAACGAATTAACACCATTCCCGACGCTTAAAGCATATGCAAGCAAAGACGCTGTAGGCGAATACTACGGGCTGGACAGCGTAGAATATCTTGCGGCTAGTCATTACTTCCAATCTTACGATAATAGTTTTAAAAAGCCTAATATTCTTTATTTTGCAAAAAGGGTATCTGAGGCAATCGCAGGAAAGCTGTTCGGCGCAGAAGCGTTATCACTGACCAGCCTTAAAAAAATCACTGCTGGCGGCTTTACTATCTCCGTAGACGGCAGCCCTATCACTGTTACCGGATTAGATTTTAGCGCAGCTACAACGCCTAGCGACGTAGCCGCAGCAATCGCCGCTAAGGTTACAGGAACGACCGTTGTTTACAATAGCAACAGTGAAAGCTTTACCATTACCAGCAAAACAACAGGCGCAGATAGCGCGGTATCAGTAGCCACAGACGGCTTGACCGTTAATGCACTCGGCACAGATACCGCAAGCGCATTAGGCTTAACTACTGCAACTGGCGCGCTGGTATCCGACGGCAGCGACGCTTTGGCGCCTGCCGCTAATATGCAATCTGTTGTAAATCAATCGACTAACTGGGTAAGCTTTACCACACTGAAAGAAGCTACAGATGCAGAAATTCGGCAGTTTGCAGAATGGAACAACAGTAACCCGATTGAATTCTTGTACGTTCCGTGGCAATCTTCTAATGCCCTGAAAACCAGCGGCGAGGGAACACTTGTAACCACGCTGAAAGAAGCGGACTACGAAGGACTTTGCATGAACTATGCGCCTGACGTATACACTGCTACGCTTGTCATGGCTACAGCAGCTTCTATTGACTGGAACAGGGCGAACAGTGTTGTAAGTTATGCGTTCCGTAAGCAAACAGGACTTGCGGCGTCTGTAACGGACGACGACAGCGCAACAGCGTTGCTGGCTAACAACGTTAACTTCTATGGACGTTACGCCGCCCGCAGCACTGATTTTTCGTTCTATTATGACGCAAAAATGTTTAGCGGCAACTACGGATTTGTTGATACGTATATCAACATGATATGGCTTAAAAATGTTATGCAAATCTCACTTGCAAACGGCTTGACGTCAATCGGTAGGACACCTTATAACGAGATTGGGTACACGCAAATTCGTGCATGGCTGAACGACCCAATTACTAGGGCGTTGAATAACGGCGTTATTGATACGGGTATCGAATTAAGTGAAAGCCAAAAAGCGCAGCTTTATGCGGAAGCAGGGGAAGATATCTCTACAGAGCTTTACACCAATGGCTATTATATCCAAGTGTTAGACCCAGGCGCAGCAGCAAGGGTTAACCGTGATAGCCCGATTATAAATGTTTGGTACACGTATGGCGGCAGCGTTAACAGATTAGTCGTTCCGCTGACCGTAGTGTTATAAAAAAGGGGGTGTGCTATAAATGGATATTACATCAGCAAATGCAAAATGTTTCTTAACGATTGAAGAACTGTTCCCGGCAGGTGTTCTGTTGCAAAACTACGCTACCGACCAAGCTGTAGACCAAGACGAGCGACAAATCAGTATCGTTCGTATGGGCGTTGACGGACATATGGCGGCAGGCTGGACACCGCAACCGCATATTATACACTTTACCTTTGAAGCAAATAGCCCGTCTTTAACTTATATCAGGGCGTTGGCTAAATACATGGAAACACAGAAAAAAATCGTTCGGCTAGGTTTATCAATAAACATTCCGAGCATTTCAACTTCGTTCATGTTCTCGAATGGCGTATTAACTAACGCTAAAGACTTCCCAGCACTTAAACAGGTGCTTGACCCCGTTACAGCAGCGTTTGCTTTTGAAACTAGAAGCTAATATAATATAGTTAACTAATAGGCGATATTCATAGTATCGCCTATTCTTATAAAAGGAGTGAGCAAAAAATGGCTAGAAAAGAAATCATATTTACGCTACAAGACGCAGAAAGAACGCTAAAATTTAAGGCGCGACAAATGCCCGCAACAAAACTCGAGATGTTTATCATTAAACTTGCAGCCGTGGCACTTCACGGCGGAATTGCAAATTCATTCAACGGACTGCCGGAAGGGAAAGGCATTTCCGAGATTAACTGGCGTGATGTTAACATTGATGAAGTTTTTAAATCTTTAGGAAATGTTAACGTGGAAGAAGTCGCCGAGCTGGGCAACGAGCTGCTTAAATGCTGTTCGCTAATTACTTCCGACGGTGTAGAGCAAGAATTAATGCCGGAAACAATAGACGCAGTTATTGAGGAAGTAGGTAGCCTATGGACGTTGAAAAAGAAAGCCTTTGAGGTGAATTTTTCTAGTTTTCTAAAAGGCGGCAAGTCAAACGAAACGCCCGACTTGTCGCCGAGCAGCAACGGTATTCATTTCTCGAAAAAACAGTAAATGTCACGCCCTCTGTTGCTAACGTAGTCGCCGCAAGACTTGCCACACTGCATGAACTTCAAACAATTTACAGCTATGATGATTTATTAGATATGTGCGAGATTTTGGCTAATAAAAATACTAATGACTTTTTACTAGCCGACTATATGCGAAAAAACACGAAAGGGGGTTAAAAAATGGCTACAGTTATTGATAGTTTTATGATAACTCTAGGGCTAGACCCCACAGACTTTAACAAAGGAATAGATGAAGCCGACAAAAAAACAGAAAGCTTTGCTTCCAAGCTAACGAAAAAAGGAACAGCCGCCGCTGCCGCTTTCTTTTCATTCGGTGCAATTATAGCTCAAGTTAAAAGTTTGGCAGCAGGGGCTGACGAAGTTGGTAAGATTGCCGACAGAATTGGTGCAAATGCTCCGGATTTATACGCATGGGGCAACGCGGCAGAACTATCAGGCGGCAGCGTCAGGGGATTGTTTAACAGCGTCGAAGGACTTAATAAACAGTTGACCCGTATCGCTGTTACAGGTAAAAGCCGTATCCTGCCATTCTTTGAGCAACTGGGCGTTGCAGTAGTAGACGACAGCGGAAAAGTCCGCAATGTATTTGACGTTTTGCGAGATTTAGCCGGAGCTGTTGAAGGTATGAGCAAGCTGGAAAGTCAAAGTATATTATCTTCACTACAACTCGACGAAGGTACGATAGGACTTTTGCAAGGTGGTAGGCAAGCTTTAGACGACCTGATAAAACGTCAAAAGGATTTAGGATATTTCACAAAAGAGGATACGGTTATAGCTGCAAAGTTTAACGACAGCATTACTGAATTAAGCCGTTCTTTTAGATTCGTATTTTTGCCGATTCTGCGGTTTGCTGCTCCGACACTGACCCAATTCGCCCTAGCATTAACGGATGCATTCGCCTATATGCAGAAGCACGGCGATATATTAACGATGGCGTTATACGCTATTGTAGCCGTTGTTACGGGCTTATTACTGCCTACCCTATGGAGTTTATTCACCGCCATACTAGCCAATCCTATAACGTGGGTTATAATGCTTATAGCGGCGTTTCTATTAGTCCTAGAAGATTTATGGGTGTATGCCAATGGCGGCAAGAGTGCCTTTGAAGATTTATGGGAAATGTTGGGGACAGGAGATGAAGTCCTTGCGACACTGCAAACGGCGTGGGAGTACCTGAAACAGGCAGCTCAAATAGCATGGGAGATACTGAAACAAATCTTATTATTCGCCTTAATGGGATTTTATAAAATCGTAACAGCAATGGCGTTACTTGTTACAGCAGGCGGCGCAGCGTTCAAAGCCATTGCAGGGTTTATTAACGACTACTTAATATCCCCGCTCGAATCAGCGTGGGAATGGATAGGGAAGATTTTAGACAAAATTCCTTCATTGAGCAGTATAAAAGCTACCATTTCCGAACGGTGGGAACAAGCTAATACTCCGATACCGTCGTTGCAGGCTATTGCAGCAGGCGGCGGAGGTAGCAATACCAATCAAGAAATCAATGTAGGAAAAATTGATATCCATACCGCAGCAACGGACGCAAGCGGCATAGCTGCCGACATGGGTGGAGCAATCAGTGAGAAATCAGGGCTATTCTTTACGAATGCAAGCGGCATTAAATAAGGGGGCGTAAATATGGCGAAATTATGGAATTGGAGCGGTAAAGAGTGGCAGAACTGGCTACTTGCCGACAGCGCAGGTACAGCACTAGCCACATTTACGACCTATCTAGGCAGCACAGTAAAAGCGGAAGCTAATATTACATACGATTACCTAGAACAAGGTAGCTTTGCTGCCTACAATAAAACTACTGCCCCTATGGATATCACAGTAACGCTTGCTAAAGACGGAACGCCGGGAGAACTTCAACAGGCTGTAGCGGTGCTGGAACGTCTGCGGACAACAACGGAATTAATATCATTTGTTACGCCGCTTAAAGAACACCAAAACATGACGCTAGACAAATATGATTATGCTTTTAACGAGGGGCAGGCATTAACGACCCTTGTAGTAAACATTCATCTTGTCGAGATTCGGCAGCAGAAAAGCCAGTATACAAATGTTGATGTGCAGCCAATAACAACAGACGACGCCGCCAGCGCGTCAGACGCTTCAACCGTAGACAGGGGCAACACTAATCCTAGCAACGGGGACGATTCCGAAAACAGTAGTGTAGCATACGATATAAAAAAGGTTTTGGGATTGTAGGGGGACATTATGACTTATAAAACGATACCATTAAACGCTATACCTAATCAGCAATTCACGGTAACGCTTGACGGTCAAATCTGCCAAATTCGCTTATACTGGCGTTATGACAAACTATATTGTGATTTAAGCGTACAGGATGAAGTGATATGTACAGGCGCGCTGTGTGTAACTAATGAGTTGATCTTACAGCAGCCTAAATTGAATTTCAGCGGAAATCTGCTATTTGTGGACAAAGAAGGACACGGAGCGCAGCCGGACTATAAAGAGCTAGGAACACGTTTTGTCTTGTGCTTCGTGCCGGAAAGCGAGATGTAGCATGAGTTTTTCTATAAAAGCCCTTAGAGCGACTATAACGCTTCGTAGCGGGACTTTTCCGAATACGAATAGCAATACTATTATTATTGAAAACCACCGCATTAAAGCGACGATATCGAAGCCGGGCGGCGAGGACAAGAACACTTTAACCGCCAGTATATACGGTTTACCTTTAAGTGTCATGGAAACGGCAAGCACGTTAGCATTTTATCCACAGCAGTCAGAAAAGAACTTTATTCGCCTTGAAGTTGGCGACGATACGGGTATAGTTGGGACAGTCTTTGAAGGTGAGTTTACACTGGCAGCCGCTAACTTTAGCGGTGCGCCGGAGATATCTTTTGATATCAAAGCAGCGGCGGGTATTTATCCTGCGCTGTTGGCAACGCCGCCAATCGCTGTACAAGGCACTACCGACGCTGCGAAACTGTTCGAGCAATTCGCGACAGAAGCGGGATACACCTTTATCAACGAGGGCGTTTCAGCAAGCGTCAGAAACACAACCTTTACAGGCAGTCCAATCGAAAAAATGCACAAGCTAGCAAAGCAACTAGGCATTGATTTATATATTGACGACAGTAAAGTCGTGATAACTCCGAAAAACGGAGCGCGCAGCGGTAATGCTGTGTTGATAAAGGTAGGAACTGGTTTAATCGGCTACCCGTCTTTCACGCAGGACGGCATAGAGTTTAAATGCGAATTTGACCCTACTATCACACTGGGCGGGTTAGTAAAGCTGGAAAGCGTTGTTCCGCGAGCTACAGGCGTATGGAAAGTAACGAGCTTGACGCATAACCTAGAATGTTTTAATTCGCAAGCTGCGGGAGCGTGGGACAGCGTAGTCAAAGCCGTTTACGTACAGGAGAGCTGATATGGATACTTTGAAAAAATCTCAAATAATTTCGCCGACGGTTGAAAGCACTCGTTCACCTTTTACGGGAAATAGTCCGGGTAACGAAATGGCGTATTTTATCGAAAACTTTTTGAATGGCAGGGTAAATACGGCGTTGCCGTGCAAAGTCCAAGCTGTTTACAGCGACGGAATAAGCCCCACAGGGCGAGTTGATGTACTGCCCTTAATAGTTGCCCTAGACGCCAAAAACAACGCCATAAATCCAGCCCCGCTTTATAATTTACCCTATTGCAGAATACAGGGCGGCGCAGCGGCATTAGTTTGCGACCCTGTACCGGGTGATATTGGACTTGCGGTATTCTGTCAGCGGGACGTATCCAACGTTATTAACGGAACACCTGAACCAGTCCAGCCCGGTAGCTTTAGGAACTTTGATATTTCAGACGGCTTTTTTATCGGCGGATTTTTAAACCAGCAGCCGACCTGCTACATTCAGATTCTACCGGACGGCAATGTTATCGTCACAGCCCCGCAGCACGTCACAATTAACACCAGTCAGACGACCATTAACAGTAACACTACCATAAATGGCAATCTGACCGTTACAGGTAACACAACCGTGCAGCAGCGGCTTGATGTTATCGACAATGCGACAATCAAAGGTATTAGCTTTGCCGACCACGTTCACGGAAATGTTGAAAGCGGCAATAGTAATACTGGCACACCTAAATAAAGCAAAACATCAAAAATGGGTAAATTTGATATCTCAAAAAAAGAGATAGCAAAAAACGCTGTTTTTGACATTTAAACTACATAAATAATTTAGCGATAAAATACCGTATTTTACCGCATTTATACCAGCAAATTTAGCATACAAACTAAGAGAGGTTTTGAAATGGGAAACGGGAAAATTAAGTGCAATCTATGCAATGAAGAATATTCAGCGGACGCTTGCAAAAGCTTTACTTACGGGCGGCTTGATGTAAATATTTGCCCGACATGTTTGGTTTGGTCATCACACGAATGGGCAGTTATGGCGAGAAAAACGCTGCGACAAAAGAAAGACAGGCGTTGACGTGGAAGCGATATTTATGGGTGCGATAACGTGGGCTATCATTGGTATTTGCTATATGATTTATTCTGAATTTTAAGGAAGTGATAAAATGTTTAATAGAAGATTACTTCAAGCCACATCAGGGGGGGATATTCCTATTCCCGTTGATGTTCCTAGCGCCTGTTTTGTTCCGTCACGAAATCAATATAACGCTCAAAATCGAGTGGAATATATGCCGACATTTACCATTCCCGAAAATGTGACGCGATTAGGGTTATACTGGTATCCGCGTAGTACAATGAATCCCACATATAGCCGACTATTTCGGCAAGTTGTTGCCGTGGCAGCAGGACAGCAATATAGAGTTGATTACTTTAATTGGGCTGACCTTGCTAGTAACGCACGCGGGACATTACGGCTAACCAATGTAAATAACGGAAAGTATTTAGGTACAGCGAACGGATTAGTTTATTTTAATGATGATATTCTTCGAGCTGCCGTTAGTTCTGGTTTATTTATGTTTCCCTGCAACGTATTGTATTGCGGATATAATAGAGAGATTGAAAAGTTGCCTATAACAGCAAGTATAGCGTGATAGGAGGATAACTATGTTCAACAGGCGTTTATTAATAGATTCGGGGGGGAAGCAGCAAACTTATTCTGTGCTTGAAATCCATGTAGACACGCCCGACGGCGGTCACGTTCGGTCAGCAAGAGTGGAGCTGACTTACAACGGTGAAAGCAATTTAGCTAATACTGATAATAAAGGAATAGCCGTTTTCTATGGAGTGCCGACAGGAACAGAAATATCTTATACGATAACGGCGGCAGGATATAATGCGGCTACAGGGAAATGGATTATTCCCACCGACGTCGAATATGAAACAGAGTATGTTGTTTTATCCCCCCCTTGAACCCCCGCTGCCAACAAAGGAAACTGTATTGTGGAAGGGTAGCACTGTAAATGCTTTTACTATCACTATCCCGCCAGGTGTGAAAGTTTTAAAAATCACAACAGAAGATACCTATGTAAATGAGTTTGTTGACCCTAATCTGCCTAGATATATTGGTGTAACAGGCGGTAAAACTTATAATATACGTTGGGCTACTGTAGAAGAAGGAAGTATACCCGAACCTGAATATTGGGATGTACTAGTATACAGGTATAATAGTTCTTCTGATTCTAAGGAATGGGTAAGTTCATATGCAGGAGATGCAATAGAGGGTGCAATTACTACGAATATTCAGATTATAATGTCCTACTCTGCAAGCATAAACGGCGTAACTCCAAACGTTTTAGATTATTAAGAAAAAAACAAAGTGAAGTGAATTGACATGAATAAAGCAGAAAAGGCGAAAGCCTACCGTGAGGAATTGAAAGCGGAAGGATACTGCCCAAGATGTTATAAGCGTAAAGCTGTAGCGGGCAAGCTGCATTGTAAAGAGTGCGAAAAGTATTACTATGCATATTATCACGCACACAAGGCGCAGCGGCTTGAATATGCAAAGCAGCGGCGGGAAAAACTCAAAGCTGCCGGGCTATGCACTCAATGCGGGAAAAGGCAGCAGGAAAAAGGGCTTCTGTGCATAGAATGTTATAAAAAACTACCCCATTAATACCAGTAAGCAGGGCAAACGCCCTGCTTTTTATTTTGTGATTAAAAAAAGACTTGACAATAGGACGAAGGGGGGCTATAATATAGACAAGAGGTAAGGGAAAATCAAAATAAAGGGGCAGTATTATGAAAAAATTAAAAAGTAGGCAGGTGATAAAGTGAAGTTTGAAAAACCAACACTGAAAGAATGGAACGCTGCCGAGAAATTAGCTGACCCGGTAGCGTTTAAAACATGGGTCAGAAGGCTGGTACGCAGGGACAAGAGGTATTTAAAAGAAGTTGCAGCAGAAATGAATATCAATGAAACAGGATTGCACGACCGTTTTAAAAGAGGTTTTGTCAACATTAACGATTTAATAAAGCTGCTGGATAGCCTAGATATGGATTTAATCATCAGAGATAGAAGGTATAACAGATGAAAAACTTGAAAGCGTACAAAATTATGTGACATATCAAAGGAGAATTTTTAAGCAATCGATAACATTGATATTAGTGATTAAATGTGTTAAAATGTGCTCATGGGGGGTATTGCTATGAACACATCGAATATCACTAATTATAAACCAAAAGATTTTGCTGAATTATTAGGTGTCTCTGTGAAAACATTACAGCGTTGGGACAGGGAAGGAACGCTAAAAGCGAATCGAACTCCAACTGACAGGCGTTATTATACTTACAACCAATATCTTCAATTCAAAGGCATAGATACAGAGAATGATACTCGACAAGTTGTTATTTATGCAAGAGTTTCTACAAGAAATCAAAAGGATGATTTACAGAATCAAGTATCGTTTTTACGTCAATTCTGTAATGCCAGAGGAATGATTGTAGACCAATGTATTGAAGATTATGACAGTGGTTTAAACTATAACCGCAAAAAGTGGAATCAGATGTTAGATGAAGTAATGGAACAAAAAATTAAAACCATCATAGTTGCACATAAAGACAGATTTATCAGATTTGGATATGACTGGTTTGAAAAATTCTGTATGAAGTTCAATACAACTATAGTGATAGTGAACAATGAAGAACTATCACCGCAAGAAGAACTTGTACAGGATATTGTATCTATACTTCATGTTTTTTCCTGTAGATTGTACGGACTTCGTAAGTATAAAAAACAAATAGAAAAGGATGAAGAGATTGCTAAAGAGCTTCAAGACGGAAATCAACCCAACTGAAGAACAGAAAGCCCGAATCCGTAAGACGATAGGCACTTGCCGATATGTTTATAACTTCTACCTTGGTCACAACAAAGCCCTGCATGATAATGGTGAAAAGTTTATGACTGGTAAGAGCTTTAGTCTATGGCTTAATAACGAATACATTCCAGATAATCCTGACAAAACATGGATCAGGGAAGTGTATTCAAAAGCCGTAAAAAAGTCTATCGAAGATGGATGTGCTGCTTTTACAAGATTTTTTAAACATCAGAGTGATTTTCCTAAATTTAAAAAGAAAGGTAAATCTGATGTGAAAATGTATTTCGTCAGAAATAACCCAAAGGATTGTCAATGCGAAAGGCACAGACTTAAGATCCCAACTCTGGGCTGGGTCCGTATCAAAGAAAAAGGATATATCCCAACAACAAAGGATGGATATATGATCAGAAGTGGTACAGTGTCTGTTAAGGCTGGCAGATTTTATGTTTCTGTTCTTGTAGAGATTCCCGATGTCAATATTAACAATAACTTAAACGAGGGAATCGGTATAGACCTTGGGCTAAAAGACTTTGCTATTATTTCAAATGGAAAGACATACAGGAACATCAACAAATCGGCAGGATTAAAGAAACTTGAAAAACAACTGATCCGGGAACAGAGAAGTCTTTCCCGAAAGTATGAAAATTTAAAGAAAGGAGAGTCCACTCAAAGAGCAAATATACAGAAACAAAAGCTTAAGGTACAAAAACTTCATCATAAAATGGATAATATCCGTACTGATTACATTAACAAGACAATCGCTGAGATAGTGAAAACCAAACCGTCTTACATAACGATTGAAGATTTAAATGTAAAAGGAATGATGAAAAACAGGTGTCTTTCAAAAGCTGTTGCATCTCAGAAGTTTTATGAATTTAGAAAAAGGCTTAAAGCCAAGTGTGATGAAAAAGGCATTGAATTAAGGGTAGCAGATAGATTTTATCCATCTTCAAAGACATGTCACCATTGTGGTTCTATCAGGAAAAATTTAAAGCTTTCAGATAGAATTTACAGATGTGAATGTGGCTATGTTGCAGACAGGGATTTCAATGCGGCACTTAATTTAAAAGATGCTAAAACTTACAAGATTGCATGATTAAAAGCAAATGTAAGTATGTACCGAAGGCTATTTCGGGAATTAACGACTGTGGAGTGTACAAGAACTTGTGAGTAGCGTATTGCCTGCAATCGTCAAAACATACACAATGAAGCAGTAAGAAGTATTCGTGAGGACTTCAATTTCTCGATGTGTTTGAGTATATTTAAACATATTTTGAGTGGCAGTTGAAGTTGTGAGTTTTTATTATATTGAAATCGAAAAAAAGGGTATTACATGGGCGAAATAGTTAAACAAAACAGCAAGCTTAAACCGCGGTGTTGCTTATTGATAGGAAAATGTTGTAAATATAGCAGTGATATAGAAGCTGTAAAAGCAGCCGAGGAAATAATCACGAAATGCCGAATACCAAAAGACTATATATCGATCAGAAAAGTTATTGACCAAACATCTAGCGGTAATAATTTTAAATCTTTTTTTGATAACCAATTTAAACAATCCTACCGAGAGCAGATAAAAGCAGAGAACAGAGCTTTAAAAATAATTCAAAACATTAATCAAATAAGAAGCATAACTAACGTTACCGAAACGCGAAACTTGAAAAATAACGTGATAAAAGTTATTATTAGATTAACGAATGGTGAAAAAATCATCGTAGATAATCCGAGCAAACTTTTGCAAAACAAAATAAATGAAATATTTAAAGGTGATAACATGGAAAATTCTAATCAGTTTGAAGCCCCGGTAAAATTCGGAATTTTAGAAGAAGAAAAAGTTTCCCGCAAATTTTACCCCGTAAAAAATGCCCCTGCCGATACAGTGCTGCCGAAAAGGAAAACAGCAAAAAGCGCAGGTTATGACTTCGTGCTACCCTGTGATGTGCGCTTAAATCCCCACAGCATATCGGCTATTATTCCAACAAACGTTAAAGCGTTTATGCCTGATGATGAAGTGTTAATGCTATATATTCGCAGCTCAATAGGCATTAAACAGCATGTAACACTAGCGAATGGGACAGGAATTATTGACGCCGATTATTTTTCCAATCCCGACAACGACGGCAATATAGGCATTTGCCTGCAAAATAACAGTAATGAAATCGTGAGTTTTAAAAAAGGCGAACGAATTATGCAAGGTATTTTTGTTAAATATACTGTATGCGACAGCGACGATACAAACGAAGTCCGCAAGGGCGGTTTTGGGTCGACGGGAAAAGAATGACGCTCATATTTGCCCTGTAATCGTTTCAAAATACTTTTAGGACAATTACTATATACAAGCAAAAATAAAACGCTGTAACCTAAACAGCGTTCAAGAGAGGGGGGTATATCATGGATAAGTTTTTTACCGTTCTAAAAGAAAACGGCTTAATTATGAATTTCGTTTTTTTCTGCGTTTGCTTTTTAATTATCGGCGCAGGATTGGGGCAAATGACGAAGTAAAAAAACACCCTGCTAAAAAGCAGGGTGTTTTTTTGTTTAAAAAGGATTGCGAGAAGGGGCAGCTTCTGCATATTTAATTATAGCAACAAGGCGCAAAAAAAGCAACCTCTTATGATTGCTTCTTTTATTTTAATTCAACAGGAGAGCTGACGCCACATAAATATTATAGCATAAAAACAGAAAAAGCAAAGCGTTAACTTTGCTTTTGTCTGCTGCTTTTTAACTTGTTTTGCGTCACATGATAAAAAGGCGGTTTAATTTTGTACCATATTTATTATAACGCACATGTGGTATAATGTAAACAAAAATAAAAAGCCCCGCAGGGCTTTTTACTATATCAGCCTATCGTTGGGGAGATAAACTGATATGTACCGTATTTATTTTATCATATAAAACAGAAAAACGCAAATGTGCGTTGCATTTGCGCTTCTGTGACCCTTTTTAGTTACCAACAATCAACGCTGACTGTGAATGTCTAAATTATATCAACAGGGCGCAAAAAAAGCAACCGTTTCCGATTGCCAATTTTGCAGAGGTTCGTTGAATGAAAAAATATAAGGGCTTACGACTATGCTACGCTAAAATTATAACATAGTTAAATAAAAAATAAAAGGGGGCTTATTTATGGCGCAATTAAGCATTTATAACGGCAGTGTTACATCCGGCGGAACAGACGGAACACTAATCACTACAAGCGATATCTTGAAGTACACAGATAAAAAAGGGGAGCTTGGACACATTGTAGCCTATGCGCTGCGGGCGGCGTTAACGACTAATGTTTATAACGTTTCGCTTTCTGTTATCGGCAGCAACCCTGAATGGTTACAGTTATCTAAAGACGGGAACACGTGGGGTCAAAAGTTAGAATTCGCGAATATCGGCGATACAAACACATTGTTTTATGTGCGGTCGAATATTCCGGAAGGGGCAGAGTTCGGACAAACCGTATTAAACAGATTTTTGCTGAAATATATTGAAACAGTATTAACAGAGGGGTAGATTTTAATGATTATAATAAAGTGCGAGGATGAACTGTTGATGTTAAGCGGCAACGCTTATATTAAGGCGATAAAAATCGATATTCCTGACAATGATAAAGAAATAACAGGCAAGCTAGATATATACTGCCAAGAATTCAGAAAAACGGCATTAAGTATAACTTATGACAAAAAAGTCGTAGAAAAGCTGTTAAATGAATGTATGACAGCGATAGAGGTAGAAATGTCTTGCGCACCTGACTGCAACACAAATATATTTATTGATTTAAAAAACATTATTGATTGGGCGATAAAAAAGGTAGAAAGAGGGCTAGAAAATGATTAGATTCTATATAGACGGGACAACAGGGCAAAAAGACGGTACAGAAGTTACATCAATAAATCCTATCACAGCTACAGGGCTTTTCCCGTCGGGTAGCACGGCAGCAAGCAAAAGCGTTAAGGTGTATATCAGAGCAGACGCGGGAGAAAGTTATAGACAGGTTTTAGTTGGAGTTAATGCCGATAAATTTACTAAATGCCGTATAACTTCATTCAACAACTCAATTACGCAAACGATAGGTTTAACAGGGGGGTATTTTGAAACCGTATTAAAAACAGTTTCGGATGTCAATCAAGAATTAACCTTTACTTTTTACGCAACAGCAAGTGATGGGGCTACTGTAGATACGTCTATAAAAATCTATGCTTATGTTATAGATTTGCGAAAAACAATCGAATAGGAAGGGAGTTCGAACAATGGCTAATCATTTACATTGGTATACTGGCGGCAACATAGGAGCAGCAGACGGGGAAGAAATCGACATAAGCACTCCTTTTAATTTAGGCACTGTAAATACATTTACAGATATCATCTCGTACCCAACCTCAAAAGTAGGTGTTGCGAATTTTTGCCCTTTAATCGGATTCCCGTTATATTTAAGAACAGAGGCAGGCTTTGAAATATCTAGCGGAACATTAACAGCGGGGTATCAGTCCAGAACGATTATTATATCCGCGATAGGAACACAGCAAAGCCAAGTTAGACCAGTATTGTTTCAAGATAAAACAGCACTCTTGCAGGCTTTAGACGGAAGTAATATATACGCTGCGATATCGCCAAACAGTCCTCTTGCTATAAATTCTACAAATAAAATAACCTCTGTAAATAGCTGTTTGTTTTTTATTGTAGCAATAAAGCCCGGCGCACAAGTAGGCAATTTATACCCGCAGAATTTATTAAATTTTAGCTTTACTGAAACGGAGTTGACAAGCTAATGTTTAGCCGCAGGGTATTAATTGCAAATTCGGGGGGGACATACCCGCTGTAGTAACTATAAATTTTTATCTGAAATGCCCTGATTATCAGCCGGGAATTATAGACCTACCTGTAACTTTTAAGATATCAGATTTTAAAACAGAAGAATTAACTTACTATGCAAAAGTAAATTCTACCGTTGGCGTTCCTGTGAATTTGTATGCGGAAACGGTATATGAAATAACAGTGCAAGATGATAGGTTTTTGCCAATATTAGAAGATACTGTTTTTCATGCGAATGTAGATTACTTAATATTACTTGATTCAATTTAAATATCAAAAGTTAAGGTGTGATAAAATGGATATAGATAGAATTTGCTGCCGCTGCAATAAGCCTTTGCTTACTGGTTACTACTACTTTAATAACAAATTCGGTATATGTATAGATTGCATTACTAAATTATCCGTTTTAGAAATCCGAAACGAAAACCAGTTACATATCAAAGAGGTTGAAGCTGCGCTAAAAAAGGGGAATTGCTAAAATGATACATCAATGTACTTCGTGCGGTAAGATAAAGCCTATTGAGTGGGCTTTTGAAATGCCCGCATATCATAAGACTTATTATATATGTAAAGAATGCTTGCCTAAAATATACGAAAGAATGAATAAGAAGTCACAAAAAAACTCTAAAACACAAGAAACCAGTTATTTTAGAAAAAGTTAGGGGGTGTAAACATGGCAGAAGTTGTTGAATTAAAAGCGTTTGTTACGTCCAGCCCAAACGAAGCGGATTTTTCGTCAGCAGCGCAAAACAGAGCAGACGAAGCATATCCGACTATAAAAGGTTATGTTACGTCTAAATCTGATGAAAGCAGCTATATCAAAGGCGAAACAATGCGCGTTGTGGGAGTTGACTTACAACCTATAACGCAGATATACACGTTTGAACCACTTACAGGCTCAATAGATATTGATAATACGTATCAGATTGAAGTTAAAGCTAAAGATAAACCGAAACCGCCAAAGCCGCCCAATATCCAAGAACCTATTTACGTCACAGGTAAATATGGAATTGAAATGAACCCGTATTTTACGCCCGGCGATATAGGGCGTACGCTATACCTTAATGACAAGTGGGATATATTTAGTGACGCAAGCGGACAGATAGCGTTAGTATCCGGCGCATATGCTATAGCACAGAATGCGGCGAACGCAGTCAGGCTGTTCAAAAACGACGCTTATTTAGCACAAACGCGCGGGATTCCACATTTTGAAATCGAGCTGGGCAAAGCCCCTGCGATTGCCGCCCCTATCCTGCGAACTCGCATACGTGAAACCGTTCTGAACGTGAACGGAGTAACAGGAGCAGAAGTTGACTTAACATTTGATGAAAGCGGGCGTGTCATGGGCGGTGAAGTGCAAGCGACAGTATTGGAAAGCGAAAACGTTCAAATTGATTTTTAAGGAGCGAAAACATGACTTACATTTTTTATCTAATATTAGATATCATGTTTACATTGATATGCTATGTAACTAATCCAGTTGTAATATTATTCTCAAACGAACACGGAGAACTTCCATATCCTCTGCGCTGGTGGCAGACTTACGATAATTGTATCGACATACCGCATACAATTAACAGCGGCGTTCCAAAGCTGTTTAGATATGACTTTGACAAGCATTATAAATACACCCCTGAATTCAAAAATAAATACGCCATGAAGCCGGGATACGTAGAGATATTAGACCCGAATTTTACTATATGGGAAAAAATTCAGCGTTATATTTGCCGCAATGTTTGGCTTTACAGAAATACTGCTTATGGCTTTTCTTATGAGGTTTGCGGGCGTTATGTATTAGCTGATAAGGTAAAAACATACGTTGACTATAACTATGCTGAAAACGACAAATGCTATATCGCTGTCGTTAACGATAATCGAATATTTTTAAATAAAACATGGAGCATATTTTACACAAAAAAATATTGCAAATGGTTTTATCTGCGAATTTATTTAGGCTGGAAATTCAAGGGGACTGCGGGGCAATCTATGATCGCTTTTCATATCAATCCATTTAGATTAAACGATTAAGGGGGATTTATAATGATAACATTTAACCCGGATACGGGGCTTGTATCAAGCGGAACGGCGGCGATACGGGCTAACCTTGTAACTCAATGGCAAAAAGCATTCGCGACAGACCCCAATAAGCCATTGCTTGACACAGCCCCCGAAACACCAGCGGGGCAGCTTATTGACGGACAGGCTGTATTGATTAACAGGAAAGATAGTGAGATTCTTTATCTTGCGAATATGTTCAATCCAAAAACCGCGCTTGGAATATGGCAGGACGCACTAGCAGGCATTTACTTCATTGAACGCCATATAGCCATAGCAACCCTTGTTACGGGCAACATCAAAGGCGCATACGGCACAGTTATACCCTATGGAGCTATAGTCCAAGACCAAAAGGGATACACATATACGAACGTCACAGTAACGACCATAGGAGAGGACGGAACAGCTACAGCTATTTTCCGCTGTAGCCAGCGTGGGGCTATTGAAATAGGCGTAGGGCAGCTTACGAAGATAGTTACCGTTGTTCCCGGCTGGGACAGCATAACAAATCTAGCCGCAGGCGTCACCGGACGAAACAGCGAAACGCAGGCAGAATTTGAGCAGCGCAGACGTGCCAGCGTAGCACAGAACGCCCACGGCATAGCGTCGGCGGTTGAGGGCGCACTAGCTAACCTTTCCGACGTAGTAGCCGTATCGGTTTTAGAAAACCGCGGTGACACGGACAAAGTGCTTTACGGCGTCACACTGCCCCCGCATAGCATTTACTGTAGCGTCTATGGCGGGAACATAGAGAGTATAGCCAAAACGATTCACGAAAAAATTGACGGCGGCTGTGGAATTTCGGGAAACACAAAAATCGCTTATGTAGATGAAAAAGGCAATGAATTCGTTTACTACATTGAGATACCGACAACAACAACATTCGCGCTGTCTGTAAAGATAAGGAAAACTTCGACGCTTCCGACCAATTACGAAGAACAAATTAAAAAAGTTGTTCTTCAAAACTTCAACGGCGAATTAAATAAATACGGACGCGCGAAAATGGCACAGACGATTTACGCAAGCCGCTTCTACGCCGATATAGTTGACGTCGGTGTAGATAACCTTGAAAATATTGAGATATCATACCCTAGCGGGTCAGAATGGACTGATAGCGTTGATATTCCAGCTAATCAGATACCAGTAATGAGCGAAAGCAATATCACGATTACTGTACTAGATTAAGGGGGCTTAAACATGGACTTTAGAGGGCAAGAAGATGTGCGCGAGTGCGACAATATACGTGTTGAACTACAACCGTATATCCAAAGTCAATACGGTAGCAGCACAACTATTTATCAGATTTTAGATGATTTTCGCTCAAACATTAATCCTAGCAAAGATATGCTTGTCTTTTACGACAATATATTTAATATAGCGACGGCTAACGGCGTTGGACTTGATATATGGGGCGAAATCCTTGTTATGGGCAGAACTATAACAGACCCTATCAACGGGAAAAAATTCACGTTAAAAGATGATGAATACCGCTCACTGCTTTACTATAAAGCTTTAGCTAATATCACCGACGCAAGCCTTGCGACGCTTAACTATATGCTAAACAAGCTTTTTCCGGAGCTGGGCGGCGTTGTATTCAACGTTATCGACGAAAAGCAAAGAGAGGACGGGACGTTTTACAATAACTATCCCATGCACGTTCGCTTCGTATTCACAATGTATTTAACAGATGTACAGCTTGCCATATTTAGGATAGGCGCGAATTTAATCGTAGGCGCAGGCGTAGGCTGGTCACTGATAATGATTGATATCGATAATACGTTTGGTTTTAACGGCAGCCTGCTTCAACCATTCAATAATGGCGTCTTTGACCCGTACCCTCTCCAATCTATAGAATAAAGAAAAAAGGAAGTGTTAAAATGGCTATACCAGTAGTTCAAGAACCATTGTATTTATTTGAAAGACCCTTTGCAAACGAAGGGACAAAAAACATCATTCCGGCAACGAATAACGAAACAACGGGATTAGCGTCACAGACGAACGGCTTCCCTGCTATAACGCAAGTCCCAATTAAGGCAGGCGGCATAGCCCCGACACGGGCAGACTTTAACGGTATTCTTTATATGTTATCCGCTTTCGCTTATTGGCAGCAAAGCGGCGGTTTAATGACTTACAAGACGACTTTACAGTATTCTGCAAACTGCCTAGTAAATCACAACAACAAGCTTTATATGTGCATTCTTGCTAATGGCGTAGATACGGCGGCAGGGCTAAAAACTCCGGGCATTGATACAACATACTGGCAAGAGCTTTTGCCATATATAGGCGGTATCACACCTGAACAAGTACAAGATAAGATAGACATATCCATTGGAGAGATACCCAAACCTGTGGCAACACATTTCGGCAGTTATTCAAGTGTTTCATCAAATGGCACTGCTACAACAGACGGAATTATAACTGCAAAAAGTTATCGGAATACTGGGATTACTGGCTATGTAAACGGTTTAGAAGTAATGTATACCGCAGGTAGAGGTAAATACGGACAAGGAAACTGTTCAATATCTTTTCCAGTACCAAAAGGTGCTACCTATTTAGTGAGTGGCGCGGAGTATGTGCGCTGGCTACCATTAATAAGCGATTAACAAAGGGGTGAAAAAATGGATATTAACAATATAGTCAACTCAACCCGTATAAGAAATGCTAGGTTATTAGATGACATTAATAACAAGATATTAAACAGAGAATACTACAAATTCAAATACCTGCCGATAGAGGGCGCACTGCCAGGGTTATACTTTCAGCAACAAACAGAGGACGCTATTAACGATATAGGCAACGTAGCATATGCAACGGAACAAGTCGCAGATGAAGCGTTAAAAATAGCACAACAGGCTTATAACATAGCTTTAGCAGCATTAGAAACGGCGAATAATGCACTTGCCGCGGCTCAAACAGCGCAACAAACCGCTGATACTGCATTGAATATTGCAAACAATGCTTTAAGCGTTGGAACATCTGCCGCTACAGCCGCAGCAGCAGCGCAAAAAAGAGCAGACGAAGCATACGATTTAGCCGACGCTGCGCAAAAAGCCGCCGACGCTGCGCAAAATACTGCTGACGCTGCGCAAAAAGCCGCTAACAGCGCAGCTAATGACGCTAAAAATGCGTTAACAAAAGCAGAGGACGCATTGACAAAAATTGAGCAGTTAAGCATTTTAAACTATTATAATAACGTGACAGAAGCGACAGATGTAAACACATTAGTTGATATTCATCGCTGGTATTTACAAGCTTCTAATAATCCTAACGCGCCCGAAACAAACCCGGGCTTTTTAAACGTTGATAACGATTATAATGACAGCGTATGTAAACAGCTATGGGTGAGCAAAACGACCGGAGCGATTTATAACCGTTTCGGGCAAATTGTAGAAAACAGTGACCCGGCTACCGTTAGCAGCTGGTCAGAGTGGTATAAGCTGGCTACAAAAGCAGATATTGACGGAACTACGACGACATTAACTAAAAAGATAAATACTGTAGCGAATAACCTTGCTACACATGAAGCTGACTTCAATAACCCGCACAAAGTAACCGCCGAACAACTCGGATTAACAACGGTATATCAATATAAAGGCAGCGTTGCGACTTACGCAGATTTACCGACTACTGGGCAGAAAATAGGTGACGTTTATAACGTCGAAACGGCAGACCCCGACCACGGTATTAAAGCAGGGGACAACGTAGCATGGGACGGCGCACAATGGGATATTCTAGGCGGTAACCATGATTTAAGTGGATACGCTCAATTAAATTCAGCCAATACCTTTACAGCTTTAAATACTTTCAGAGCAAACATTGCTGTATCAAGCGGCACAGCGGCAGGCAGTCAAGGACAGGTTATTTTTGGCGTAAAACCCAGTACAGCAACAGTACAAGCGAATATCATATCTAGCACAACAGGGGCGTTAAACTATATTGCTACAGAAAAAACTGGACATTACTTCAAAATTGGCAATAATACTGCGGCTACATCCATAACTACTAACGAAAGTGAAACAGCAATCTTTTCACATAATGCCTTTGAATTTGCGCGAATAACAAATGTCGGCGTTGCAAAATGGTTAGGTAATGCAAAGACAGCTACGAAACTAGAAACTGCCCGCACAATAAATGGTGTGGCATTTGACGGCACGCAAGATATTACCATTGAGGCAAGCGGTGGCGGTGATGTTACCGCCGCAGGAGATAACAACTTTACAGGAACGAACACATTTAACAAACCTATAACAGTTAGGGACGGCGCACTTGCGGGCAGTGGTGGAACTATCACATTAGGCATGAAGCCTAATAGCGCAACAACGCAAGCAAAGATAAATTCCACTACTACCGGAGCAATGTATTATACAGCAACAGAAGGACTGGCACACTTTTTTAACGTTGGCGCAACAGAAGTTGCCACAATAGGCGGTACTGCAACGACGGCTACACTTGACTTTTTATCTAATAATATCCTAAAGTATAGCACTTCAAGTGGTTTAAGAGTAGGTGGCGGCGGTACAAGCAAAATCATAGGTTTTTACCCCGAGGCAGCCGATAACACGGCAGGTATGCGGCTTTCAAATCAAGCAGAAGCCATTAGCACTGACTACAGTATATTTTCTTTACAGAATAATTCTGCTATCAGCTATACGAAAAATGCAGCCTTGCAAGTTGGAAACTTTAAGATATTAGAAGTTGACAGAAATAACAATAATGTAACTATAAAGGCAGACAGTAATGGGCAGATACTATTCACGCCGAACAACCTAGCCAGCAACACAAGCAGCATTGATAGCAATGGTAACTTTTATATATCACAGAGCTTAACGGTTGGCTCAACGTTAAATACTGGCATATTTAACGGCGTTATTCAAGCTGGGAACAATGAAAGCTGCCTTTACTTTACGGGAACAGCGGAAGTTACTCGCTTCGCATCGCCAAATACAGGGAATACCGTTGATTATGAATCAACAGCAAATTGCTATCTGGTTAACTGTTCGATCAATAACCCGTCGAGCTTAAATATGAATTTTTCGGCAATAGACTTCAAAGCGCCCTTTGGATCGGGGCCTCATATGTGTAAGACATTAACCATTTGGTTACATGTGGGGGCTACTGTTCCGGCGGTAACTTGGAAGTTCCCGACGGCTAGCACAGTCTACTACCCTAAAGGTGTTGCGCCGACCTTAACGGCAAATGCGAACAATATAATTAATATTATAGCAATAACGAATTATGGAAGCAGCTTTTCAATTCAGGTATGCGACACAGTAGTCCTGCCGTATAGCGGTTAAGAAAGGGGTTTGAAAATGGACAAAAAAACAGTGTATAGATACAAAGGGACTGACTACACCAGCATTAACGCGTTGCGGCGAGCTATGCCGAATGTATCACTTCCAAACACATTGACAGATGAACAGTGTAGCGCGTTAAATATATTAAAATTAGAATTAAATTACAGTACGGATGAAGCCCGAGCTATACGCATTAGCCAGCTATATCAAGAATATCAGTCCGAATTAGTAGTCCCCACAAAGTACGAAGTCAACGGTAAGACTTACTACATTGACCGGGACACGGACAACATTATTAAATTTAATTCGGCGCATGAAGTTGCAAAAATGAAAGGCGATAACCTTTTTAGGGCAAAAAATGAAGCGGGAGAATATGAGCTTGTAACATTAACGGTAGGCGACTTTGAAAGCATTTTATTAAAATCCGCCTTGCTGCAACAATCCGCGTACAACCGCTTCAAGCAAGCACGGGACGCGGTAAACAAATATAAACGTGCAGACAAGATTTTTTCAGTTGAATTTTAAAAAAGTGTGTTATAATTTTAAAAACTTAATTAATCACAGAATAATCGCTACAGTTTACCAAGCTGACAGTCTTTCTGTTTTTGAATTTATTTTTCCTAACTTATAACCAAAAAGCAGAAAAGCAAAAAAGCAGGGCTTTTGCCCTGTTTTTTAATTTTGCAATTTTTCAAAAAATACTTGACAACAAGACAAAGGGGGGCTATAATATAGACAAGAGGTAAGGAAAAATAAAAAAATAAAGGGGGCAATATAGACTGCGAATATCTTGATATGCGTTACCCGAAAGTTGAAGAAGCAGACGAGGAATAAAATGCAAGATAGTAACGCTGTTGTAAAAAAAGATATACTGCATTGTTATAAATGGCAAGATACAAGAAAAGTTAGATTTTGATAGCATGGAAATAGCAAAAGACTACATAAAACTTTTTAGTTTGAAATACCGCCAAGAAAACACGATTGCTATTCGTGAAATATACCGAATAACTACAGATATCATTATAAGAGAGGTTTACCAGAATGTGGATTAAAGATAAAGTAAATGACTGTTATAAAATGTCACATAGCCATTTAATCACGATAGAAAAAGTGAACCGACACTACATATTATATTTTCGAGATAGAATGATAAAATCTTTTCCGACCTTGACGGCGGCAAAGCAGTACGGGGATTTTTTTCAACTAGATTCACATACCCGGTACGCGATTTATTTAATTCATAATTTCGGAAATTGCACAGGCAACAATTTAGGCTACTACACTGGAACAATAGGACTTCAAGGCGATATATATGTACCGGGACACGTTCCAACAATCAATGGAGAAGTTAAGCTTTATAAAACGTTTGCAAGGGCGAAACAAGGCGCACAGGCGATATATAACAAGTGCGGCTATGTGCAAAAATTTGAAATTCATACAGTAGAAATTCGTGCCAACGATAAAAAGGAAATAGTAACAGTAAGGGGACTGCCATAAAGGAGTGAAAAAATATGACAAATATAAAATATAGCAAGAGATTTAAATTAAGAAATGGGGAAAGAGTAGATTTTTGCCCTGAATGTGATTATCACATCACGGACACGGTGAATAACAGCGATTCTGTTTACTGCCCAAAATGTGGGCAGCAGATACAGCTTTTTAAGCCCGCATTAAAAGCACTATATCTTGCAGGAGAAGCTATAAAAGAATATAGCGGTAGGTTTTACGAAGGAAAATTTAATGGCTATCAATGCGCCTACGAACTTATTAACGATATGCCAGCGGAAAAAGAACGTGATAAAGGGCATTGGATAGACATTACTTTTGACGCAAGTATGTGCAGCGTTTGCCAAAACATAGAAGAATACGAAACAAAATACTGCCCGGAGTGCGGGGCTAAAATGGACGGTGATAATAATGGTAAGTAAATATATTCAATATTTTTTAAATGAAAACAATTTAGAATTAGGCGAAGAATTTACAATAGTGTACGAAAACGGCAGTAAAGTATATAAAGATAATGAAGCATTTTTCTTTAAAAACACTCCAACATACACAAATGACATTTTAATTTCTAAAAAGGATGAAAACTTTTGCCCCACTATATTGTTAGGTTTATTAACTGGCTTATACTATGTCAAAAAGAAACCGTGGCAGCCCGAAATAGGCGACGTATATTTTTACGTCGCGGTTGACGAAGGAAGGAATAAAGGTGTTATCCATAGCCAAACATTGTTTAATAAATTGGTCAAATAAAGGTGATGTTGTTCTAGACCCGTTTTGTGGCAGCGGTACAACAGCAAAAATGGCTATATTAACATGCAGAAAATTTATAGGTTTTGAAATATCAGCGGAATATTGCGACATAGCCGAAAAGCGTATAGCCAGTGTAGGAAAAGATATTCCGCTATTTGAAGCGGATTAAAATGTATAGGAGATAAAAAAGAATGAATATAAAAGCTTATGAATGGGACGACGAATATCGTGACGAAAGTCATGTAGTTTGGGCGGCTACACCGGGAAAAGCTAAAGCGTTACTTGCTTCCGAACATGATAGAGAATTTACAGAAATACGGGTTTATCGTGTTCCGTGGGCTGATAAATATGGAGCCAGTAAAATAATACCAGCAAAAGAATTTTTAAGTCATGGCTGGTGGCTGTCTTGTTCAAACTGTGGGACACGTGTTCAGAATGATACAGCAACAGTTTTAGATGAAGTAGAGGTGCTATGTGACGAGTGCGCGAAAAATTGGAGCGAGTAAAAATGAAGATATCTTCCTTGAAACTTATGAGCCTGTATTGGAGCGTGAATAAAAATATGGAAATTATAAAAAATATAACAGAAGTTAGTGATGTCTATTTTGATAATAAATGGAACACATATGATGGATATTGTATTGAAACAGATTCAAGACAATTATATTTTGTCATAAATAATGAACAAGATTGTTGTGAAAATTGGGGCTATTTATCTAGTGAAGACGATTTTGGAAGCTTTATTGGCAGTGAATTAAAAAATGTTTATGTTACCGATACTAAGTTGGGGACAATAGTATCAAACATGAAAGAAGATCTAGATGCTGGATCAGCTATGTTTATTAATGTTGAAACGACTAGAGGCTTGTTACAATTTGCTGCATATAATGAACACAACGGATATTACGGACATGATGTACTATTGGTATCAAAATATGATGACAAGACCGTTATTGAGGCTGACGACGTATTGTGACAATGAAACATATATTATAATTTAAGGAGTCATAATAGATTATGAAATTAATAGATAAAGACGCTTTAAGCATGGAACTAATGAATGAAGTGTTAAACGCTTATGCAAAGGCTGATTTTCGTTTTGCTCATGCGTTAAACGTTTTTCAAGGTTTAATAGACAAAGCCCCTACAGTAGAAGAACGCAAGCACGGGCATTGGGAAGATATTGATTTAGATACTAGCATATGTAGCGTTTGCAAAAAACCACAAGAATACGAAACAAAATACTGCCCGGAGTGCGGGGCTAAAATGGACGGTGAATAAATTATGAGATTGATAGACGCTGATAAGGCGAAAGCTGAGTTATTAGCAATAGCTGAAACTATACCCGCTTGGCCTGGCTTTTTCGACGGCATTAGAAGTGGTTATCAAAGTGCTGCTGATAGGCTTGATACAATGCCAGTTGTAGAAGAACGTAAGCATGGGCATTGGATTGAATTAGAACCTGATAAGTATGGCAACTTTATCCAATGTAGCGTATGCGACAGCAAGTTCGGATTATATAGCAAAGACAATTATTGTCAGGCTTGCGGGGCTATTATGGAAAATAACGGAGATGACGATGATGAATAAATATATACAACAATTTTTAGACGATAATGATTTACAAGCAGGTGAAAAATTTTATATTTTGGATAAAGACCATGAAAAGATATCTAATGAACTATTTTATATCAATAAAAATTTTGAAAAACCGGAAGATATTTTAAAATGTGCCAGTAGAAATGGTGGTTATTCTTATAATTTACTATGTTTATTAATTGGCAGAGCTTTTATAAAGAAAAAACCTTTTTATCCTAAATATGGTGAAATGGTTTATTATGTGACTGTTTCAGGTTATATTCAAGAAGTCAGATTTGATACGGACTCTACACTTCATCAATTATTACGCAAAGCAGGAAAATTATACAGGTCGGAAGAAGAAGCGAAAAGATATTTAGATAAAGACTATAAAGATTTAATAATACAGGAGGAAGAATAATGAAAGAAGAAACAATTATTCAGATTTTAAATAGTTTAACCACAGTAGGCGAAAAAAGTTTAGATGATTTAATTGAATATTATGGGCATCATATGTTTAATGATTTAATTGCAATGGTATTTTTCGAAATTTTTATAATTTTTATTTTTTATCTTTTTTATAAGTTATTTCCAAAATATAGGTATAAAGATGATATATTGTTTATCATAACTTTAATATCTGTTATTCTTGGCATATTAAGTATAGGTATGGTGTGTTGTTTCATTACTGGCGTCAGTGAGTATTTAGCCTATTTACAAAATCCGTTAGGGGCAACTTTGAATTATTTAATAACTGGACGGTAATTATTAGGAGTTAAATTTATGAATGGTAAACTTGATTCTTTTATTTTAGGTATATTATTTACTGTCAGTCTACAACTATATATGCGCAATAAATCTTATTTTAATCTGATTATATGTATACTTTTAATTTTGTATGCTATAAGACAAATAATATTTTAAGGAGAATTATTATGTTATATCGTTTTATTTTTAAAATACTAAAAGAATTAGCGGAAACTCAGCAAGATTTAGAAATAACAAGATCTAGTAACATGACAATTTTAACTTTATTATTAGAAAAGAAAATCTGTAGTAAAGAAGAATATGTTTCTACATTTAATGAAATACAATCTAAGAATATGGAAAATATTAATCAAATTAAGAATAAAATTCACGAAATAGAAGAACAAATTAAACAATATGAACAACAAATGAGAAAGAAGGGTTAATAATGTTAGTTAAAGCTACAGCTATAGTTAAATTTAGTGGTATTTATAAATGGGATATTATCAATCCCCTTAAAGATTGTCTTAAAAATGGAAAACCGATAAAAAATGAACAACTGGGGTATGAATGTAATGTTTTTGATTTATTCATTCACGATGCAACAAAAGCCTTTGTAAACGCCGAATTTAAATTAAAAATAGGGGTAATTTTACCTGTCACAGAAGAACAATTTATAGAAGTCAATAAAAATATTAAAGATATTGTAAATACAGATACTGCTATTATAAATTGTGGTGCGTATGGTAAAGGTAGAATATATCATTTAGAATGTACTAAATTAGCAGATAGTGAAAGAGGTAGATTATAATGGAAATTATTAATGATGAAAATTTAACTAAACTTATCGAGGCCATGGTTTGTGCTTGTCAGGAAGATGAAGATGTTACAATAAGACAAAATGCTTTACAATGTATTTATGAGTTAACAAATAAAATACTAGATATGCAAGTTAAAGATAAGTATTTAAATCCAATAGTTGTTGATATTAATCAGAAATGAGTGTAGAAAATGAATCTAATAGTTAATTCAGAATTATTTGAAGCTTTTACTAAAGTATTACATTATTTAAAAATTCATAAAATTGATTATATTAAAACTAATGATATTAAAATGATTGTAAAGCCAACACAAACAAAAAAAGTTATTTATAAGGTTCGGCAATATAGGGAGAAAAAAAGATGGACAAGGGAAGCTTTATCCGCCGTTTCCGGGGTAGCCCCTACAACTATTAGACTTATCGAAACAAATACCAGTGATAGACAGAATAGTGTTCGATTAAGTACCCTTATCAGTCTTGCACAGGCTTTAAATGTAAAAGTTAAAGATTTGTTTGAGGAAGTGAAGGAATGAAATGTACTATTTGCAATAAAGAAAGTGATAAATTAGTAGATTGGATTCCTAAATGGTTTTCTCCCTATCAATGCACAGAATCACAACTTGAAACCGTTACTTTACATGTTTGTAAATCCTGTATGGCAGATTTATACTTAAATAATATTTATGTGCAAGAGTGCATTGTTTTCATTCACCTAAAGTATTATAACGCTGCCTTAAAACAGGATATATTACACATGGCAACAAAAGAATTTATTAATTTGTTACAAAATAAATTTGAAAGGAGAAAAGAAAATGTTCACGGAAACTGAAATCTTTTTAATTTTACTCATTCTTTGTAGTATTATTGTTAATGTGGTATTATATTTCATGTGGAATATAGCTACAAAAAAATTTTCAGAATTACAAAAACAATATATTGATTATTTAACTAAATGTTCTAATGATTTGAAAGAAAAAGAATCAATCTTAAAAGCCTATGATACATGCTTGCATAATAATAAAATTCTTTGTGAGGCTGTTAAAGAATTATTAAAACCTGATGCAGATACAGTTAAAGTCAGTCGTAAATTGGAGGAAATAAAATGTTTGAAATGATATGCAATGGTTTTGTTGGAGTTGCAATCGCTTTTTGCTTTCTTAAATCACAAGCGGGTTTTTGGATAACTTCCATAGAAATTTTATTAGCTTGTATTTTATTTATGTTACTTAGAATACATATGCTGTTATGGAAAGGATTGAATAAGTAATGTTAGAGTTTTGTGTGGTTGCATTTATAAGCACATTAGGAGCTTTTGTGTTTTCTGATGTAATTATGAATTTCTTACGTTGGTTAACATGGATACTTGGCTATCATTTAGAGCAAGGTGATAGAGTTCTTGTTTCCGGAGTTGGTTTAGGCATCGTTTCTCATGCTTTAAATCCTGAATTAGTTAGTGATTCTGAAGATATATATGCAGTGAAAATTGATAAATGTGATGAATATTATATTGGAGCTTTCAAATTTTATCAAATTCATAGAATTTATCGTAGAGGTGAAGATAATGCGTAATTTTGAAAAAGTATCAAAAGTAAAGGAAGCTTTTATTCCACAAAGAAAAACAAAAAAATCAGCTGGTTATGATTTTTTTGCTCCATGGGGAGGAGTAACTTTAAATCCAGGACAATCTATTCTTTTTAAAACTGGTATTAAATGTCAAATGAATGATAATGAAGTTTTGTATATTCATATTCGTTCTAGTTTAGGTATTAAATATAATTTACAGTTAACTAACGGGACAGGCATTATTGATGCTGATTATTATAATAATCCGGATAATGAAGGAGAAATCCTAATTGACATTACTAATAGAGGTAATGCTCCATATACGTTTAGAAAAGGCGATCGTATTGCACAGGGTATTTTTCATAGATATCATACTGTGGATACCGAAGATGTAGATAATCTACCTGAAAGAGTTGGCGGAGTAGGAAGTACAGGCAAATGAAAATGCCTTTATATTAGGAGTTATAAAGGGGGTTAAGGTGTTTGGTTATACAGAAAAATATAACAGTAAAGGTTTTATCTGAGCTTGGTATAAAAATTCAACAAAAGTTTAAACTTTATGATGGGTTTACTGGAAAGTATTATGGAATATTTTATTTCGGTTCTAACCTTACATTATGGAAATGTTATAGCGATAAATTCGACGAGGATTATTCGGCCGTTTCTAAAAGTTGTGAATATCTTTTATACATTTTAAATGGAACACACCTGTTAGAAACAAAAGATAGTTGACATTTTTAACTTTCTGTTCTACAATTAAATAAAAGATACGAATAAGGATATCTTTTTGGTATCCTTATTTTTATTTAGAAGGAGGTTAATTATGGCAGCATTAGTATCTCTTGCAGGTATTTTAACAGAGCAAGAAGAAGCGTTCTGTATGGATATTGCAATGGGTGTTCGATATGTTGATGCTTTTAGACAACATTTTCCGGAAAAATTAGATACAGTGAAAAGTGTTGGCGCATCGGCTTATTCGAAAGCACAGCAACCTGCAATCGCAAATCGTATTAGAAAATTAATTGAGGCTAGAGAACAGGAACAGTTAAAGTCTATAAAATGGTCTAAGGAAGAATCCATTGAAAAACTTCGTTATGTTATAGCTACTTGCCAAAATGAAATGGAACGTGTTAATCAAGCCTTTGAAGAAGAATTACAATTCCTTCAGGAACAAATTGAGGAAGAAGAAGACCCGAGGGTTATTAAAAGTCTTGTAAATAAGATGATTAAACTTCGTCAGAAAAATCATCTTAATAAAATTCAAGTCACAGGCATTGTTGATGCAGTTAGTGAGTTGAATACTATGCATGGCTTTAACGAAAATAACGTCAATGTTAATAGCGCTGTTTCTTTCGTTGGGGAAGAGGATTTGGAGGACTAAATGGCCACGATTAATATAGCAGAAGTTGTTGGTCGTGGTTACGCCAAATTTTGGAACTTTAAAGGTCGTTATAGGTGCTTAAAAGGTGGTCGTGGTAGTAAAAAATCCTGTACTACTGCTTTATGGTATATCTATAATATGATGAAGTTCTACGAACGGTATAGATTAAAACCGAACACAATGGTAGTTAGACGTTACTATAATACACACAGAGATTCTACTTATAGACAGTTGAAATGGGCTATTAATAGATTAGGTGTAGACCATTTATGGCATTGCACAGTTAATCCTTTGGAAATCACTTATAAACCTTCCGGACAAAAGATATTCTTTAGAGGCATGGACGACGCACAATCAATCACATCTATCACAGTAGAAGATGGATATATTTGCTGGGTATGGTGGGAAGAAGCTTTTCAATGTTCTAATGAAGATGAATTTAATAAGGTTGACTTATCAATTCGTGGCGCTATACCTTATCCATTATTTAAACAACATACTTTTACATTCAATCCGTGGTCTGATAAAATTTGGATCAAAAAAAGATTTTTTGATAAAGCCGATAATGTAAATATATTAGCTTTAACAACAAATTATCAATGTAATGAATTTTTAGGCGAAGATGATATAAAAATATTCGAGGAAATGAAACGTACTAATCCTCGTCGTTATAGTATCGAAGGAATGGGAGATTGGGGTATTGCAGAAGGTCTTATCTATAGTAATTGGGAAGAAGCTGATTTTGATATCTCATATTTTAGAGATGTTAAAAATAAAAAAGGTATTCCAATTTATAGAGATTTCAAAGGTCTTGACTTTGGCTATGCGAATGACCCAACTGCAATGAGTTGTATTTTTGTTGACGAGGATAAATACGAAATTTTTGTTTACGATGAAATTTATCGTACTCAACTAACAAATCAACAAATTCGTGACAATATTAGATATAAGGGATATATGAATGATGTTATTATTGCAGATAATGAGGATGCGAGAACAATTAACGAATTAAGATTATTAGGTCTAAATCGTATTAAAGCTGCTAAAAAAGGTAAAGGTAGCGTTCTTGCGGGTATTCAAAAATTGCAAGATTATCATATTTATGTTCACCCACGCTGCATGAATCACGTTGTTGAATTTAGTAACTATGTATGGGATAAAGATAAAGATACTGGAAAACCAATTAATGAACCTATGGATGAATATAATCATTTAATGGACGCACTAAGATATGCAACTGAAAGATGTAATCGCAGAACATTTAGTTTTTAGGAGGTTATTATGTTAAAATTACCTGATTTTATGAGAATTGATCCAAATGACTTTAATGCAGAAAACATTCGTCGTATGAGTAGCTATGGTAAACCACAAGAAGATTTTTTAACTGGAGCTGTTCAACAATTTCAAAATAGTGCTTTGTTTAAGGAAAGAAAAGTAGCAAGAGAGTATTTTGAAAATGAAACCGAGATTGATAATAAAATAAGATTTTATTTTAATCGCGAAGGATTACAAATTATTGATAATACTGTGTCTAATGTTAAATTAAGACATTCTTTTTATCGTAAATTAGTAAATCAAAAAGTTAACTATCTTTTAAGTAAAGCCTTTACTATCAAATGTAAAAATGAAGAGTTTGAACAAATCCTTCAAGGTTATTTTAATAAAAAATTTCTTCGTCGTTTACAAAATATGGTTAGACAAGCTGTTGTTTCCGGAATTAATTGGTTTCAAGTTTATTATGATGAAGATGGAAATTTATTATTTAAAAGAATGCCCGATTATGAAATCATTCCTTTTTGGGCAGATGCAGACCATACAGTTTTAGATGCAGTAATTCGATTTTATGAAATTATGGAAATTAAGCCAAATGGAGATCAAATTCCACATCAAAAAATTGAATATTATACACCTCAAGGAGTTTGGTTTTATGAATTAACAGCTGATGGAATACGAATTGATCCGGATAAAGAAAGTTTTGTTGATAGTCATTTTCGAATTAAGAAGAAGAAAACTAATGAAAATGGTTTAATTGATACAGATGAATTTGGAAATCCTATTTATGTATCTGATCCCATGTCTTGGGGACGTGTTCCTTTTGTTTGTATTAAATATAACATGGAAGAATTGCCATTATTAAGATACATTAAAACTTTAATAGATGACTATGATTCCATTACCAGTGATATTAGTGATCAAATTCATGATGTTCCTAATAGTATTCGTATTGTTAAAGGTTATGATGGCACAGATAAAGATGAATTTATGCTTAATTTAAAGCAAACAAAAGTTGCCTATGTAACGGAAGAGGGCGATCTTACTAATTTAGATATACCTTTTAAATTAGAGGGAGCCGAATTACATTTAAATCGTTTACGTAAAGATATTTATGAAGATGGTTCGGGTGTAGATACTCAACAAGATGAAATGCGAGATATTAGTGGTGAAGCTTTAAAATTTAAATACATTGATTTGTCTTTGGATTGTAACGATATAGGTGTGCAAGTAATCGAAGCCTTAGAATCTCTTGCATGGTTTATTAAAGAACACGAAAAAACATTTAATAATAAAGATTTTACTTCTGAAGATTTCGATATCATCTTTAATACTGATATGATTACTAATGAAGCCCAAACAATTCTCGATTGTAAAAATAGTGAAGGTGTTATTAGTAAACAAACCATTGTTTCGAATCATCCATGGGTTATTGATCCAAAAGAAGAGATTCGTTTATTGGAAAAAGAACAAGAAGAAGAACAACAAAAAGAACTTGATATGCAGTTAAAATTAACAAGAGCTTCTTATGGAGGAAATAATGAGTAATCAGGATTATTGGCAACAAAGAGCAGAACGTAATTTGCAAGCTGTGGAAGATATTGCAGTTGATTATAATCTTGAACTAGCTAAAGAATATAAAAAAGTAATTAAAGAGCTTCAGGAAGAATTAATGCTTTTTTATGCTAAATATGCAGAAGAAAATAAAATTTCTTTAGAAATGGCTAAAAAAAGATTATCCGGTAAAGAATTATCAGAATTTAAAGAAATTATTCAAGATTATATTGAACAGGCTTCACAGTATGATACTAAAAATGCTCAAAGTTACCTTAAAAATTTAAAGGAACTTCAAGATCGTGCAAGATTATCCAGATTAGAATTATTAATAGCCGAATATAGGCATGCTATTGAAATGCTATTATTAAAACAGGAAGATCAACAACCGAATATATACCTACAAGGCTATGAAGATATGTACTACCATACTTTATATGACGTGCAGACTTATTCGGGCGTAGGCATGTCCTTCACTACCCCTTCCAAAGATTTAGTTATTAGTGTTCTCTCACAAAATTATTTAGGAGAGGATTTTAGTGATCGTCTTTGGAAAAATAAAGAAATGCTAATTTATAATCTTAAAAAAGAAATGCAATTTGCTTTTGCAGCTGGAAAATCATCTAGATATGTTGCGGATAAAATTGCCAGTGCCATGAATACACGCCAAGGTGTAGCAATGACTTTAGTCAGAACTGAAATGAATAATGTAGCAAATCAGGCGGCTTTACAAGCTTATACACAAGCTGGCATAAAAGAATATCAACTTTTAGCAACTTTGGATTTTAAAACATCAGAAATTTGTATAAGTATGGACGGTAGAATTTTTAAAGTATCTAAAGCTGAACGAGGGGTAAACTTTCCACCATTTCATCCAAATTGTAGAACAACAACTGTTCCAGTTATAGATGGGCAATCTTATACACAACGCATTGCTAAAGAAGAAAGTTATTATACAGTTGATAAAAATATCAGTTATAAACAATGGTTAAAAGAATATGTAAATAAATAAGAACTTTTATATTGAATTTTAAGAATTTATATTGTATAATGTACTCGTAGATGATTCTACGAGTACATTTTTTATGAAAAGGAGCGAATGATATGACAAAAGAAGCCTTGATTGCTTTTGGCTTAACAGAAGAACAAGCAGAAAAAGCAATACAACTGCATAATGCAGCTATGGAAGGTTATGTGCCTAAAGGGACTTATGATGTGCTAAAGGCAGAGAATGAAAACCTTGTTGCAACAGTCAACAGCAATAAAACAGAACTGGAAAAATTGAAAAAATTTGAAGGTACTAATGCTGAACTTGCCGCCAAAATCGAAAAACTTCAGGGCGAGGCTACTACGAAGGAAACTGAGTATAAAGAGCAGCTCGAAAAATTACGCAAAGTTAATGCAGTTGAATTAGCCTTATTAGCTGGCGAAAATAAACCGCACGATTTGCAACTTGTAAAAGGGTTAATCGATTTAAGTCTAATTAAATTAGATGGGGACAAGGTTGTTAGTGGACTGAAAGAACAGGTTGAATCTTTGCAAAAAGATAAATCTTTCTTGTTTAAACCTGCGGATAATCCTGGAAATCCTAGTGGCAATACACCGAGGGACAGTGATACCAATAAAAAAGAGCCTACAACAAGTGAAGATTTCGGTAAATCTTTAGCAAAACAAAAACTTCAAATGCTTGGGATTCAGACAGAAGGAGGAAATTAAAAATGACAATGAAGTACAAAACTATTGCTTACGATTCTGCTAAGCATATTCTTGCAATGCCTGATCACTATGTATCTATTGCAAGAAAGGCCACAAAAGCCACAGAGGCTGGTGGTATGGTAGTTAAAGAAGGTGATCGTTTTATTATTAAAGCGGGTACTATTTATCCGTCTAATGACAATAAAGCGATTGGTGTTGTATTGCAAGATTATGATGTAACTGAAAGTGATGCTTCCATGGCTATTGTTTTACATGGATTTATTCGAGCAGATCGTTTACCTGCTCAGCCATCAGATGCAGCACTTAAAAATTTAAGAATGATTTATTTCTTAAAAGATGATATGACCATCTTACAACCTGCGGATGCGTCTGTTGGTAGTTAATTATTAGTAAAGGAGAATAATAGAAATGAAATCTATTTTTGAAATTTTTGATTCAAAGGCCATTGCAGCTTATTGGACTGATGTTAATACAGCCATGAAAAATCCTATGATTGGTAGTCAATTTTTCCCTAATAATAAAAATAATGGTCTTGAGCTTGCATGGATTAAAGGTCGTAATCAACTTCCTGTTGCATTGCAACCGTCTGCTTTTGATACCAAAGCGACTTTAAGAGATCGTATTGGTGTTACTGAAGTTTCTACGGAAATGCCGTTCTTCCGTGAAGCAACTCGTATTGGTGAAAAAGAACGTCAGGATATTCAAAATCTGTTGGCTAAAGGCATTCCTTTTGCACAGCCTACTATTGCACGTGTATATGACGATATTACTCGTCTTGTAGATGGTGCATTGGTACAAGCAGAACGTATGCGTATGAGCTTGCTGGTAGATGGTACTATCTCTGTTACTGCAACCGCAGGCACTGGTCGTGATATTAGTTATCAATATAATTATGATCCTGACGGCGATTGGGCTTCCGACCATAAAATCACTTTGACTGGTGATGGTGTTTGGACTCAAGAAAAGAAAGCTGTAAATGATCCGATTGGTGACTTACTTGACGCAACAACTACAATGGCTGATCAATATGGTGTCACTCTTACTCGAGCATTGATGACAACTAAAACATTGCGAGATATGTTGGCTTCTGAATCCATTAAGAAATTTATGAATCCATTAGCAGCTCCGAATATGTTGGTTTCTAGCGCTCAGGCTAAATCCTTTGTAAGTCAAGAAACTCAACTTGAAATCATTACATATGATAAGATGTTCAAAGATGAACAAGGTGTTGACCATAAATTCTATCCTGATGGATATGTAACTTTGTTACCGAGTTATTCTTTAGGTAATACTTGGTTTGGCACTACTCCTGAAGAATATGATTTAATGAGCGGTAATTCTTCCGCTTCTGTTTCTGTTGTAGCTAATGGTGTTGCCATTACCACAGTTAAAGAACCGCATCCAGTAAATGTATTTACTGTTGTAGATGCTATTATGCTGCCTTCCTTCGAAAGAATGGATGACATTTATGTAATGAAAGTTCAATAATTTAGGAGGCTAATATGTCTAAGGTTAAAGTACAGTTTCCCATAACTGTAAAATATAATCGTAAAGTATATCCTCCCTATACTGATATTATCGCCGATGAATCTGATCTTCCGGAAATGAAAAAATCTGGAGCTGTTGTTTTTGAAGAACAAGTAGAACAGGAAGAAAAACCTGTTGCAACTCCAAAAAGAAAAAAATCTAAATCTGGAAGATTAACGGAATGAAAACTGTTGATAAATCTTTAGTTACGGACATTGTAAAAGTAAAGCTCGGAGCGGATACACCCTCCGAGCCTTTACTAAAAATAACAGTAGATGAAATAGAACAGACTATTTTAAATTATTGTAATATTAATGAGATTCCTAAAGAATTAACTTATACTTTTGCGAATATGGTAGTTGACTTATTTAGGTATGAAGATGAGTTTATAAAGGCAACAACTGTTTCTGTAGAAGGTGAGGAGGAAGAAGCCGAGCCAGATGTGAATACAGGCAATATCAACTCTATAAGAGTAGGGGATACTACTATAACCTTTGGAAGTGGTAGCGATACCTCTATATATAACAAGAATTTAAGAAGTCATCAAGCTAATTTAGATACTGTTGTTTTAGATTATGAATCCCAACTGAAGAAATTTCGGAGGTTAGTATGGTGATAAAAATTGGTTTTACAAGAAAACTCTTTAAATCATTAATGTATAAAGACAGAATGGAAGTTTATCGGTTAGGTTTAACTATGGGGGAGGACTTTACTGTATCAAATGAACAATCCGTTCAGCCTATTTATACAAAAATTCCTTGTAAAATTAGTTTGAATTATCAAGATTTACCGGAAGAAGATTCATTATTAATAAACCCAACAAATCAGCATATTGGAATTTTTTGTGATCCTTCCTATGATATTCGTAAAGGTGATAAGATTAAAGCTTATGTACTAGACGATCATGGAAATGTATTAGATACATATACAGATTATGCTGGTAGACCTGAAAAGCATACTTCCCATCAGCAATTCGCTCTTGTAAATAGGGAGTTTGCCTAATGTCTATAAAATTTGATCATAAAGATTTTGACAAGTTTTTAAAAAATTTTGAGAACCTAGAAAAAGATTATGATTTATTTTGTCGTCAGTTTCTTTTAAAAGAGGCCATGAAGGTATTAGCTGACACAAAAGCACTAACTCCAGTTAAGACAGGGGATTTAAGAAATCGCTGGGAATTAACTCAAGTTTTTAAAACTGCTAAAGGTTATTATATTCAAATTTTCAATTCACTAGAATATGCGTCATATGTGGAAGATGGGCATAGGCAACAAGTCGGTAGATTTGTTCCTGGAATTTTTGTTGGTGGGAAGTTTGTTTATACAAAAGGAGCTAAATCAGGAATAGTATTAAAAAAGCCTTTTGTAAATGGTTTTCATATGTGCCGGATCGCAATTGATAGATATGATGATACAATTAAAGCCAACTTTGAAGCTGCATTTAAAGCATTTTATAAAGGAAAAGGATTATGATTATACCAATTAAAGGCGATTTCATTATTAGTGCAATGGCAAAAAATATTGCAAATCGGTTAAAAAATGATTCTGTAGACCCACCCATAATTCCAACTATTTTTAAAAATAAGATAATGGAAGGTGCAGTAGAGCCCTTTTTCGTATTATCTGTAATTGATGTAACACAAGAAAATGGGATGACTGCTTCGGCTTGGAGAACATATCGAATGAAAGTCGAATATTATTTAGAAGAATCTGATTATGGTAGGCATAGTGAATATCGTGATATGGCTGAAAAATTGTTTGGTATTCTAAGAATAATCGACATTCCAGATAAACAAGATGGCGATGAAGTAGTAACAAGAAAAGCAAAGGCAAGTAAGATGAATTATCAAATTATTGAAAATGTCTTACAGTTCTTTGTTAATTATAAAATTAAGGCAAAACTTATTTTGCCTGAAGAACCTAAAATGCAAGTTTTGGAAATTCAACGAATGGAGGATGAAGAATAATGGCAGGTGGAACTTTTGAAGCTATGAATAAAGTTCGTCCGGGTGCTTATATTAATTTTCAAAGTGCATCTCAGCCTTTGAATATGGTAGGCGATCGTGGAATTGCTACATTACCAATTCAAATGAACTTTGGCGCTAATGATGTATTAATTAGTTTAACTCCAGAACAACTTTTAGATGGCTCCTGTGAAAGTATTATTGGCTGTAATATTATGGATGAAGAATCTTTAATATATCAGCAAGTTTTGACAGATTGTTCTAAAGTTTTGCTTTTCCGTATGGATACTGGAGGCACTAAAGCAAAGCTTATTTTAAACAATCTTACGGCTACTGCGAAATATGCAGGTGTTGGCGGAAATAAAATTGCCGTTTCCGTGGTTGAAAATGGGTCTGCATTCGATGTTATTACTACTTTTAATGGAATTGTTAAGGATACACAGACAGGGACTACTGTAGGCGATATCGAAAATAATGATTTTGTTGATTTTAGTGGTACAAGTTCAGCATCTTTAACAGCTGATGCGGGCGGGGAATTGGAAGATGGCACAAATGGGACTGTAGTTAATTCTAATTATACTCGTTATTTTGAATTACTGAAAACTGCAAAATGGAATACAATGGGTATCCCACTCGAAACATCAACTGAAATACACGCTCAAGTAAAATCCTTTATCAGTTATATGAGAGAAACAACCGGAACGAAAGTTCAGGCCGTTTTAAATAATATTGATGCAGATACAGAGGGTATTATTTCTACTCTTAATCAAGGTTATATATCCGCTCAGTATGAGATTACAGTTCCTATTTTTGTGGCTCGTGTAACTGGTATGAGTGCAGGTTGTGCAATTAATAAATCTTTAACTTATTATGCTTTTGAAGATGCAACAGAAATCATTAATCAATTGACACATGAACAAATTATTGATGCTTTAAGAAGGGGTAAATTTATTCTTTCTTCTCGCCAAGATGGCGTTGTTGTTGTTGAACAGGATATTAATACATTGCATACGTTTACTGCACTAAAAGATTATTCTTTTAGTAAAAACAGAGTAATTCGTACCATTGATCAAATTAATAATGATATTCGTTTATTATTTGAAAAGAGTTATTTAGGTAAACAGAATAATAATGATGATGGTCGAGAAATATTTAAAGCTGATATCGTTGATTACTTAAATAAACTTCAAAAAATGGGCGCTATTCAGAATTTTGACGGCTCTACAGACATTACAATCAGACAAGGTGCTAACCTTGACGAAGTTGTAGTTGAATTGTATTTACAGCCTGTTGATTCAATGGAAAAATTGTATATGACAGTAACTATTCGTCGTTAAGAAGGGAGGATTAAATAATGTCACAGGAGTATGATTATTTACGAGCTGGCGATGCCGTTTCCGGTCAAGAAGGTTGGGCAACTATGGTTGTTGACGGTGTTCTTACAGAATTGTTTATGATTAAGGATTGTACAATGACTTTCACAAAACGCAAGAAAGAATTTCGTTCTCTTGGTTTTCGTGGGGCGCAACATAAATCTTCTGGCTGGTCTGGTAAAGGTGAATTTACTCTTTACTATGTTTCTTCTGTATTTCGTAAACTTATGCGTGAATACGCTAAAACAGGTAAAGATTTATATTTCACTATTACTATCAAGAATAATGACCCAACTACCACAATCGGAAAACAGGTGTCTGCATTCTATTACTGCAATATTGATGAAGGGGTCTTGGCAAAATTAGATGTTGAAAGCGAAGTTTTGGAAGAGTCTATGACTTGCACATTCTCCGACTTTGAATATTTAGATTACTTTTCAAGCCCTAATCCGGAAATTTAATTGGAGGTTATTATAATGGAACTTTTAGATCTTATTCGAAATCGTGATATACGTGATACAAAAGAAATTGCTTTAAAGGGTGAGCTTGCAGGAATAACAATTACTATTAGAGCTATTGATGCCGATGAATGGCAAGAAGCTAGAGCTAAGGCAATTAAAATTAATGCAAAAGGTGAACCAACAGTTGATAACATGGCATTATCCAGTAGCTTAATGGCTATTGGCTGTGTAAACCCTAATTTCCGTGACCCGGCTGTTTTAGGTGGTGTTACAGTTCCAACGGAATTTGTTAAAGCTAAATTTAAACCCGGCGAAATTGAATTTATTGCAAATAAAATCATGCAACATTCTGGCTATGGTGAAGAGGCTGTTGACACAGCAAAAAAGTAAAACAGCTCTTTAAAGAAGGAGATTCCGATACAGTGGCAGCATTTTGGTGTTTCAGAAGACTTCATTGGAAGCCTTCTGAATATCTAAATTTGCCAATTTCAGAAAAAGCCTGTGTGCTGGCATTTATTGAAATCGCCGCTAAACAAGATGCTGAATTACAAAAGAAAACGAAAACATAAAAGATAGCGAGGTTAGCCTATGGAAGTCAGGAATACATTATATTTAAACGATCAAATGTCCCCTGTGCTAAATAAGGTTTTAGCCTCGCTTCGTCTTACTTTAACGGCATTAAATCAAACGCCGGGCGAAGCGAGTCTATTTAAAGCAGCTTCGCGGGATATATCAAAAGCTAATGCTTTACTTAAAGATTTTAATTCTGATGTTAATCGTTCTCAGAATTTAATTAAGGGGCTTGGCTTTAAAGATGAAAATCCTATTGGAAACGTATTTTCAAATGCAATGAATCCTTTAACAGAATTATTAGCTGGTGTGTATTTGTTGAAAAGTACCATTTCAGAAATTGGACGTGTAACAGATATAGGCGATGCCTTAATGTTAAATGCAGCGAGATTAAATATTATTAATGATGGTTTAAGAACACAAGATCAACTATCCAGAGATATTTATGATTCTGCACAAAGATCAAGAGCTGACTATTTAGCTACAAGCCGAGTTATTGGTCGTATGGGTATTCTTGCAGGACACGCTTTTGCAAATAACAATGAATTAATAGCTTTTACTGAGTTAGTAAATAAGGCTTTCCTTGTTGGTGGTAGTACACCACAAGAACAAAAAGCGGCCATGTATCAGCTCACACAAGCTATGGCCTCTGGAAGATTGCAAGGCGATGAAATGCGTACTATTCGCGAATCTGCTCCTTTAATTAAAAAAGCTATACAAAATTATATGGGACTTGATGATGCAGCTTTTAAAGAAGCACAAAAAAATGGGGAAATAACTGCTGAAGTAATTAAGAATGCAGTTTTTCAAAAAGCTACAGAAATTGAAAATAAATTTAATGAACTTCCTATAACATTCGGTCAAGCTATGACGATGGCTGGAAATAGTCTGCTAATTGGAATGGATGAAATATTTACTGGCATTAGTACCAGCGGCGTAGGAATGATTCAAACACTTGTAGAAAATTTTGATATATTAGCTGGAATTTTAGGCTACATTGCAGGCGTTTCTCTTGTTATATTAGTTCGTAATATTGCAGCAGCGCTTCCTGGAGCCGCTGCGTTGGCATTAAGTTTTATTGCTATGAATTGGCAAGTATTGCTCGTAGTAGCCGCCGTCGGAATGTTAATGAAATTATTTTTAGCTTTTCCGGAAGCTTTTGGAGTTATTATGGGTGGTATTAATGCAATGAAAACAGCCTTTATGAATTTAGTAAAAATGGTTGCCGATTATTTTATCTTACTATTTAATAACATAATTCTTCGAGGAATGAATTTTGTTTTAGATAAATTAGGTAAAGAAAAAATTGGTTATGTAAGTATGTTTGCGATGGAAGATGTAGGAGCTAGTTATAAATCAGGTTATGATTGGGGAACTAATTTTGCTAAAGATACTAACACTAAAATAGACAGTTTTTTAAATACCATGAAAAATACATTTAATCCAAATGGTGTTGGAGCTACTGGTGGAGTTAAAGCTAAACCTATTACGGATCTTGATACTGTTGGAGAAGTAAAAAATGTTAAAGGTGGTAAAATTAGTCTTGATGAAGATAGTATTAAGTGGATCAAAGAATCTCAGGCAATAGAATTTGTGAATAGGTATACTACAATGCGTCCAATTATGAGAGTTGTGTTTGGAGATGTGCATCAAAATGCAGATGTAGGACAAATTGCAGATGATTTGGCGGATATGTTTGAAAATGCCTATAATTTAAGTGTTGGAGAGGAGTAGGATAAAATGGTTGCACAATCCGGAAAAATAAGTGATACTACCACACTTCTTGAGAGCCTTTCTCCAAATTCGGATTCTATAAGTAGGGCTAGAGGCGATGTAAAGATATTTATTGTGTATAAAGGAGATACAGTGCAAATTCCTGTAAATCCTTCAGACTTAAAAATCGCTACTCCGGGAAATAATAAAACATACCCTATTGTATCATTAGGAGAAATAAATGTTTTAAAAAATCCTAAATTAAGCACGATTGGATTTAGTTGTTTTTTCCCAACAATAGAAACACAGAACTATCCATATGTGCTAACAGGCAATTCAGAACAAACTTTTTATACTGCATTAATTAAGCAAATTTTAGATAGGCAAAATAAAGCACAATTTCATGAACCTTCATTTTATGTAAGTTTATTTAGTAAGATTAGAGATAGCAAAGAACCTGTAAGGTTAATTATTACTGGACTTGCTGTTGGATTTAATAAGCTTGTATCTATTGAAAAATTCGATTATGATTGGAAGGAAGCAGATCCAGATCCATATTATGATATCGAATTTAAGGTTTATCAGATTTATGCAGTTAATAACGCTACCGTTGATGAAGATGGTACAATAACTGTTGATACTGGTGGATTAAGAACAGATGAATCCGAGGCCTTAACAATGGGGGATGAAGTAAGTGTAACAGGTACAATTTATAAAGATCCAGCTATGCAGTTTGTAGATAGGTATGTTAAGAATAAAACTGGCTGTTACGTAAATCTTTTAGATTTCGATAATAATGGAGCAATCCATATAACTGATAATGAAGACCGTTGGATTGGTTGGGTATCCGAAACAGCGGTAAATAAAATATCGGGTATACTGTAATGAATATTTTATTAGCTGTACAACTTCCGAATACTAAAGTTTTTGAAATTTCTCAAGTTGTCTTTGATATATCTTGGACAACGACATTGCTAGAACAGCCTGGAAAATTAAGATTCTCCGTACCTAATAATATTGAATTAATTTTAGAATTTGCAACCACAGTTAATTTAAGAATTGACGATATACCAATTTTCTATGGATATGTTGTTAATATGACAGCTTCTGAAGATACTATTACTTATGAAGCTGTTGATCAAGTTTTTTATTTAAAAAATAAAGAATCCTATGTCTTTTCCGGAAAGACAGCAACTCAGATTTTTAAAGCTATTTGTGAAGACTGGAAATTTACTTACAAAATAGTTGATGATTGTTCATGGGAAGTTTCTCCACGAGTTCATGATGGAAAATCCTTGTATTCAATAATTAATTATGGCTATGACGAAGCGTTAGTGAATATACAAAATTGGTTTATTCTAAGAGATAATTATGGTACATTAGAACAAATCAGTTTATTATCAACAAAAACAAACTACTACATTTCAGACGATTTAAATATTACAGGTTACAATTTTAAGAAAAACATTGACAGGGATTCATATAATCGTGTAAAATTAGTACAAGACAATACGAAAGAAGGAGTTCGTAAAGTTTATGTGGCTCAGGATGATGAAAATCAGCGTAAATGGGGCATATTGCAATATTACGAAAAAGTAGATAAAACAGCAACTGAAAATCAAATCAAACAAAGAGGCGATGCTCTTTTGAAGGTTAAAAATAGGGAATTAAAATCTTTAAGAGTTGAGTGTGTTGGTTTACCCTATTCTTTTAGAGCTGGAAATTGGTTAACCGTTAAATTAGACCCTCTAACTAAAGCTGGATTTGTTAATATGCAGGAATATATTGCAACAGATTGTTCGCACACTTGGAAAAATAATGAGCACATAGTTAAATTAAATTTAAGTCAATATAGTTTGGATGTAGGTGTTTAATATGGAAGATTCTGGAGTTGTTCGGATTCTAAGTATAACGCGAAAAATGGTAAAACAGAGAGCTCAAAGTTCCGATATGTCTGATTGTGTATACGGAACAGTGCTTTCTGTTTCTCCTTTAAGTGTACAATTAGATTCGAGAACGACATTAGGTGAAAATCAATTAGTTGTCGGAGCTTTATGTAAGGAAACAATAATTAAGATTCCTTTTCCGGAAAAAGGACAAGTAAAGCATAAACATCAAGCTATTCATAATGGTATGCACAATACCACAGAAGAGCTTCCTGAGATACAATTATGGCGTGGCTTGAATCCCGGCGACAGAGTTATTTTAATTAGATTTAATAATGGACAGAAATTTTTAATTCAGCAAAGGGTGGAGGGAATACCATGATACCCACAAATCGCAATATTATTGTAAATCAAATAGGGCAAAATGAAGTTACAAGAACCTATAAGGTTGATAATTATAATAAACGAATTATAGGTACAACAGATGGACAGTCTGCTATTGAACAAGCAATAATGAAAAATTTCGATACTGAAAGATATGCTTATGTTATTTATTCTAAAAATTATGGAATTGAATTAGAAAAGTATATCGGTAAAGATTTTGATTATATTCAAGCAGACTTACAGAGAGCTTTGGAAGATTGTTTATTAGCAGATTCTCGAATTTACGCTATTAGTAATTTACAGTTTACACAAGAAGGACTTGACTATATGTCAATTACTTTAGATTTACAAACTGAATCTGGCGTATTGCCAATAACTTTGGAGGTGAAAAAATGAATGTTTTAAGTGAATACCTGCAAAAGTATACCTATGAGTATATTTTAACGGAAGCATTAAGCAAAGTTCCAGATAATGTTGATAAACGAGAAGGTTCGATTATTCGGGATGCTTTATCACCATGTTGTTATGAAGCCGCAAAACACATATTATATTTAGCTGATATTATCGAACAAACATATATCGAAACTGCAAATGGATTATGGCTTGATGGGCGTGTAATAGAGGGGGGTATAACTCGAGATCCCGCAACATACGCTAAAAAATTAGGAGTATTTAAAACACAGCTGGATGAACCTTGTCAAATTTCTATTGGACAATCTTTTTCAACCGTTGGAGATACTATCTTAAATTATACCGCAGTACAGGTATACGCAAATGAAGATGGTGATGTAGTACCCGGAAGTTATGTTATGCAATGCAATACTGTTGGTAGCGTGGGAAATAGTTATATAGGTAGAATCGTTCCTAATGATTATATTGAAAAGTTGGCAAGTGCTGAAATTACTACTTTACTTTATCCGGGAGAAGAAGAAGAATCAGATGATTCTCTAAGAGAAAGATTTTTAGCTAATTTAATGAAAACAGCGTTTGGTGGTAATATTGCACAGTATCGGCAATGGGCTAAAGAAATTCCGGGCATTGGTGGCGTTCAAGTTTATCCTGTATGGGCAGGCGGAGGAACTGTAAAGTTAAGTATTATTGATACAGATTACAATTCTTGTTCTTCAGAATTTTGTCAAACTATTTTAGAAAAATTCGATCCGGAAAATTCTGGCGGGGAAACTGGTTTAGGGTTAGGTATTGCTCCCATTGGGCATAAAGTAACAGTAAGCACTCCATTACCTAGAACAATTAATGTGTCTGGAAAAATCACTTTATTGCCAGGATATAAATTAGAAACTTTGATGCCTGATATTAAAGCTGCTTTAGAAAATTATCTTTTGTCTTTAAGAGAAGCTTGGGAAAATAGTGACGATGAAAATAATTATTCTGTAACTGTTTATTTAGGTAGAATTAATTTTGCTATTCTAAATGTTAAAGGTGTATCTAGTGCCTATGAATTAAAATTAAATGAAACAGACACAGATATTAAATTAACAGAAACAAGTTCATTACAAGAAATTCCTGTATTAGGTACGGTGAGTCTAGATGAACAATAGGTATGGTTTATACAGAACTAGAATTGGTCGTTATTTTCCTCGTTATTATGAAGGTATTTTAGAAACAGATGAATTAATTAAAGTTGAAAATGATATTTGGAATAACTTATACTTGTTATTAAATAAAGCAAAAAATAATCAATTTATTGCATACGCAGATGAAGATGGTATTTATGCTTATGAACAATTATTCCAAATAGTTGCAGATCCGGAAACAGAAACATTGGAGGAAAGAAGATTTAGATTATTAAATAGGATACAAACATTATCCTATTATACAATGATTTATCTTCGTCAAAAATTAGACTCTTTATTTGGAAAAAATAATTATGAAATAGAAATGGATTATCCGAATTATACCTTATACATTAAAAGTAATGCTTCTAATTCTTTTATTTATAAGGAAAGTATTGCTACTATAAATAAAATAAAACCTGCAAACATTGTATTTATCAATGTTCCATTTATTCCAAATACGATTGAAGTTGGCGAAGAAATTTATCAACAAAAATGGTGGTGGAATTATATTTTAGGTGGTAAATGGAAAGTAGGTCAAAAACCTATTATAAGTGTTCAAGAATTAGCAAAATTAAAATCTGAGGAGGTGCAATCCTTGACTCCATTAATGCTTAATAAATTAAAAACATTTACAGGGGAAGAAATACAGGCAGTTCTTATAAATGATACTTATAAGATAACAAATTTTGTTCAAAAAATTATTACTGGTGGGTATTTAAGAATCCAATATAATATTGAAAATTGGGAAGAAATAAAATTAATCACTAATATTAAATTTTTAGATGGGAAAGATTTAATTCTTTCTAATGATCCTGTTTATATTCCTATTGCTTTAGATACTATGATTGAACATCGAATTAATATTCGGGAGGTTGGAACAAATGGCTAATAATATTGTTATGAAAATTACTGATTACATCGCTCATTTATGGCATGACACAGATAACGACATTGTAATGGCTAAAAATATTAATGGTTGGGAAAATACATTGCAACAGCATGCAGAATTTTTAAAAAGATTTTCTTGGCAACCGAATACAGCATATCCTAAAAATTCTGTATTACTTTATCCTTTTGGATTGCATACTAAATTAGTATCTAAAAATGCTGGTACAAGTGGAAGTAATGAACCAACATGGTCGGAAGCAAGTGGACAAGAAGGTTCCAGAACGATAACAGATAATGATATTATTTGGGAAGAACAACCAATTCAAGTATCTGCAGATACTACACCAATAGGAACGATTAAACAGCAATTATGGAATAGCGCTCCTCCAGGATACTTAAAAATGACACAAAGTCATGTATTAAATAGATCAGAATATCCAGAATTGTGGGATTTTGTTCAAAAATATTATCCTTTAACTTCTGAAGTTGAATGGCAAAAAATGTTAACATTAAATAAAACTTCTGTTGGCTATTTTTCAACTGGTGATGACAGTACAACTTTTAGAACTCCATTTATATTAGATTTTGGTCGTGGTGGAGAAAATGCTGGTTCTTTCTTTAAAGATCAGAATAAGCTCCATAACCATAATTTGGCCACTGGAAATAAGACTGGAACTACACAACTTCGAGGAACTTTCATTGCAGGAAATCAGGTTGGAGGCAGTTGGGGTCGAACAACTGGCGTATTTTCCGGAACTGGTACATGGGCTGGCGAATGTGCTCATAAAAGTGATACTCGTGAAGTTATACAATTTAATGGCGACCATAATCATGATATTAAAATTGAATCTACAGGCGTGAATACAGGTGGAGAAGAAGCTTATCCAAAGCATATAATTATGCCATATTATTTAAGAATATTAAATATTTAAAACTCTCAGGTAATAAGGCATTATAACGTGTTTTGGAAATCCTTCAGATTCTCCAGAATTTCCAATAGTAATATTATTTAATGTATTTGCTAAATTAAAGTTAACTTGCCACATGGCATCATCTCCGCCATTTTTGCTATTTGCCCATCGTCCTAAATAGGTAGATGAAAACACTCCGGAAGCTACTGGATCAAACTTCCAAGTACGGAAAGAACCTTGCGCTGGAGTAGTATTTATATTAGCCGTATGGTTATGGAGCTTATTCTGATCTTTAAAGAAAGGAATTAAAAATGATAAAATTTAGAATATTTAAACAAAGATTGAGTTATTATGGAGATTCTGAAGTTGTTGCAGATAGTAAGGGTTATTTAACATTTACACTTGAAACCTCTGAAGATTGGGCTAATTATGTAGGTAAGACAGTACAATTTACCAAGAATGGAAAAACTTACAATGTAACCAACATTTCAGATGGCGTAGAATATCCAGTACCGTGGGAAGTTTTAGTTGGTGCAGGAATAATGCAGGTAAATGCTTTTGCCGTATCTATGGATAACAAAAGAGCAACAACTAATGAAATCGATATAGAAATTATTGATAGTGGGTTTAATGAGGATAGTCTACTTCCTGAAGATCCTACTCCAGATATATTTGAACAATATGTTCAACAAGTTCAGGAAAATGCAGATAAAGCTGTTAAAGCGGCTGATGAAGCTAAAAAGGCACAAGAAGCCTCCCAAAATATTAAAAACCAAATTGATGTAATTTATCAAAATGTTAAAGATGTTAAATCAGATATAGAAGATTTACTTCATCAAGTTCAGGAATCAACAAATACAGCTTATCAATATGCAGAAGCGGCTAAAACTTCTGCAGAGGCGGCTAGTAAGTCAGAAACAGAAGCTGGACGTTATGCTGGTGAATCTAAAATATATTCACAAAATGCTAAACAATCTGAATTAAATGCCGCTAATTCAGAATCCAATGCCGCAGAAAGTGCAGAATCCGCTAAATTAGATGCAGATAGAGCGCAGGCTAATCAAGAGATTGTAACAGAAGCAAAAGAACAAATTGATACCATTTATGCCGATATTCAAACAAGACATGAAAATATTCAAGAAATTGAAAAAGATCTTACGAATAAAGCTGAAAATGTAAATATGCAATATTTGCAAATTCAGGAATGGTATGAAAAATTTCATCAGGCTGCAAGTTACCTCGAATTTACAGATGAGATTTCGGAAGATTTATGGGTCGCTGATGGGGATACATATACAATCGAAATTGATACAAGTGGTAAAGCAATTTTAAATATTCAAATGAAGGACGAAGCTAATAATCAATATATTAGAGTGCCTTTCGTGGATATGGAATTTAATACTATGACTGATAAATCAGTTACATTAAGAGCAATTTATCCTTTTGCAGGTAGATTATGTATTTATGATTTAGTGGAAGGAGTTACTGAAAATGTTTGAGAAAATAACGAAAACATTATCCGGACTGGCATTTATCAAATATATAAATAGTTTAATTGATTATGTAAATACCAGTGATATTGATGCCACTCGTATAAAAGGACAATTAGATATTTCTAATATTCCTCCAGCAGGCTTGGATAATGTTATAAAGGTTGATACTGTTACAGATATGCTTGCTTTAACTGTTGATGATGTTCAAAATGGCGATACTGTAATGATAATAGGAGTTACTCCTCCAGTACAATATCAAGTCGTAGATGATACTAAATTAGGCACAATGGACGCATTTCAAGAATATGCAGCGGGTACAGCAACAAAAGCATTAGCTGATATTAATGGCAATAATATTCATACGACCTATGGCAAATTAGCAGGCAATAACACATGGACAGGCAATAACTATTGGAATGGTAGTGCTATATTTAATGCAAATTTAAACATACGGGGCAGTGCTACCACTCCTGGTGATGCATCAACTTATTTATGGCTCGGACTAAAACCTGAAGGTAGTGAACAAACACCTAGTATAGTCAGAAATAAAACAGGCGAATTAATAATGCGTGCCGCTGATTATAGACATTGTTTTTTACAAAGCGGTATTCAAACATCCTTTGCTAGCGTGTATAATTCTGATGGCACAGTAGAATTTAGCTCGTTAAATAATACTCCGTGGGGTAAATATACTAATGCAAATGGGCTGGAACTGACAGTACACAAAACTCCTACAGTAAATAATGATGTGCCGAACAAAAAATATGTAGATGATAGTATAGCTAACGGAGATGTAAATTCGGCTAAATATTTAAACATAACGAATTTTATCCCTTCAAATAGCGATTTTAATGATTACAAAACTCCTGGAGAATATCAAGTACAAAGCAATACAGAAGCAAACACAATAGCAAATCTCCCCACTAGCTATAATGATGCAACGCCAAGGGGCGGTGTATTAAGTGTATTGATTGGATTTAATGCCCCTAGAACAAGTTTAGTCCAGATTTATCGAACTTATGGGAGTAGTTATGTAGCTTCAAGAACGTATCAACGCTGTTTTTACCATGAAAATAGTAGTTGGACTGCATGGCGAGAAATTGCTTGTACTGATGAAGTAGGCTTATTAAATCAAGCAAATACCTTTACAGCTTTAAATACTTTCAGAGCAAACATTAAAGTATCAAATGGCAGTGCGGCAGGTAGCAGTGGTAGTATAAATTTTGGTATTCCTCCAACAAATGAAACAGTACAAGCAAGAATTGGGACGGATAATTTAGGTGGATTATTTTATCACACAAGCACAAATCAACCTCATGTATTTAGAGTTGGAACGAATAATAATGTGTTTGTCATACGTGACGATAATACAAAAGTAACTTTTTCTAGCAATAATAATCCCTTTGCAACGGTCACACATGATGGTGTTGCAAAATGGTTAGGTAATGCTAATACAGCAACAAAGTTACAAACCGCACGCACAATAAATGGTGTGGCTTTTGACGGCACGCAAGATATTACCATTAACTGTGATGCAGGAAGTGGTTCTAATTTAACAACATATACTTCTTTAGAACAAATCGGAATAACTCCAGGGGAAGAAACATTCGCTTCTATTCACTCCGCATTACCAATAAACAGTGTATTGGAGTATTATGCTTCTGAAGCACAAAATTTTGCGGATATATATCCTGCAAGTTATGGTAACTTTATAGCTACTCGACTTACAGGAGATATTACTATATTTCATTTTACAGGCACGAATCAAACAATGTATGTCACTCATTACCATGTTACTAATAATACTAATCCTTCTTGGACTCAAATAGCTAAACAATCTGACTTAACTAATTTAAGTAATAGTGTAGTTAAAAGTGTTAATGGAATAAAACCGACAAATGGTAATGTAACTATTGATATACCCAAACCTGTTATTGCCAGTGAAGCGGAAGCCGAGGCTGGTACTAATAACACAAAGTTTATGTCCCCTTTAAGAGTTAAACAAGCTATAAGTGCATTAGCAGGAGATAGTTCATGGACAATCTCCAAAGGTACTAATGGTTGGGCAAGAGAAAACAGTACAGGTTTAACTGTACAATGGGAATATGTAAATAGAAGTAATATCATCAGTGGAACACTTACATTTCCACGCACTTTTACCACTTGCTATTATTCAAATGTAATGTGTAGCTCCAACTTAGTGCCTTATATTATAGCAAGGTCTAATACAAGCATTACATTTAATACCAACAATGGCTATAACGATGATATTCAAAACTGGGGCGATTGTTATATATTTGCAATAGGGGTTAGCTAATTATTGCAAATAAGAGAGGAGTAACAAATGAAATATTTAATTAAATTTGATAATAATGGTAGACGTGGGGAGACTTACGTCTACGAAGAAAAAACAAGTGAAGAAATACAAAATTTATTAGATAATGGATTTGAAGAAGTATCAGAAGAAGATTATCAATTATTGTTAGGAAATATTGATGGGCATGAGTATATACGTAAATCTGATGGAAGTTATAGTATATATGAACCTCCTACGCCTGACTTAGAAGAACTGAAGGCAAATAAACTGGCAGAGGTAGACGCTTGGACAGAAGGAAAAATCACCGGCGGTTTTACGTCTGAATGTAGTGGAGAACTGATCAGATACGACAGCGACAAGGATACACAACTTACAATGCAGGGTATAGCCTTGAACGTAAATACTGATCGCTTTGCTGTAGAGTATCCTACAGGCTGCCCTGTACGTGGTTACGCAGACGGAAGCACTGACAAAACGATATTCTATCTTACGCCGGAACAGGTGCTTGAATGGTGCGCTGACCTTTCTACCCATATAGGTACGTGTAAGCAGGCAGGTTGGAATAAACAGGCTGAAGTAAATGCAGCTCAAAGCAAAGAGGAATTGGATGCGATTATTTTAGATTAGGCGGTGCAGAAGTGGAATATTTACAATGGAAAAAGCAATAACATTTTGTAGATGTTTTTTTAATAGTATAACACCTAACAAACAATGGCAAATGGCTTTTGATCATCGTGATGAATTTTATCATGATCCAACTTGGGAATTATTAGCAAAAAATAATAAATTGAGTATGCCGTCTAATAACAAGATAATTATTAATTTAAAAAATCAGGGAGATTCCTGGACAGCCCCCTGTGATGGTTATATATGGGGAATGAAGGTTGGAGGTAGTAATGTTGTAAATAGTTGGTTAAATGTTTGGGACTCTACTAATGCAGATACAACTAATTATGGCACTTTAATTTATTGTGATTATGGTCAACCATATATTAATTTATGTGGTAATTTAGCTGTACGAAAAGGTCAGACTGTTTATTTTAATTGGAGTAATGATTGTAGAGTATATTTTTATCCAGCTTTAAATGCTAATTCATCTGTTTATGGTGAAGATGTAAGAATTTATATTCAAGTTGTTAATTCTCAAGGTATAGTTAGAGGAGCTACTGTTAACATATCAATAGGTTCTGAATATACAGAAACAGGAAAGACTCTCGCTGATGGTAGATATTTACTATCATATGCTGGTTATAATGTATTAAAAACAGCAGAATCACTTAATGTTGAAGTAACCTGTGAGGATGGGACTACTGGTCAAACACAAGCTCCTGTTGGATATTTTGAAGATAAAATAAATGAATTGCAAGTATTAGTATCTTAATAAAGCTTGACAAAATAAAAATAATATACTATAATTAAGGAGTATAAGATGAAAGATAAAATACTTAACTGGTTTAAAAAATTGGTTGAAAATACACCACAATTAATAGGTAACAAATACATTAAGTATATAGCTTTCTACCTTATATTGGTGTATCTCGGCTTTACTGTAATGTTTGTTTACGGATGGATACATAACCTAAATGTAACAAACGAAGCGGACTTGCCGATAATTATTTCATTTTTGACTTTCTTTGTAAGTGGGTCAACTGTTTATGCCATTACATTTTTAGCTAAATTATTTATTGATAAAAATAATAATGGCATATCAGATATTCTTGAAGGAAAGGAGGAAAAAGACAATGGTAACTATAAATGAGATCATTGCACTTGCCGAAAGGGCTAAAAATAGTGGTATTAATCGAATCTATTGTCACCATACAGGTGGATTATACAAAATGAATAGTGTTGAAAAAGAACATTATCATATTTGTATTGAAAGTGATGGAACTGTTCGTATTAATGGTGAACTTACAGACTACAAAGAGCATACATGGCATCGAAACAGTAATGCTATTGGAATCGCTTTATGTTGTGCTTATGGGGCGACTGTTTATAAAAATCCTGAAAGAATTAATTGGAACGGTTATCCACCAACACCAATTCAAGTCGAACGGTTAGCCGAGGTAATTTGTTTTATAGCAACTGTTCTAGAAATTCCAATAGACTCAGAGCATGTTATGACTCATGCAGAAATCGCTGATATTGATGGTTATGGTCTTTATGGTAACGATCCCGATATGAGATGGGATTTACTTCTTTTAGACGACCCCGGAACAGGTAAGAAAAACCAGCCCGGCGGTGATGTAATTCGTGGATTGGCAATCTGGAAACAGAATAACTGAGGAGGAATCTAAAATGGAAGAAATTAAAGAATTTTTTGATAAAATAAAAGCTACTTTTAATCGTTATCCAAAACTGATTTCCTTTGGACTTGGATTTGCAATCGGAGTTTACTTTACTTGGAAGCAATGGTAAATGAAAAGAAAAATATTTTTCATGCTTTTGTTGTTTGGTTTATCATTGGGTTTATGTCAGCAGGCTTATGCACAGGATTATTATTTAGTTCCAGCGAAGAAATTCGAAATGCAAGAACAACAAATAGCGCAAGCGATATCCCTAAACGAACAATCGATAAACAAAATTCTGACGTTGAAAAAACAACGGACGGAATTAAACAACAACTTACAGAAAGCCAATCAGTCAGTAATAACATTGGAAAAACAGCAAACGATGTTGAAGACATCTTACGACAACAAAATCAAATACTTAGAGAGTTGCAATCAGACTTTAGAACAGGAGTCCAAAGAATACAAAAAGAAGATTAAACAATTAAAAGCTGAAAAAACTTTATTGTATATTGGACTTGGTACTGTTTTATTAATTGCGATATCCTAGGAGGATGTAATGGAAAATCCAAATGATAAAGATTTGCAGCACCTAGATAAGTATCTAGAGAGGTTAATGCAAAGACAAGATGAAATAGATAAAAAAGCAAAAGACGCTCAAATTTATCGGGACTATAATGTAAAATTATTAGGACTTTTAAAAATTTTAGTCATTGGTTTTCTCTGTTGCATCTTTTTTTGTGCCTGTGCATTGGGTATTTCGTCGGTGCTTATTGCTAAAGAATATTTTACTTATGAACAAGGTATTGTAAGAACTGTTACGGAAGAATCTGATACTATTTCCGATGCTGGAAACAGTGTTATTATGAACAGAAGTAACGGAGCAACAATAAATGGAAAATGAAAAGGTAATTGCAGAACTATTACAAAGGATTAAAACTTTAGAAAGCCGTTGTGATAGATACGAAAAACGGTCAGAATTATTTGAAGAACAATTCCGTCAAACCTGTAAAGATGTGCAAGAGATAAACTTTAATGTCGTTACTATTTTAAAATTATTTGATAAATTAGAATCTAGATTAAATAAAGATCAAGAAATTCTCCATGGACGTATAGGTTCTTTAAAGCGAGATTTTGAAGAATATCAAATGAAAGATTTAAAGGACTACTATAATTATAAGAGAGTAATTGTCAATACAATACTAACTTTAATTATAGGTGGTCTAGTTGGAGGAATTATAACAGCTTGGCGGGTATTTGGAGCTAATGACTGAATCAGATTTCAATAAAAGACTTAAAACATTATCTTTAATTGCACTAAAGGTGATTATAAAAGGGACTGGCTTGAAAACAAAAAGTGAATTACTTTTATGGAAGTTTTATATTGAGGGTAAATCATATTATGAGATAGCCGATGACTTAGGAATTGAAAGTTCTTCAGTAGGCAAAGCCTTATGGAATGCCAAAAAGGAATTACAAACCATTATTAGTAATGAAAAGGAATTAATTCCGGACGAAGTAAAACCATATATTGAGCTCCTATTGCAAAAACAATAGCAAGGGAATAAACAGACAAACCGTCTACACAATTTAGGATATGTGTGGGCGGTTTATTTTTGTTACAATAATTACAGGTAATAAACCATGCGCCACTACAAAAAAGTTTAATATCAACCAAATATGGTGGCGGCGGTAGGAGGACAAATGTATGTATCCCGATAATTATATGAATCCTATGAATAATCCAATGACAAATCCTAATTATGGTTATAATCGTATGCAACAAGTTCAGCAAATGCAGAGAGCCATAAATCCTCAAGTTCCAAATATGTTCGGACAAGTAGAACAGCCACAACAAATGCAATCATTTATATCAGCAGTTCCTGTTACCTGTTTAGAAGAAGCTAAAGCTGCTAGAATTGCTTTAGATGGCTCTATGAGTGTATTTGTGAATATTCAAGATGGTGAAATTTATACAAAACAATTGAGTATGAATGGTTTAGCCGAATTAAAAACTTATAAGTTAGTAAATCCACAAGAAAATAAGATTGAATATGTAACATCTAATGATTTTAATGGTTTAAATCAGCGGGTACAGAATATAGAAAATTTCTTAAATCAGTTAGGAGGTCAGCAAAATGAATCTAATGCAAATGATGCAAGCATTCAACCAACTCCGGCAAATGCAAAATCCTCAAACGGCAATGCAGCACATGTTCGGAAATGACCCTAAATTTCAACAGGCCATGAAAATGGCACAAGGCAAAACTCCGGATCAATTAAAAGAAACGGCTTTTAATTTAGCTAAAACTCAAGGTATTGATCCTAAACAAATTATGGGAGTTTTAAGTAATTTTGGAATTAAAATCTAAAAAGGTGCGCACCTAAAGATTTTGATTTAATAAATTAAAGGAAGTGTTTTATCATGGCATTCGAAGGTGCTCAAATGGTTCCTGTCTATGACATGAACAAATCTGATGGCGATGGCTTCATGGGTGGTGGAGCTGGCTGGATGTGGGTAGTAATGTTATTTTTCTTACTCGCATGGGGCGGTGGCTTCGGCGGTTTTGGTGGTAACGGCGCTAATGGTGCTGTAAATACCTTGACTAATGAATTTCTTTATACCAACCTTAATAATACTTTGGATCGTGGCTTTAATCAGCTTGCTAATCAGAATTTCGGTATCCAAAAAGATATCTGTGAATCTACTGGCGCTTTACAAATGGGTCTGTGTCAAGGATTCAACCAGACTAATGCTGCAATCGCAGAAAGTCGCTTTGCCGCACAGCAATGCTGCTGCGAAACTAATCGCAATATTGATGCTGTTCGTGCAGAAAACTACAAGAACACTTGTGAAATCACTACTGCAATTCATGCAGAAGCTGAAGCAACTCGTGCTCTGATGACTGCAAACGTAATGCAAGAGCTTCGTGATCAACTGCAAGCTGCTCAACTGCAACTTGGCAACTTGTCCCAAACTCAAAACATTATTAACGCAGTTCGTCCATTCCCGCAGCCCGCATACATTACTTGCAGCCCCTATACTTCCGCTAATGGATTCGGTTGCAACAATGGCTGTGGCTGCATCTAATTAGGAAGTGATTATTGTGGCCTGTAACCGCTGTGATAGATTTATTAAAAGTTCCAGCATCACAACTACTTCAACTAATCTAGTTATCACTCTTAGCACTACACCTACACTCACCAATTTAAAAAGATTTTGTCTTGTGCTTGCACAGAGTCTTCCTTCAGGGGCGAATACGCTTCCAGTGCAGATTCAAATCGGAACTACTGTTTATCCGGTTTATACCCGCACAGGTAATCTGTTAAGAGCAGATCAAATTCGTTGCCGTAGAGTTTATCCAATTATCTTTGGTAGTGACCCGAATCATTTCTCTATGTTGTGTTGTGTGCCTAATACTGTTTATACTCCAACAGCACCTACTGTACCTACGGTAGAAGTATTGGAAGATTAATATGTTAGAAACATTATTAAAACATCTTAAAGAGCAGAAAGATTTAGGTCTTACTAATGATATTTTAATGGAAACTTTTAAAAGTGCTATTAAACCATTAAAATATTCGGATAAAGAAGTTTATGACGAAGTCGTTGACAAATTGTATAAAGAGTGTTATGGTGAGCATTTTAGTGATTGGTTAGCTGAAAAAGCTGTTGAAAATTTCAAGAACGTAGATGGTACGGAAGGAGCTCACTGGTCTGTTGAACAGATTGATGATGTAATCCGCCAGTATGGTATTAAATGTATCGGATTTAACCGTTGGGATTTATATTTTGTAATGAATATGCTTTATAGCGATTATTACAACGTATTAGGTTCTGATACAGCGACCTACGTTAAAATGAGCAAGGCTTGGTTTGAAGATCCCGATGTTAGCGAAGGCAAAGCTTATCGCTACTATATGCAAGTCGCCAAAGCTTAATTTAAAGAGTACATTCTTCGGAATGTACTCTTTTTTATTGACATTTTAAAATCATTGCGGTATAATTAGTATATAAGGAGGCCAATAATTGTGATTAGAATTAATGTGAAAGAATCTAAAAAATTTAAAGATTTTCAATACTGTTTATTTATTAAATGCAGTTTTGATATTGATATTGTAAGTAAATTTAGAAAATTAGAATTTAGATATTTTCATGTAAATTCTGATTGTTGGGAAATTGCTCCTATACATTTACAAGCAGTGAAAAATATTTTAATTAATCAAGAATACCAAATAATTGGTGAAGAATTATTGCAAAATGATCTTGGAGATTTTACATTTAAAACAAAGCCTTATCAATATCAGATAGAAGGTGTTAAATATGGTATTGATAAAAGACATTGGCATTTAGGTGATGAACAAGGTCTTGGTAAAACAAAGCAAATAATTGATTTAGCCAGATATCTGAAGGAAATACAAGGTGTAGAGCATTGCCTTGTTATTTGTGGTGTAGCTTCACTACGTTGGAACTGGCGTGATGAAATTGAAACACATAGTGATGAAACTTATAAATTATTAGGTTTTCGTTCTAGAAAAAGAAGTAATAAATTATATGATGGTGGAACAAAAGCTAAATTAGAAGATTTAGAAGAAGTTCCGGAAGAATTTTTCTGGATTATAAATATAGAAGCATTTCGGGAAGAAGCTATTGTTAAATTACTAAAAAAATATCATGAGAATGGAACTATAGGAGCTATTTTCATTGATGAAGTTCATAAGGTTAAGAATCCACTCTCTGCACAGGGAAAAGGATTCATTAAGGTGATGAATACCAAAAACAAAAATGATTATCGTGTAACAATGAGTGGTACACCATTAGTTAATCAACCTATGGATTTATTTATTATCTTTAAATCATTAGGTTATGAAGAAAATAGTTATACAGCCTTTAAAAATCATTATTGTATTTTTGGTGGGTATATGGATCGTGAAATAGTTGGATATCGAAATTTGCAAGAATTAAAAACAAGATTGAAAAATATTCAATTAAGACGATTAAAAGAAGATGTTTTAGAATTACCACAAAAATTTCCACAAACAGTTTATGTTGATATGTATAAAGAGCAAGAACCTTTATACAAAGAAGTATTAGCTGGATTGCAAGATAAAATTGATTTAATAATGTTAAGTCCAAATCCATTAGCACAATTTACAAGATTAAGACAGGTCGTTGGAACTCCGCAGCTAGTAAGCTCTACAGTTCAAAAATCTGCTAAATTAGATAAATTAGTAGAACTGGTGGACGAAATTGCCAGTAGAGGGGAACAATGCCTTATATTTAGTAATTGGGCTGAGGTAGTGCAGATAATAGTTGATATCCTAAAACCTTACAATGCTATGGGGTATCTTGCCAAAAATAAAAACCTAAAGGACACAGAAAATGCCTTTAAGTCAGACAAAAACAAAGTTGCTTTAGTTGGTACTATAAAATTAATGGGTACTGGCTTAACTTTCAATAATTCAAATAATGTAATATTTTTTGATAGTCCTTGGACTGGTGCAGATAAACAGCAATGTATTGATAGATGTCATCGTATTGGTCAAACAAATGATTTGAATATTTATTCTCTTGTTTGTGCCAATTCAATAGATGAAAAGGTCGAGATGATTGTTCGGCGTAAAGAATTATTATCACAAGGTATTATTGATAGTGGTAATATTATTCGTATGCAGGAAATCATTAATATGTTACTTTATTAAGGAGGGATAATGTGTCAAGAAGTCGTAGAAAGAAAAGAAGAGGTTTTAAACCTAAAAGCACAGATTGCAATTTATGCTTTTTTGAAGATACATGCAATCAAAAAACAGCTAAAGTTTGCAATTCTTTTGTTCCAGCCGATAATTCTTTACCAAAAGCTAAAGAATCTGAAAATTCTACGGTAAACAATTATTTGTGTAATGATATTGGAGCTCCTGTATCTTCAAGTGAATACGTAGCGTTTATTATTTTTGCTGTATTATTAATTGTTGGCTGTGCTTATTTAGTTTGGAGGTAATAAAATGAACAAAATAATAAAAGAATTAATTAGTGTACATAAAGAAGAAAGCATTCTTAGTAAAAAACTTAAAAAGTTAAAAGAAGATGTTCGTGCTTATATGCAAAAAAATAATGTATCTTCAATAACTGTTGATGATGGCGAAGTAATAATTAAAGAAGTTGAACAAACAAGTTTCAATGAAGATAGATTAATAACATGGCTTGAAGAAAATCATCCAGAATGTCTAACAGTTAAAACAGTTATTGATTATGATATGTTAGATAAAGTAGCTTTTGAGGATAAAAAACTTCCACAAGAATTAATTGCTTTTCAAGTAGTTAAAAAATCACAAAGGATGGATGTTAAATATGTCAAAGATTAAAGAAATCACAGTTTCCAGTAAAAGAAGTTGTCAGATACAGGGTGAATTTTTTACTTTTGAAGCCAGTGAGTTGATTAGCCTAGAAACTGACGACAATATAGATGAAGTAAGGCAGAAAGCCTGGAGTCGTGTAAATGATGAAGTAGATAATCAAATTATTGAAACAAGTAAGATGTTCGGTGGCAGATAAAAATTTTTTACGAAGTATTGACAGCTTGTAATGGTTGTGGTATTATAATAACAGAAGCGGGAAATAGCTTGGCGGTCGGTTCCCGGATATGTTCAGGAGTAACTCCAAAAAGTATTTGCCGCTTTTTAACCCTCATTTTTGTTTATTTGTCAGGCTAAAGCCCCCTATGACCGCCAATCATATAGGGGGCTTTTCCTGTTATAAGGAGGATTTATTATGTTGAAAAAAGTATTGTTAATGAGTATGGCTTTATTAGTGGGTATCAACACCGTTAATGCCTGCGAGGTAGAACACAAAGGGGCTAATAATAAAGGGGAGATCATTACAGACTTCAAGCCCTGTATGCAAGATAGTTGCCCAATTTATAAAAAATATAGAGAGTTAGAGATTATTATTGAAATTGAATTGCAAGAAAAAATGTCTGATGAACAAGTTGCTACAAAAGCAGCTAGACAGGATTTTATAAAAGCTAATACTAGAAGAATTGATAAACCGACAAAAATTGTATACAAATAAAAGAATTGAGGAAAAATTATGAAAGATTTCTACTATACAGTACACGAATGGATGTTTAAAGACCTTAAATTAAGTGGTTCGGAGCTAACAATTTATGCTGTAATTTATAGATATGCAAATGTTGAAAATCAGTATTTTACAATGACTATTAGAAGTCTTGCTGAACATTTAAATTTATCAAATGCAACAGTTCAGAAATGTATAAATTCTTTAGTCGAGAAAGATTTGATTCTAAAAAAACAGTCAATGCACGAAAATGGTATTGGACTAAAAAATGCGTATGCTATTAATTTTGACGTGTTCCAGAAAGTAGAACAACGTGTTCCAGAAAGTAGAACACAAGAAAATAATAAATATAATAATACTAGACAATTAGACAATAAGAATAATATACCAAATAGCAATATAGATAATAAACTAGGGGGTATAAGGGGGGTACGTGCTAAAACAAGCAAAGAAAATAATTTTTCGCGGTTTGATAAGCAGTTGGACGCTTTTCTTTTAGAAAATTTTTTAATAAAGAATGACAGGACTGTATTAAAAGCTTGTTTGAGTTCATATCTAAAATATCGATTAAAATTTAAATTAGAGCCAGAACAATGGCAAGCAATTTTAAATAGCCTTAAAGGCAGATCTTTTACAGAAGTATATTCAAGAGTTCAAACAGCCCTTGCGGCAGGATATAAAGTTTTAGTGCCTGTGTGGGAATTGCAACGTAAAGATAAGCCTATTGATAATATCCAACAAACTCCGGAAGATGATGGATTAGATCACACTATTATTGACAAGGTGTATTGATTATGTATGAGTATAAATTTGATCGTGAAAAATGCTGGTTTAAAGATGTTTGTGGCAAGTACAAAACAACTGACTGTTGTGCTAGTTGTTTAAGATTTATGGAATTTGATTTTTTAATTTATACTAGCCGTATTCCAAAAGTATATCAGAAATCTGTAAATTTAAAACCTGATAGTTGTGATTATGATAGTTTTGAATATCTTAATGATTTAAAACAGGATATTATTAATTTTGTGGCGGCGGGTGAAAATTTATTTATTCACAGTTGTTTTACAGGTAATGGGAAAACTACATGGGCAACCAAATTTCTCCTGCGATACTTTAGTGAAATCTGGCTAGGTAACGGATTTAAACCTCGGGGACTGTTCCTTTCTACACAAAATTTATTGTTTTCCATAAAACAATCCTTTAATTCAGCAAATAATGTACAAGATTTATTAGATTTAATTCCTGTTGTTGATTTAGTAGTTTGGGATGATGTTGCAGTTTCAGGATTAAGCGCTTTTGAACAAAATACTTTATATGATTTTATTAATTCAAGAATGAATATGGGACTTGCTAATATTTTTACAAGTAATGTTTCTGATAAAGATTTAGAAAAACAGGTTGGTAAACGCTTATCCAGTCGAATTTTGAGTGGAGATATTGTTGCTTTGCGTGGAAAGGATAGACGTCGTGGTTAAACTTCAAATTTTAAGCAAATGTTTAAATACAGGAAGTTTTGATATTGTTACACAAAACAACCTAACGGAAGATTATTTTTTAGAATACGAAGAAGAGTTTAATTTTATTCGTAGACATGTTAGTCTTTATGGCAAAGTTCCGGATAAAGAAACAATGCTTCAAAATTTTCCAGATTTCCCAATTACAGAAGTTAAAGAAACTGACGACTTTTTAATTAGCACTCTAAGAGAAGAATATTTATATTCACAGATGGTTTCTGTAGTGCAGGAAACCGCAGATAAAATGCGGGACGATTCAAGGGAAGCTTTGAATTATTTATCTGCACAGGTAGTTGCATTAAATAGTCAAAATATTGTTGGTGGCTCTAATATAGTTAAAAAAGCAAAAGAAAGATTAGAATTACACCAACAAAAAAAGGAATTTGGAACAAATTATATCAAAACCGGATTTCCTGAACTCGACGAAGTAATATATGGATTAGAGCCAGGAAACGAATTATTGACTGTAGCAGGAAGACCTAATCAGGGTAAAACGTGGATATTATTGAAAATGTTAGTAGAGGCATGGAAACAGGGCAAGCGTATTGCTATGTACAGTGGCGAAATGAATGATATGCAAATTGGGTATCGTTTTGATACTTTATTAGCCAATTTTTCGAACAAAGCTCTTGTTATTGGTGAAAATGTTTCAGGTTATGAAGATTTTATTGATAAAACACAGAAAAATATGCTGCCTTTTTATGTTTTTACACCTAAAAGTTTTGGCGGTAGGGCAACCGTATCCTCTATACAATCAATGATAACGGCTTGTAAGGCTGATATTATTGGTATTGACCAATACAGTTTAATGGACGATGAAACATATCGTCGAGGAAAAAGTAAAACAGAACAATTATTTAGTATAACTGAAGGTTTAATGCGTTTATCCGAAAGATATGATATTCCAATAATCGGATTATCTCAATTAAATCGTGATGGTGATATTCGTAAAGATAATGTTCAAGACGATCCAGACTTAACTAATTTAGCCGATAGCGATAGTATCGGTCAAAATAGTTCAAAGGTATTGTTTATTAGGCAAACAGGGGCTGGCTTAAAATTATCGTTGACTAAAAATAGAACTGGTGCTGTAGGAGTAAACCTGATTTATTTTTGGGATATCGATAAAGGGCGTTTTGTTTATGTGCCAAGTGCAACGGATTCAGTAGCCCCACAAGAACGGCAAAAAGTCGAAGAAACACAACGTAAAAAATATAAAGATAGAAAAGAGGTCTTTTAATGTTTACAATTCGGGGCAAAGCTTTATTAGAAGACGATGTTTCTATTTTGCAATTTTTACAATCACAGATAGAAGAACAATTAGGTATTAGTTTGTTTGGTCGGTTTATAGTAACAGATTCAAATATACAAATTTGTTGTCCGGTGCATAATAATGGGCAAGAAAAAAGGCCTTCTTGTGGTATATCAAGAGTTGATAAAATAATAAATGGTAAAAAAATTCCAGCCGGGACTGTACATTGTTTTACATGTGGCTATACTGCAACACTACCTGAAATGATTAGTTATATTTATGGATATGATGATTCGGGTGCATATGGTACAAAGTGGCTAATAAAGAATTTTTTATCTATAGATATAGAAGATAGAAAACCTTTAGATTTAAAATTGAGTAGAAATAGTAATCATTCAGAACAACAATATGTTCCGGAAAAACAATTAGATAGATATCGTTATTATCATGATTATATGTTTAAACGAGGTCTTACTGAAGAACTTATTGAAAAATACGATATTGGTTATGACCCTAAATTTAAGTTAAAGAAAAATGAAAATACCTTTCCCTGCATAACATTCCCTGTGAGGGATATGCAGGGCAGAACTCTGTTTATTGCACGAAGGGCAATACATTTCAAGCTTTACCATTATCCGGAAAACGTGTTTAAACCATTATATGGTGTGTATGAATTGGATTATAGTCAAGATACATTATATGTGTGTGAGAGTATAATAAATGCTATAACGGCTGTTAAATATGGTGTAGCTGCTATAGCATTATTAGGTACAGGCACGCCAGAACAATTTAATTTAATTAAAAAACTTCCTTTTAGAAAAATAGTAGCCGCTTTTGATGGAGATGAAGCTGGAGATAAAGGCGCTAAGAGATTAATTAAAGTTATTGATAATAAATTGGTTAAATCTTTAGTAGTTCCAAGAGGTAAAGATATTAATGATTTATCTGAGCAGGAATTTAAAAATTGCCCTGAAATTTTTTTATCCAAAAAGTATTGACTTTTGAATTTACGAAGGGTATAATGTAATTGAAGGTGAAAACCTTACAAAATTTATTTAGAAAGTGTGGTAGTATTATGAAAGTAATTTGCACAAGAAACAACGCAGAATTTGAATTGGTTAGCAAAGATGGAGATGACATCACTTTAAAAGATTTGAACTCCGGTAAAGAAAGAATTGTTAATCGCAAATCTTATGAACGCTTTTACAAGGAAGTTGAGGAAGAAGTAGTTGAGGAAGTCGAAGATCTTGAAGAAGAAGAAACTGAAGAGGAAGTTGACGAGGAAGCTTCTGAGGATTCTGAGGAAGAAGAAGTCGAAGATGCGGATGAAGACGCTGTTGAGGACTGCGAAGAAGAGGATGAAGAATCTGAGGAAGAACCTGAACCAGTAAAACCTGTAAAACGTGGTACTAAGAAAGCTGAAGCTAAAAAAGAACCAAAACCTAAAAAAGAGAAAAAAGTAAAAGAGCCTAAAGCTCCACGTCAAATTTCTCCTTTGAAAGATGTTGTTGAAACTATTGTTAAAGCCGCTGGTTGCACAATTTTTGTAACTCGTGTTAAAGGTTTCCACACCATTAAACTTGATGGTCATATGTGCATGGCCTTTACTTTTAGCACTAAAGGAATTGTATTGTGGCTTCGTACTAAAGCTCTTGATGGCCTGAATATTGAATATAAAACTATGAAGCATATGTTTGATGCTCGTATTTCTTTAACAGAGGATAATGAGAAAACTGCAAATCTTATCCGTAAATGTGTAGCCGCTTCTGTTGAATATCAAAAAGGTGTAAATACTCGTAAGGCTCAAAAGGCAGAGGCATTAGAGGCCGCACGCCAGAAAAAATTGGAAAAAGAAGAACAAAAGAAAAAAGAAGCAATTGCTGAAAAATTGGGTGTAAAACCTAAAAAGGCTGCAAAAAAAGCATCTAAAAAAGTAGAAACTCCAGAAGTTGAGGCAGAGGCATTAGAGGACGAGGAGGAATAAAACATGGCACGAGTTCGATATGATGAAGTAGACCAATATACTACAAGTACAACTAATTTTTTTCAACTTAAAGAAGATCGCGATGTTGCTACAGTAAGAATTTTGTATAATAATGTTGACGATATTGAAGCTCATTCACTTCATCGTGTCAAAATTAATGGCCGAGATAAATGGGTTGAATGCCTAAGACAGATTAATGATTCTATAGAAGTTTGTCCGTTATGTGCTTCTGGAAATAAAATTCAATTACGGGTTTTTGTTCCATTATATATAGAAGATGATGGTTCTGTTAAATTATGGGAACGTGGTAAAAAGTTTATCGATAAGCTCACAAGTTTATGTGCGCGTTATAATCCTTTATGCTCACAATCAATTGAAATTGAACGTAATGGAGCAAAAGGAGAACAAACTACTGAATATCTTTTGTTTCCAATAAAAGGTGACGATAAAACATTGGAAGATTTTCCAGAAGTTCCAGAAGTTCCGGAAACATTCTTATTAAATAAAACAGCCGAAGAATTGGATGAATTTTTAGATACTGGTAAAATGCCAGGATTGGAAGAACAATCCCAAAGAAGAAATCCTGCCACAGATGAAGGGGTTAAAAGACGTACACCTGCAGAACCTAAAGCTCGACGTAATCGTAGAGAAAGCTTCTAATGGCTCTATTTGATTTTAAACCTCGTTCATCAAAAATAACGGATGCACAAGTTGTCAATAAAGCTAAATCAAAATTACCTATATTATCTGCCGGAAACGTAAAGTTGAAGGCAGGTAATTTATCTAGTCGAATTACTTCAATTAAAGCCATGACAAATAGGTATTTTGCTGATAAAAAAGATATGTACTTAAATGTTATGGACGAAGCTATTTTAATAGATTTAATTGATAAATTTATTGAAAATGGTATTGGGGCAATCGATACAGAAACAACAAGTTTAGATCCCATCACTACAACTTTAGCAGGTGTTTGTTTATATACTCCAGGATATAAAGCTGCTTATGTACCTGTAAATCATGTTAGTTATATGACAGGTATGCCGATTAAAGGGCAAATTTCAGCTGAAATTGTTAAACGTGAATTACAGCGTTTAATAGATGCAAAAGTGAAAATTGATATGTTTAATAGCGATTTTGACTGTAGGGTATTAAAACATACTTTAGGCATTAAAATGTTTTGTTGGTGGGATGGCTATATTGCACAACGACTGCTCGATGAAAATAATAAAAATAATAGTTTAAAGGGTTTATGGGATAAGTACGTTAATAAAGGCAAGGATAAATCGCATACATTTTCAGAGTTGTTTGCGGGTATTCCGTTTACAATGATTCCTGTTGATGTTGCGTATTTATATGCGGCTAATGACCCTATGATTACATATGAATTAGCCGAATTTCAACGTCCGTTTTTAACCGATACTGAAGTATGCAGAGAGTATGAGTTGCAAGATGTTGCTAAAATATTCCATGAATTAGAAATGCCATTGGTTCCAATCGTTTCTGAAATGGAAGATACAGGAGTATTTCTTGATTTAGAGGTTCAGCAAAAGTTATCTGAAAAGTATAACAAGCTTATGAGTGAAGCTGCGGTAGAGTTCGAAGAAACTCTTTCACTCTATGAATCTGAAATCGAAGAATATAGAATCAAACAAGGTTCTTCTTGTAAACTGCCTGAGAAGATTAATCCAGCCAGTCCAGAGCAACTATCTATCCTGTTGTATGATATTATGAAACTGCCTCCAGTAAGCAAGAAGAAACCTCGTGGCACAGGAGAAGAAATTCTTGAGCAGTTTGATAATCCATTGGTAACGGCCTTATTGAAATTTCGTAAGGCTTCAAAATTAGTATCTACATATGTAGATAAATTCCCAAAAATTATAAATGCAAAAACAGGGAGGATTCATGCGAGATTTAATCAACTTGGAACAATTACAGGTCGTTTCTCGAGTGATGACCCTAATTTGCAAAATATTCCAAGCCATGCAAAAGACATACGAAAAATGTTCAAGGCTAGTGACGGCTATGTAATGTTATCCTGCGATTACTCAGCTCAGGAACCTCGATTGACTGTGCATTTAGCGCAGGACGAAAAAGGTATTCAGGCTTATATCGATGGAAAAGATTTGTACGCCGAAATCGCTTCATTAGCTTTCAATGTTCCGTATGATGACTGTTTGGAATTTAGACCCGATGGCACACACAATCCTGAAGGAAAGGAAAGACGTAGTCGAGCAAAGGCTATTCTTTTAGGTATTAACTATGATAAAGGAATCCCGGCTATTGCAGATGATTTACATATTTCTAAAAAATTAGCTCAGGAAATATACGATGCAGTTTTAAACGCTTTTCCTAAATTAAAAACATTTAGAGAAGAGAGTCGGCAAATGGCAAGAGATCTAGGTTATGTAACTACTGCATGGGGAAGAAAAAGAAGACTTCCTGATATGCAATTAGACACCTACGAATTTTATTGGAAAGATGGTGTGTCGAAAGACTATGACCCACTTGCCGATGATGAAGATCAAAATACTGAAGTACCTGAAGAAATCGTAACATATTATTGGAATAAATTAGCTGGATGTAAGAGCTTTAAGCAACATCAAGCCGTAATTGAAGAGGCGAATAACGAGGGTATAAAGGTAGTTGATAATCGGATGAAAATTGCTGATGCAACTCGTATGTGTGTAAATGCTAGGGTACAAGGAAGTGCGGCTGACCTAACAAAATTCGCCATGTTATCTATTAGTCGTTGTGAAGAGTTAAAACAGCTTGGCTTCCGACTACTTATTCAGGTACATGATGAAATTATTGGGGAATGTCCAGAGGAGAATAAAATAAGATGTGCTGAATTACTTTCTGAATGTATGATAAATGCAGCCTCACTCTCTGTGCCTTTAAAATGTGATGTTGAAATCACAAAGTGTTGGTATGAAAACGAATAAGACTATTAATAACCATTACGACTGAATCGTAATGGTTATTTTTATTGACATTATTATAATAGTAAGGTATAATAGTAATATAAACAGAAAGGGGGTTTGTAATGTTAGATTTATATTTTGCGGGACAAGTTACAGATCATGTAGATAAGTGCTTGTTCGATATGGGAGCCAATCATCTATTCAGTTATTTGAACGAAAGGAAAAATATTGATAGATGGATTGGCTGGATTAATCAATACGGTCGAAAAGGTAAACTATTTATTGACAGTGGTGCTTTTACTGCATGGACTAAAGGTACATATATTAATGTTGATGATTATGTTTACTTTTTAAACGACAGAGTGCAGTATATTGATTTATTTGGTCAATTGGACTGTATTCCAGGAAACATCAGGCAAAAGCCTACACAAGCACAAGTATTAGATGCAGCTGTAAAAACATGGAAAAATTATTTGTATATGAGGGATGCTGTTTTAAATAAGGATGGCTTACTATATACGTTCCATGTGGGTGAACCGATATGGTGTTTGCGTAGAGCCTTAGAATGGCGAGATGAAAATGGCCAACCATTAAAATATATCGCTCTTGGTGGTATGGTGGGCAAGCCTAAAGATGTACAAAAGAACTTTTTATCGTTATGTTTTGATATTATAAAAAGTTCGAGTAATCCCAATGTTAAAGTCCATGCTTTTGGAATGACTGTAAGAAAAACTTTAGTCCAATATCCAGTTACTTCTGCGGATAGTTCTTCGTGGATTCAAAGCGGGCATAATGGAGCAATTTATACTCCATGGGGTACTATTATTATTAGTGCTCAGCAAAAGGATAAAATGGCTCACCCTTTAAATGGTAGTGCTGTAGCTTTGGAAGATTTAAAATCTTACATTAAAAGCAAGAATTTCGATTTTGAGCAGTTAATGGAAGATTATGTTCAGCGCGATTTGTGGAATGTAACATTTTTGATGGATTGGGCAAAAGAATATACTTATCATGGTGGAAAAATTATTAGGAGGCGATTATTTTGAAAGCAGTTGTATTGTTGAGCGGTGGTGTTGATAGCGCTACTTGTTTAGGTATGGCAGTTGATTGTTATGGCAATAAAGAGGTAACAGCGTTATCTATTTACTACGGCCAAAAGCATGAGAAAGAATTAGCTTGTGCTAAAAAGTTAGCGGAACATTATGGTGTTCAACATATTGTTCGGGATATTAGTAGTATTATGGAATTGAGTGATTGCTGTTTATTAAAAAATAGTAAAAATGAAATTAAACATACTACCTATGCCGAACAATTAAAGGAATTAGGTGGTGAAGGGACTGTTAGTACCTATGTACCATTTCGTAACGGCTTAATGTTATCTTCAGCGGCGTCTTTGGCTTATTCCCTCGGGGGCTGTGAAGTGTGGTATGGCGCTCATGCAGATGATGCGGCTGGTAGGGCATATCCGGACTGTACTCCTGAATTTGTGGATGCCATGCGTAAAGCAATTTTAGAAGGTACTGGCGGCCAACTTACATTAAGAGCTCCTTTGATTATGTTTAATAAAGGCGAAGTTGTTAAAGCTGGATTGTCATTGAAAGTCCCTTATAAATTTACATGGTCTTGTTATGAGGGTGGAGAAAAACCTTGTGGAGTATGTGGTACATGTAGAGATAGAGCTCATGCTTTTGAAGTTAATGGTGTAAAAGATCCAGCTTTGCGAGGTTAATTATGGCAAAAATGGTAGACGGTAAAACCATCAAAGAACTAGAAACAAGAGCAAAGACTGCTTTATATGCAAATGAATATACTAATGGTAATTTATTAGTTTCTGCTGAAGTATTATTAAATCTTATTCACGAAGTAAAAGTAAAAAGATATCATAATCGTATTAAACCAGGAGGAAGAAAATGTACACAGTTATCAAAGAATTAGAAATATCTGCATCTCATTATTTAAATCTGCCTTATGAGAGTAAATGCGCTAATCTTCACGGTCATAATTGGAAAGTTAAAATTTATTGCAAAGCTAGAGAACTTTCGGATTATGGCATGGTTGAGGATTTTACACATATTAAAAAATGTGTAATGGATGTATTCGATCATCAAAGTATTAATCAAGTTGTTCCTTTTAATCCAACAGCTGAAAATATTGCAAAATATATTTGTGATATTATTCCAACGTGTTACAGAGTAGAAGTACAAGAAAGCGAAGGGAATTTAGCAATTTATGAACAAGAAGATATATAGTGTAAATGAAATGTTTTTAAGTGTGGAAGGTGAAGGAATTAGAACTGGATTTCTTTCAACTTTTGTACGCTTTAATGGCTGTAACTTATGTTGTAGTTATTGTGATACCCTTTACGCACAAGATGTTCAAGAACCAAATATGTCTTTACAGGAAATTCTTGAAAGCATTGCTAAAATTGGTTGTTGCCGTGTAACTTTAACAGGTGGAGAACCATTATTTAGAGCGGGTATGAACGATCTTATTGAAGCTTTATCTTGGGGTGGGTATCATGTAAATATTGAAACAAATGGTTCTGTGCCGATTGAACCATGTTGTAGTTTGCCCGGAGTATTTGTTACAATGGATTGGAAATGTCCGAGTAGTGGTATGCTAGGTTCAATGCTTGAAAGTAATCTTAAAAAGCTCACTTATAATGATGTATTGAAATTCGTTGTTGCTACTAAAGAAGATTTAGAAGAATTTAAACGAATTTATAATATGGATTTGATTTGTACCTATGTTCTTAGCCCAGTGTATGGGCAGATTGAACCGAAAGAACTTGTTCAATTTGTTAAAGATAATATGTTTGAAAATACAATGGTACAAGTTCAACTTCATAAAATTATATGGAATCCGGATGAAAGAGGAGTATAAAATGGAAAATACTAAAGAACAAATGCTTATATCCGCAGGAGAGCTTATTTTACAGGCTTTTGGAAAAGATCTTCAAGATCCTTCATTAAAGGAAACTCCTAAAAGATTTGCAAAAATGATGTTAGAGCAACTTGAGGGTGAGTTCTATTCTGATTCCGATCTTGTTAGTAAGTTTGGCAAGTGTTTTGAAACAACTGGTCACGGTATTGTAACCTGTACAAATATTCCTGTTTTTAGTCACTGTGAACATCATCTTGCATTGATGTATAATATGAATGTAAGTATTGGATATTATCCAAGAACGAAAGTAATTGGACTTTCGAAGATGGCACGTATTGCTGATATGGTTGCAAAAAGATTTCAAATTCAGGAAAGAATGGGATTTAGTATTCATCGTATTATGTCTGCTATTTTATCGACTGACAATGTAATTGTAATGATTGAAGGAGAACATTCTTGTATGACTGCAAGAGGTATTAAAAAGCCAGGAGCGGTTACAAGAACTTTGCATACTAGTGGCGTTTTTGAAAATCTTGATGAACAACAATCTTTTATTAATTTAGTAAGGAGTAGTAAATAATGAAAATTGATATTATTACATCAGAGTTAAAAGATATGGTATCCAGAGTTGTTAAAGGTGCAAGTTGTGATAAACTTATTCCTTTAACGAATTATATTGGTTTTGAAGTAAAAGATAATGTATTGTGTTTAAGAACTACAGATGGAGCTAATTTTTTAAGTATTTACAAAGATAAAGTAAAAGCTCCAAATATTTCTTGTGTATTGCCTGTTGCAAGTTTTGCTAAGCTTGTAAGTAAAACAACAAGTGAGCATATTATTCTTACCATTGAGGAAGGTGTTTTAACTTTTAAAGGTAATGGATATTATCATATTGAGCTTGTACTGGACGAAAATGGGGATATATTGCAATTTCCGGACGTTTCCATAGAAATACCTGAGGATGTTAAACCCGTACGTGTTAAACAGCCAATTCTTCAGGCGGTTTATGATATTTGCACAGCAAGCTTAGCTAAAACCATTGAAAATCCTGTAATAACTGGATATTATTTCAATGACAGGGTAATGACCACGGATAGCTTGAGGCTTTGCGTATATTCAGTAAATGTTTTTAAAAGACCTGCATTATTGCCAATCGAATTATTGAAATTGTCAACTCTAATTACAGAGGAAGATGTACAGGTATATTTCGTAGATAATGATGTTATCATTAAATCCAAAACGATTGAAATTGCAGGCACACAATTAGAAGATATTGAATCGTATCCTGTAGAAGCTCTTGATGGTTTTTTAGAAACAAAATTTCCTTCTACTTGTACAATTAAAAAATCTTTAGTGCAAGCGGCATTAGACCGTTTAAGTATTTTCGTATCTGAATATGATAAAAATACTATTAAATTGTTGTTTACTAAAACAGGCCTTAAAATGATTTCTTCAAGAACAAAAGCAGAAGAAATTATTCCATATGATGAAAGTGATGATTTTAAAGAATTTGAGTGCTTATTGGACATTGTTCAATTTAAAGAACTTGTAAATACTTTATCCACAGATATTATCACTTTATCCTATGGCACACCAACAGCTATTAAAATGGTAGAAGGTAAAGTCGTTCAAATTTTATCTTCTTTAGACGAGGATATCGATGGCTAAATCTTCTTTAAAAAATTTACTTACTTTAGTAAATGAGGCAAAGAAGCAAAGTCCAGTAGCACAATCTTTTTTACAAGATTATTTGCAGTCCATTGAAAGAACAGCAAATAGTAATAAACGTAAACCTAGTGCTCATTATAAGCCCAGCAGTTTGAATTGTATTCGTAATATGTTTTATCAAATTGTTGAGCAAGAACCTGACAGTTCTATTAAAGAGGCTCCCCTTATCGGTATAGGGGAGTCTGGAACTGATAGGCATGAACATTTACAAAATGCTGTTATTGAAATGAAAAAGAATGGCTTTGCTTGTGAATATTTAGATGTGGCTAAATATGTTGAACAAAAAGAATTACCCGGAATTATTGTAAAAGGTAAACGAGGTATTGAAACACAGCTTTTTAATGAAACTTGGAATATTAGTTTTTTATGCGATGGTATTATTAAATATAGAGGTGAGTTATACATTATAGAGTTTAAGACAGAAGTTTCCCGCAAGTTTGTTACTCGTAATGATGTAGATGAAGACCATAAAAGACAGGCCATTGCATATTCCTTATCTTTAGGACTTGATAAAATTATATTCGTTTATGAAAATAGGGATACTTGCGAAAAGAAATGTTATTTGCTTGAAATAACAGAAAAAATGAAAAAAGATTTAATACAATTAATACAGGATTGTGATGATTATGTGGATGCGAATATAGTACCGCCAAAACCTGTTGGTATTAAAGCTAAAATTTGTCAATACTGTATATATCGTTCACAATGTAGAAAGGATTAGGAAAATGCCTGTTTCATTAGGAAAAAAGTTTGAAGCTTTAATCGCTTCCCAGCTTGATGATTGCGGTGTATGTTTTGACCGTTTTAAAGATGATACAGCCGGGTATAAAGGTATTCGTAATATTTGTGATTTTGTTGTATTTTTTAATGGCTATTTGATTTATATTGAATGTAAAACTATTCATGGTAAAAGTTTTAATTTTAAAAATTTAACTGATAATCAATATAATGGCCTGCAAAATAAGAGTTCTTATAATTCAGTTATTGCTGGTATCCTGTTATGGTTTGTCGACGAGGATTTAACGATATTTGTACCTGCAAGAGTTTTATATATGTTAAAAGAGGTAGATGAACAAAAATCTATCAAAATAAATGATCTTCCTGGTGGCTGTATTGTTTTTAAAGGTAAAAAGAAAAGAACATTTTTTGAATATGATATTAAGCATAATTTACAAAAAATAATAGAGGACAGGATGAAATATGGAAATTGAACAATCTTTAGTTACAGACAGATTAAATTCTATTAATACTAATCAAAGAGCTTTAACACGTCATATTAATTCGATTGTAAAAGAGTGTTGTGGTTCTTTAGATAATTTAATGAATACAATTCGAGAAACAATTTCAAATCCTAATGTAACATTAACAAATGAACAACTTGATTATTTTATTTTAAATTTACCTGCCTTAATGTATTATGCTTATGAAAAGCAAGAACTTGTAGGCATGCGTGAAGATATTGCTAAACAAGAAAAATTACAACGTTATAATGACAGTTATTCAAGTTATGAAGGTACTGCCATAGAACGTAAACAATTAGCTGAATCTGATATTGTTTATGATGTGTTGGTTATAAGTATTTATAGTCGTGCAAGAAAGCAAATTCAGAATAAATTAGATTTAGCGACAGAAATGCTACAAAGCTTGAAAAAGGTCGCCACAAGACGTATTAGTGAAAATGATTTTAATAACCTTAATAATATGGGATATAAGGAGAATTTATAATGTACGATAGCACAATTTTTAACCGTTATATTAATGAAATTGGAGATCCTAAAATTCAAGAAATTGTTGAAGAATGTTTGCAAAAATGCCCTAAAGAATTTTATACAATGCCAGCCTCAACTACAGGTAAATATCACCCGCCTTTTGCTCTTGGTGAAGGTGGATTAGTTCGTCACACATTAGCAGCTTGTTGCTGGGCTAAAGATTTATTGCAGTTAGAGCAATATTCCATTTTATTGCCAAAAGCAGATTATATTCTAGCCGCTTTGATTTTGCATGATAGCGTTAAAAAGGGTTTTGGAAAATCAAAATATACTGTTTTCGAACATCCTATTTATGCAGCGGAACTTGTGACAAATGTTTGTGAAGAATTAGCTGAAACTAATGGTTCTAGAAGATATATTGAATGTGGTGCAATTATTAGTCGTTTAATTGCTTCCCATATGGGGCAGTGGAATAGGGCTTTTAACAGTAATGTGACTTTACCAAAACCAAAATCAGACATACAACAATTTGTTCATTTATGTGATTATTTAGCAAGCAGAAAGGGTGATCCTGATGTCTATATTAACAGTAGTGCAGGAAGTGAACAAGAAATTTAAATCTGAAGTTATATTTCAGGGTCGAGTAAAATATGAGCAAAGTAAGAATAAATTAAAATTTACAAGTTGCAGATTAAACTATATGCTTTATGGAGGTTTACCTCGAGGTAAACTGATTGAATTTGCAGGGGAAGAAAACTCCGGAAAAACAACTACAGCCCTTGACGCTGTTGGTAATGCACAGGTATTATTTGCACAAGAATATGAAGATGAATTAAAAGCTTTTGAAGAAATTCCAAAGAGAAATAAATCACAAGAAGAAGCATATAAACATTTAAAAGCAAGAGGACCTTTAAAATGCTTATTTGTGGATTGTGAGAATACATTGGACGAAGATTGGGCTGAATTATTAGGAGTAAATGTAGACGAGTTGTGGGTAGTAAAACCAACTAACCAAACGGCAGAACAAGTTTTCGACATTGTACAAAACCTTTTAGAAACAGGGGAATTTGGACTCGCTGTGTTAGATAGTCTTGCAGTATTGATTTCACAGGATGTTTATGAAGAATCCAATGAAAAAAGAAGTTATGGTGGCATTTCAATTCCATTAACAAGATTTACTAAACAGTTAGTTCAAATTTGTTCAAGATTTAATACTACTTTTATTGGTATTAATCAATTAAGGGATAAGATTAATAGTCCTATGGGTGGCAAGGATACTACTGGTGGACGTGCATGGAAACATAATGCAATAATTCGTTTATTTTTTAGTAAGGGTAATTTCTTTGATGAAAATGGTAAAGATTTAACAAGAAATACAGAATCCCCCGCAGGTAATTATGTGTTGATAAATATGCCAAAAACAAAAGCATGTAGACCTGACCGTCGTGTTGGTAGTTATACACTTAACTATACTTTTGGAATTGATTGGGTATCAGATTTAGTAGACCTTGCAATTAAATTAGGTTACATTGACCAATCCGGAGCATGGTTTAGATTTGTATCAAAAGATGGCGAAATTTTAACTGATGTAGATGGTGAAGAAATTAAATTACAAGGTAGGCAATCTGTTGTTGAATTTTTAGAAGCAGAAGAAAACTTGGATTTCCTTCAAGATTTGGATGATGACATTGCAAAAGCTATTTCCTCTAATGTTCGTTGAAAATAATCATTGACAATGACCCTGTATGATAGTATAATAGTATCATACAGGGGGGGGCGGTAAATGCCACTATTTGATATTAAAAAGTTAGCTAAAAAAGAACCTACTATTCCAGAAGATATTAAAATACTGATTAAGCGTCGAAGGTTACAATTAATAGTTCATAGTTGCATTTATTACAGATTAAATGATAATTTAATTTCTGATGCAACTTATGATAAATGGGCGAGGGAGTTGGCAAAACTTCATCAGAAATATGGTGTAATAAAGATAAGTTGTTACGATGAATTTTTTAGTGATTGGGTATACGCACTAGGAAAAACATATTCTGGATTTCAATTACCTATTAATAATTATGAAATTGTAACTTTAGCACAGGACTTGATAAAGGAGTTTAATTCTAATGGACACAAGAAAATATAGCAATTTACAAGAAAAAAGAATTGCTAAAAAGCTTCACGGAAGAAAGCAGTTAAACAGTGGAGCTACTATGTTTCAGAAAGGAGATGTAATTACTGATAAGATATTAATTGAATGTAAAACTAAAGTTAAAGAATCTAAATCTATTTCAATTCAAAAAGATTGGATTGAAAAGTTAAAGGAAGAAGCATTTGCAATGCGTCGTCCTTATTGGGCAATAACATTTAATTTCGGAGATAATGAAGATTACTTTATTATTAATGAAAAACTATTTAAACAATTAATGGAGGGTTTACAAGATGAATAATAATACTGTAATGCGAGTTTTAACATTTATGAATCAGGTGAATGAGGGAGTTTTTGGAGATAGCGAAAGTAACCAAAAAGAAATTATTGAATTTTTAAGTAGTGTTCCAGATTTTGGTGATTTTGTTGAAAAAGAAAAGATCATTGATTGTAATATATCAGCTGTTTTTACAGCGCATGAAACTGGTTTTTCATCTGATGTGGAGGCTAATGGATGTGAACTTAGCATTTTATATGCTATTATGGGAATTGTTATTGATGTTGCAAGACGTCATAAAATTTCACCTTTGGCTTTATGTATGGGTTTAATGTCAATATTACTTAATGATGAAAAGATGACCAAGGATTTAAAAGATAATAAAGAAGATTCTTTATTTGAAATTTTGAAGAAGATGAACAAGGAGTTTATGAATTAAAATGATTTCACTCGCTGTTAAATATAGACCAACAACTTTTAATGACGTAGTAGCTCAAGAGAATATTAAAGCTATTCTTGAACAGCAAATTGTTACAAAAAATCATAAAAATTGTTACTTATTTACTGGCGGTGCTGGCACAGGTAAAACAACCTGTGCTCGCATTTTTGCCAATGAATTAAATGGTGGTAAAGGTAAAGCCATTGAAATTGATGCCGCTTCCAATAATGGCGTTGAAAATGTTCGTAACATTATTGATGACTCTAAACACAAATCTTTAGACGGTGAATTTAAAATTTATATTTTAGACGAAGTTCATATGTTAAGTACAGGCGCATGGAATGCCATGTTAAAACTTTTAGAAGAACCTCCACTAAAAACAATCTTTTTAATGTGTACTACAGACCCACAAAAAATCCCGGCTACAATATTAAGTCGAGTTCAACGATTTGATTTTCATCGTATCCCAACAAATCAAATTGTGGAAAGATTAGATTTAATTCTTCAAAAGGAAAATTATGATCTTGAAGTTAATGCAGGGATTTGTTATGAATGGGATAAAGAGGCATTAGAGTACATCGCTAAAATTGCAGATGGCGGAATGAGAGATGCCATTACATTATTAGATAAATGTTTATCTTATAGTGGGGATATTACCGTTGAAAATGTAGTTAACGCATTAGGGGCAACAGATTATGGTGTAATGTTTGAATTACTGGAATATATATATGAAAAAGACGAGTTTAACATTATAGAAACCATTGAAAATATATATATGGATGGCAAAGATTTAAAACAATTTACACGCCAATTCTTTTTCTTTGTACTTGATTTAGTTAAATATAATATTTGTCATAATTTTGATTATGTTCAAATTCCTAGTTCTTACAGCAAAGAGTGTAAATTAGAAACTGGCAAGAAGCAATTTATAATTGTTTTAACTGGTGAATTGCAAGAACTACTTAATCGTATTAAATGGGAGCAGAATCCAAAGCAATTTATTATTGCAGGGTTGTTGACATTATGATGCAAGAAGAATTAAAAAATACTTTAGATAATTTAACATTTGCAAGATTTATGATTATTTCGGGGGCTAGTTCTATAGCCTCCGAAGATATTGCAGAGTGTATTAGCACTAGATTGCAAACAGTTTATATTCATTGTGGTAATAAAGTTGATGATGTTCGTAATATTATTTCAATGGCATATAAACAAACAAAACCTATTATGTATGTTTTTAAAGATTGCGATAATATGAGTAATGCAGCTAAAAATGCTTTACTAAAAGTTATTGAAGAACCTCCACAACAGGCTTACTTTGTAATGTTATTGAAAAGTACATCAAATACATTGGCAACTATATTAAGTCGTGGTATGTTAATTTCTTTATTACCATTTCCACCTTCAGAACTTAAAGAATATGCTCTACAAATTCAGCCAAAACTAAAGAATGAAGAATTGACGAAAATTGCAAAAGTCTGTGAAACTCCGGAACAGGTAAAAATGTTATTAAATTATGGTGTTCATGATTTTTGTGATTATGTTCGTAAGGTTGTTGAAAATATTCCAGAAGTTACAATTACAAATTGTTTAAAAATAGCAAATCAGATAAACTTTAAAGAAGAGGAAGATAAATATGATTTGGAATTATTTTTAAATACTTATACGAATTATCTTTTAGAATGTTTTATTGATGGGGATTATGATAAAGAACAATTAGATTTTTCAACTCAATCTACTTTGAAATTAAAATCCATTTTGCAGTATAGCGGTATTAATAAAGCCATGGCTTTTAAAAAATGGTTAATTCAGCAATGGGAAATTTTAGGGGGTGAAAATGTTGAATGAAGAAAAAATTGCATTATTAAATGTTGGCGACGAGCTTTATGTTGGAGTTATTTATAAGCAACGAATATTATATCGTCATGCAAAATTTCTTAGTTATGATCCAGAAACAAGAATTTTAAAAGCACTAGGTAATAAACGTAATAAAAATACAGGAAAGTTAATTTGTAATATAGAACATAAATTTCCTTTAGATAAAATCGTTTTATTAGGTGTTCAGGGAATCACTATATTCGCAGATGAAAATTATTATGAAAAAGAATAAAATACGTCAGATATATCGGGACATTATTAAGAAAAATATTCGCATTTGCAGGTGTGGGAAATTGACACGCCTGCAAATAATATTTATTGGGAATGTAAAATATCGTCAATATGTATGTCATAAATGCGGATTAATATATCAAGTGAGGTACGATAAGAAATGAATATAGCTGAATTAAAAACACAAATCAAATCGAATGAATTAGATAATGTGTATATTTTTATTGGTGAAGAAATTTATATTCGAAATGTTTATATAGATAATATTGCAGATTTAGGTTATTTAAAACAGGAAATGCCAACAGTGGCAGATGTTTTTAAAAAATTAGGGGCTAATAAACTAATAAACAAGCCTGTATTATATGTTATTAGAGATGATACGGACTTTATAAAACAGGATATTGTTGTATGGCAACGGTTAGAGGCTTTGTGTACTTCCGGAGCCTGTAAAGTAATACTCGTTTATAACACATTAGATAAACGAAGTAAATTTTATAAACATTATGAAGATACTATAGTTAATTTTGAAAAATTATCGGAGCCTATTTTAATTAAGTATATTCAAAAAGATTCCGATTTAGATACAGCACAGGCAAAAGATTTAATTAAAAGATGTTCTTCAAACTATACATTATGTTTATTAGAACTAGATAAATTAAAAATGCTGGCACAAGTAAATAATACAACAATTAGTAAGCTATATAATAAAGCTGTTAATGATGGGGTATTAATTGCACTACCTACAGCCGAGCTACAATTATATATTAATGCAGTTTTAGAACGTGATTTTGCCAAGGCTATTGAAATTTCTAAAATGTTAGACGAAAAGACAGATCCACCTCTAAAAGTATTAGCCTTTTTATACAATACTTTTGAAGCACTATTCTCCGTTGTAGCATATGAGTCCGGTTATAGTTTCAAAAAAAATGAGTCCGGTGTGAATTTTTGGGCTGTGAAAAATGCTGAAATTTTTAGTTTTAAATGGCAAATTGCCGAGGTTCGAGGTGTTATGGATTATATTCAAAGTGTTGAAAGTGGAATAAAGATGGGCATTGTATTCGCCGAAACAGCCATGGATAATTTAGCCGTTCTATTTATGACAATACAATTAGGATTAGAAATTCGAAATTCTAAATAAAGCATTTGTGAAATTTGATTGCGAATTGTTTTCCTGATGTTCAATCGAAAAGAATGTGTTGTAAATTTTGTAAGTGCAAAAGGGCAGCATTATATCCACGAGGGCAGCAATTGATTTTTGGGGGCAGCATCATGATTAAAAATATCACTCACTGCTTGCGGTGTGGTAAACCATTGAAGGATAGCATTTCAAGACAAAGAGGATACGGTGCTGAATGTTATAAAATCATAACTAGGAATCGTTCCTATAAGAATTATAATTTATTGAGGATTGGTGAACAAAATGGAAATAGTGGCAAAAAGGATTTACAGGGAAATTGAAAATATTCTTATTAGAAATAATAAAGTTCCTAATAATGTAAATCAAAAAGCAAATAATATTTTTAAATGTGTACAAGCATTAAAGAGTTATTGTCAACAACACAGCGATTTACATTATAACCTAATAGTTGAATATTACGAAACTCCTTTTACTATTAATCGTGACCAAAAATTAAAACAATTTGCTGATAAATACAGTATTAATATTAGTCACGTTTACTTAATAAGAAGAGAGATTCTTTTGCGGTTTTTGGTAATGCTACAACAAAAAAAACTTTATACAATACCAGTCGAAAATGCTTGACTAGTATTTAATTTCATGGTATACTTTAGTTACAAATAAAAAAGGGGTGTATATCATGAAAAAATTTCAATTATTAAAATGGACTGCCGAGGTTAGGGAAAAAGAACTGCAATTTCTGTTTTTTAATGGCCATAGCGTTGATTTGTTAGACGACTCTAACCCCACTGTAATATTCGAAACTGAGTCCGAAAGCGAAGCCTATAATTATTTAGAAAAAGAAAGCGAATTGCTTTGCATTCATATTTTTAACCACTGCGGTTTAAAGTTCGCCAATGTTGACTGCCTTATGTTGCAGGAAGTTGAAGTAGACGAAGACGGCGATGTTGTAGAATGTGAATATCTGGATATTCGTTACCCGGAGGAGGAATAAAAAATGAAAAAGTTAACAGTAATATTATTTATATTGGCCGTTACCTTTTTAACAACTCGGCCAGTCGATTCGCCTGAAGGTTTTAAGCCAAAACCAAGGCTAATTACCCAAAACGAAACACACGAATTTTACGAAGAGCCACAAACACACACTATAATTAAGGTTAACAAGCGTACTGGAGAGGCAGTCGACCTGCAAAAAACTCGTGAACAATTATTTAAATAGCCTGCATTTGCAGGTTATTTTTTTTGCATTTTTGCCAATCACCCTAAATTTCTTCATATTTTAGTTTTAACGGTTTTTAGGCTTTATAGGTATAAATATATGTGGTCACGCTAAAAAACTTAATACAGGCCATTTATGAAGACGAAAGTTATCCACAGGCTGTGAATAAAGTTGTGGATAACTTTTTTTTTGAAAATTTTTTCATAAAAAGTGTTGACTTTTAAATCACAATCGTTTATAATGTAGTTACAAGGTAAACAAATAATAAAGGGGGCAAAAATATGTTAACTAAAAAACAAAATATTGAATTAGGTCGGTTTGCATTGTATATCGAAAGCCATGATGAACAATTTAAATATATGTTGCTAAACCGACTGCAAACAGATTGCAAATACTATTTAGGTTATGGCAACGGCAATGAACGCCACTTGTGGGGCGAAACTGTTGAAATGCACATCGAATATATGTACATTATATATGATAGTTTAAAAATTAAGCCAGAATGGCTAACCGAGCAACAAATTAAAGTTTATAGCGATTTAATGTTACAAATTAAAAATGATAAAAATTTTTAAAAAGTGCTTGACTTTATAAGCAAAATCGTTTATAATAAGTATAACAAATAAACAAGGGGGTCATAAAAATGACTGAACAAAAATTAAACAAACTAGAACAACAAATTATTAAATTACTGGAGTTGGCGAACAAAAATACCAACCAAGCCGAGGCCATTGCAGCGGCCGCTAAAGCCCAGGAATTAATGGCAAAGTACAACATTAAATTACAAAACATTAGCAAAAAACCTGCAAATATCGTGGCTGAATTTGCAGTGAATGCAAGGGGTAAAAGTTACCGTTTTGCGCTGGCAACAATTTTAGCTAATAATTATGGTGTAAAATTAATATGGGCTGAAAAAATGATTCCAGTATTTTATGGTTACGAAAATAACGCTAAAACGGTTACCAAAATTTACGAATGGTTATGGCAGGCCATTCACCGTATGGCCGATAGTTACCAAACGAAAATTTGGAAACAGGGTAACGGAGTTAAAGGCGTGTATAACAGTTTTGTCGATGGTTTTTTAGTAGGTTTAAAAAAGGAGCTTGACAAAAACTGCACGGCTTTAAAAATTACAGTTGCCGAGGAAGTAAATACCGAGTTCGACAAATTTATGGCCGAAAAAGGGGCAGGCACTTTTAAAACTAAAAAGCGTAACGCTCCTGTTGATACATGTGCATTTTTGCAAGGAGTAGTTGAAGGTTCGACTATTATGCAACGTAAACAAGTGGAGGCTAAATAATGTTAACTATGTTGCTAGTATCATGCGTCATTGTGTTTGGCGCATGGTACTTAATTAATAACGAATACGCTTTTACAAAATTATGTGGTTTTATTGTAGTAACAATTATTTATATTGCAGGTTTCCCTATTTTCATGCTGCTCAATTGGTATAAAATGTTAAAAAGGTTTAATAACACATTTAGGAAGGATGACTAATATGAAAAATGGTGTACATTTACAAGGTTTTAAGGGCTATTTTGAAGGTACTAAAGCAATTGATATTAAAGTTGGCGATGTATTAGTTTGGAATTATGGATTATTAAGCAAAGTTATTAGTAAAGAAATATCACCTTCAGGTAAAAGTGTTTATTTAATTACACAGCCATTTACTAGAACAATTCATGGTAATGTTGAATACGATATGTTACGTCGAAATCGATATAACATCAATACTTTATTAGTCACTAATCCATTAATGCCATTATAGGAGGTTTAATTATGATTATTGGAAATGATATAGTATTAAATGTTGAGGACTTTTTAGGAGCGATGATTAATAGTTATTTACTGTTTGCTCCTTATGCCGACCTTTCATATGATGAAATAGCCCAATTACTTGAAGAGTATTTTTGTGATTATATAGCACAATATGGTATTGTAATATTAAAACTATATACGAAAAAAACCGAAAAAGGAATATTTATTGATTATAAATATAATGGCATTAAAAAGTGTTATATTTATACCCAACAATTTTAAAAAAGTTTAAAAAAAGTATTGACTTTGCTATAAAACTATGTTATAATTTATTTAACAGGTAAAGCAAAGTCAATACTTGTTAAAAACAAAAAAGGGGTGTACATTATGAACTTATACGAATTATTTAAAAAATTTGAAACTGAATTTTTGGCAGGCCACGAAAAAATTAAAACAGAGCTTGACTTCGAACTTTTCGTCGGCAAACTGAGTGAACAAATTTTAGGTGATGTATATAGCCTTGACACTGTTTATAAAACTGGGGGTAATCATATTGAAGTCACTGCCGTTGGCTATGGTTACAGTTTTGAAGTTGAATATCATATTACTAAACATAAACTATTAAAGTTAGCAGTAATCAATACACTTTTCGGCGACCGTCGAATTACTTATGCAGTTGAATATGATTAAGTCCGTTTTTAAATTAAGTACGTTTTTAAAATATACAAATTTTTAAATTGTTGAAATTTTTAGGCTGGCAAGGGGTATATATAAACCCTTTACCAGCCTATTTATTATTAATGTAGGTACATTTTCGTTGGCGTTAAAATGGTTATTCGTATAAAAAATAGCCCTAATTGCAAGGGCTATATATTAGTTATCTGCAGAATGTAAAATTCGGCAAAATTTTAAATTTAAAAATCATTAGCAATTAAGAAAATAACTAAAATAACAATATTAAGAATATAGGAATAACTCTTAATTTGAAATCATTATCAAAGAAGGTAGCATTGCATTTTGGGCAGCAAACGGTTTAGGGCAGCATCGTATATTTGCACTTAACAGCAGCTTTACCCTATTAGTAACTTGTACTAATAGCAAATATTTGTTACTAGCAACATTTATTAATTATTTAAAAATGCGCATAAATATTGCGTATTAATATTAATAGTTTATTATTAGTAATTATTACTAATTTGCTTTATACATTGGCATACTTAAACTATACCACTTCGATTTAAATTTGTAAATAGGTTACAATAAAAAAAGATGCTAAAATTTTTTATAAAAAAGTATTGCAATTTTACAAGCAAAGGTGTATAATATAGTTAAGGTAAAAAGTTACCTACAAATAAATAAAAAAGGGTGTGTTTATTTATGGCAAAAGTGGCAAAAACAAAACATAGTGGTACTTACAAAAATTTAGTAGGGGCAACCAATTACTACAAGGCAGTTTTGCAAAACCTGCAAAATTTGCAAGTGCCTGTTAACCAAGTTAACAATGTGCAATATGTATTAAATGCAGTAAATACTGCAACCTACAACACTAACCCGGCGGCCTTGCAATACAACCCAATAGTTACCCAAACAAGTAATGGTACACAGTACACTTTTAACTACATACAGTGGCAAATGTACCCGCAGTTACTTATCGATATTAGTATTACTACCGATATAGTAATAGTTATTAATAACAACGGTGTAGTAAATGTAAACCAGTTGCAAATGGTATACGAGTGCAGTTATGCACCAGCATTTATTAGTAATGTGTTGCAAATACCATATGGTGGCTATTTAAATACTACTTTTAATAATGCACCAGTGCAAATAGTAAATTATGCTAGCGAGGGCTTTTGGCAAATAGGCATTGGTAACAATTAAAAATAATTATTAATAAGGTAGGCAAAAACCTACCTTATTTTTTTTTGTAAAAGTGCTTGCATTTACTGCAAAAATATGTTATAATGTACTTACAATAAATAAAGGGGGTAAATACCTATGCTAACCAATTATGTAAACAATTTAAGCAATTTAGTTAACCAATTTGTACCAATTTACCAAACAATACTCGATACTATTAATAACCCTAACGAAATTAGTAATATTTACCAATTACTCGATAATATTACCGAGGAGTTAAATGCAAACGGTAACGATTGCGAGCTCGAGTTTATGGCTAATAACAAATTTACACTAACAACATATACTAATAACGGTAACTGCTTTATAAGTGTTATGCCCGACGGCGCTTATATTAATTGCAGTGTTGGTATTTGTGGCACTGCTAATTTATGCTATACCGATACATATAATTTTTAATATATAAAAATTTGCCCCTTGCAAAAGGGGTATTTTTTTTTGGCTAAAAACAGGCAAAAAAAATAACCTGCAAAATTGCAGGTTATTAATTTTTTAAACAATGCAAACCCCAACAAAAACAATATAGCCATTTTTATTAGTACGCCAATTTAAACAATAACAATTATTATAATTATGGTGTTTTACCGTTATACTAAAATTGTTGCGTTTTGGTTTGCCATAAAATTTTAATGTTAAAACCCTAAAACCAAGTGCTTTAACATACTGTAACAATACGGCACTTGTAATTTTAACGCCATAATTTAAATTGTGGCAATTTAATTGCGCAAAATGTTTGTACAAATATTTACTAACTTGCATATTAAATACCCCCTTGTTTATTATGGTTTTATTATAACATAATTGCTTGTAAATTACAATATACAATATTAAAAAATTACAAGCAAAATATGTAAACATATTTTATAAAATGATGTAAAAGTAATAAAAAATATAATAAAAATAGCGTATTTTGGCAAATTAGTAAATTGGCAATAGGCTTTATAGGCATATAAATTGGCTATAAAAGGTTTTTGCGTGCAAAGGTATAAGTAATAGGGCAGGGTAAAAAGTATTAATGTAGGCAAAATTTGGCGGCGGCGTAGTAAGTACAAACGTATTTTAGTGACTATTGAAAATATTAAATAATAAATAACAATAATAGTAATAATACAACAAACAATAACACAGAATAATTAGCAAACAATATAATTAGCAACAATTATTAATAAGCAATAAAAAAGATTAAAAAGCCAATATTTATGCAGATTGCAGGTAAATAAGCAAAGGTAATTAGCTAGTAAAATAAGAGTAATAGGAATTAATATTAATAGTAATAATAATGCTGTTTAATAACAAATATTAGTAAAGATAATGAACTCTAATAATACCATATAAAATTTAAGCCGCCGCGCTGTGTAAAAATTATTAGGTTTTAATAATATATACAATATAGAAAATACTAAAATATAACAACATATAACACTAATAATAATATACATATAGAAAGCTTTTAATAATTAGTAATAGGTGAAATATACTATAGGTTACTACATAGTAGAGTATAGAAATATATACAATATAACATATAGTATAGGGTGAAATATATTACCATTTAGCTTTTAGTATATGTTACCATGTTATATTGTATATTATGTTATATTAGGTAGCTATTTACCATTGTTATATGCAAGTAATAGTAGAAATATAGTGTGAAATATAGTAATATAAACAATGTGGTAATATGGGAAATATAGTGTTTAAGGGCTACAAACAACATATACATATAAGGATTTAATACTATTTTTGCCGCTGCATGATAAGCACAAGCTCATTATTAGTAACAATTAATGCTTATGAAGCCTTATTAATATATAATATATGTATATATACAATATATACCATAATACAAGCCATGCAAACAAGCAATATATTATAAGCAATAGCCATTATTAATTAAAAAGCCAGTGTTTATGCCATTTGGCGGTAAATAATAAATGAATATTATTAGTAATATAGATGATTATGAAGTATAGATAAATAGTAAAAGTGTATTATTAGTATATATACAAAATAATACCTTATTATTAATTAGCATAATAAGCTAATAGCAATAGCTATTGATAAGCATAAGCAACTAGATGCCCTTACCATGTTATTAATCTTCATAATTAATACCCCCAGGAGTCCGTTTTGAAGATGTGGCCTACCACCCACCCCTACCATAATACATCTCCATTAATGGATGATTTTCCATAATCAAAAAATATACCCTCCTATAGAGTGATTTTCCATAATCAAAAACACAAGCCACGTAAAACCATTTAAGGAGTTAAATCATAAAATCTAAAAGCAAAAATACAGACCCTTAATGGACGATTTATGTCGTTAAAAATAATTGTTGACAAATATACTAGATAGCATTATAATAAACGCATAGCCACAAAATAGGGCTAAAAACTGTAAATAAAATGTTAGGAGTTGGGAAAATGCCTTAATGAAAACAGTCCGTAAACGGCCGTAAAAAATTTTTTAATGTAATTATATGAAAGGAGTTTAAAAACAATGAACAAAGAGTCTGTAGAGATTATCAACAGGTTAAGGGCAATTTTACAGGATTCATGGATAAATGAATTGCCGGATAATGAAAAAATAGCGATAAATTTTAATAAGTCAGAATTAAAATTGATATTGAATTGCATATCTAAAGAAAGGCCAGCGCCTGTTAGAGTTGATCGTGGTCTATTTGGTTATGATATTGTTTGTTCACATTGTTCAAGTATGTTGAAGAAATTACCAATTTATGACGAGAAAGAATTTTTAGATGTTTTAAAAGATCCATCATATTATTTAGGTAAACATTGTAGATATTGTGGGCAGACTCTCGACCTTTCTCCAGTAGAAAAATTTAAAAAGGACTTGAGGATAATTGAGGACGATGAATAAGACAATGAATGAAAGAGATATCCCTAGGAGGCTAAATTATGACATTCTTATCAATGTTGGGCTTAACTATTATTATTAGTGTATTTGTATATTATTTATATGTACTTTGTGATTTATTATCCGTGGCGGAGAGTGCATGGGTAAAGCTTTTTATATTAGTTACTGCTAATATTTCCATTACACTTTTCTTGTGTTTACTTAATTACTTATGAAAATAGGAGGATGTTAATATGTATGAACCAGTTTTAACAGATGAAAAATCAGACCTTTATAATGTATATGAAGTTCATAAGAATTATAGAATTTTAGCCATGGCCGTTAATGTACCTTTGCAGGTAGCCGAAGAAATTTGTCATATTTTGAATGAATTTGAAATTAAATCCTTACAACCTTGCCCTAAATGTGGCTATCAACCAATAATTCGTGAACTTCCAAATGGCGGATATAAAATTGTTTGTCGTGTTTGTGACTTGACAACTGGGCTTTTTAATCATAAACAAAATTTGATAAATTATTGGAATACAGCAATATGTGAAGAAGCAGTGCGTTATTTACAAATGGATTATGAAAGTATATTTGATAGGGAAAAAGAATAATGTCAACATATATGACTTTAGAAAAATATGCAGCGACCTTGAAAGTCGGTGATGAAGTTACTATAGAATATCATTCAATGGCTGGCGATAGGCAGACAATAGAAAAAATTTTAAAAATTACCAAAAGCGGGACGATTTATTTAAGAAGCACAAATTGCAAGGACGCCATAAGATTTAGAAAAAATGGGCAATGGCTTGACAATTTTGGTTATCAGGGTGGATTAATTAGCGGATACAGTTTAAAAAATCCATATAAAAATCCATTTGACTTTACACGGGTAAAAATATAGGAGGTGTGCAAAATGAGAAAATATATGTCAATATTCGACCCAAGCCACGAGAAATTGATAGAATTCATCAACAGATACTATACGCGCCGCGGTTGGCGAATCATCAGCATAGTAAAAGGTAATGGTAACTTTTGGGCAACATTGGAATTGGAAACGGAGAAAAAGAATGACTAAAGAAGAACTTATGAGTGCTATAACGGGCTTGCCTGCTGAAACACAAACGGACGGCTGCCCTTTGCTTGGCGTTATAGTCGTTAACGAGCCTGACAGTGAACCTATTATTTATTTGAGGTAAAAATGAAAACAGAACGAATACAGCAGTTTAAAAAAGCCTTTACCCTCTACCGTCGCGGGGGCTATAGCCTTGCTTACAGGTGGAAGTTATATTTTATCCGCGACGTTCGGAAGAAAAAACTTCCTAACAATTTTGAAAAATAAGGAAATAGTTAGAACTATGATAAAAAAAGAACGTGAACGACAAATAAAAAAGGCTTATATATTCTATAGGCGGCGGGTTAAAACTTTGCTTGCTACTGGGCGATATCTTTTAACTATAGACTATAGAAAAAAGGATATAAACAATGAAAAGTGATATAGTATTAAGAATAGAAAAAGCGTTAAAAGAATATACCCCGTCAAAGATTGACGGGGTTAGAATTGCTACAGCACGCGGAATATTAACCGCGTATGAAATAGCCGTTTTAAACGGATTGAGTGAAGCTGGGAAGGTAGATTGTATAAAAGTTTGTGAAAGCTTTCTGCTGCCGCCTATAACCTACGGTATAACTAATCCGGAAGAACATTATATAACTTGTAAAAAAAAGAACTACAGAGGCGACGTTATAAAGACCTTTAAGACTTTTGATTTACCTACTGAATTAATTACTATTTGTTTCGAGATAAAAAGTACTGTAAGCGATTTTAAAAGCCCTAACGGACATAACTTGGTGGGTGATATTAACTACTACGTTATGCCGTCAGACACGTTCAAGCAGCTTGAAAAGCTGGGGCTACTCGACGAAGTACCGCCGCATATCGGCTTTATCACTGCACACGAAGGACGCTACAGTAAATTAAGGCTGATTACCAAAAAGGCAGCAACGAAGGTTACACCTGCTGTTGATAAATATATGCTGGCGTGGTCAGCAGTGAAAGGGCGGTATATTAATAGCAGCGTCAGCAATAAGAAAGTAAATTCGGCGGCAATAGTAGAATGTAAAGGTTTTAAAGTGCGAGAACGTCAAATTTAAGTTATAAGCCGTTTAAATCATCAACACAAGGAAACATAAGCAAGATAAAATTAAAAGCCCCTAGCGTCGATTGTGTGACACGCTAGGGGCTTTTTCTTAACCGTTATTCACGCAATCGGGACACTTGCACACACAACGCCATTCAGTGCCTACCTGCTTTTGCTTAGATATAGTCCAGCCTAAAGACCGGGCTTTGATTTTTGTCTGACCTTTTGTTGAAAAAGGAAACAGCTTCACTGCCCCGCATTTTTCGCACACTACACCTGAAACGATACCTTTTAAATTCACTTTTTATACCTGCCTTTCAATATTTTTTCTCGACATTGCAGACAAACTGCCTGCTGTACTTTACGATTGGATATAGCTGCTACAGCTTTGCTTATTCCGACACCGCACATGATACACATGTTACGTGTATCATCATCTTTAGGTGGCGGCGTATTTTTGGGCTTAATAGCGGGCGGTGCTTCCTCTGCCCGTTCCCGCTTAACTGGGATGATTTCAGGCAAAGGCTTTTCTTTGCCTTTTTCGACGCTGGCGGCAACTAATGCGCCGACCTGCTGCGCTGCTTCAATTCGTTTCTGTATCTCGTTGCGCTTGCCGTCTGGGTAGGCGAAACGATAGTTACCGTTCCCGTCTTTAATCACAAGAGCTTTAATGATACGCTTTTTTTCGTCGTATTCAATTTCTGAAACGAAAAAAGAAACATCATTGCTTAAGGCTACATTTTTCGTTCGATTGTTGATATACGTTTCATATTTTTTTAGTATGAGCTGAATTTTGGGGGAACTGTATAATTCCCGCCCTATACCCCAATTAGTAGCAGCACGTTTAAAGGCGTCGGAAGCGCGCCCCTTATTCGCCGAAACGTTGGATAATTCGCCTACATCTTCTTTAGTTATCCATTCTCCAGCTTCATTTTTTATGGATATTCCGCAGATGAAGTCGTTTCCTTCTGCCCTGTGCGTTCTTTGCCAGCTATCCGCCCCGACGTATCTATCTAAATAATACATATCAACACGAGCGTCTTTATAAAGCAGTAAATCTGCCTTGTAGTATTCAACACGTTCGCCTTGTGCATTCTCGGCATAGCACTTAATGATACGGTTAACGCGTATCTCTATATCTTCTGCGTTTAGTAATGGGAATTTAATCTGCATAGCTTTGCCCTTCTTTCTCATTAGTAATCCTTTAAGTTTGATTAAGCACATATTTAGTTATATTATTTATGTGTAGCGGCTTACTCCTTTTTTACGTCTGTGCGTCTTGTGCAGGCGTTTTTTTATTCGTCAAAATCCGCTGTTAAAGCTAGATGTTTTTCAAAAAATAAGTCTTTCAAAATCTCGACTAATGTTTTAACATCCGCCTTTTCTTCTGAATAGCCAACTATGTTGCACAAATCAACATATTCAGTATTGAGCGAGCCGGATTTAACAACTTGCGTAACAAATTGATTTATGTTATCGCAATGATAGACTTGTGACGGCTTTACAGGCATCAAGTAACCGTCTTTATTCGGCATTAAAGGATTTAATATGACCCTCATTTCAAAATCACCAGCAGCGCAAGAACTGCGCTTATAAAGTAAAGTAAATTCAGTAAGCAATGTCGCTGATTGCTGACCGTGATAAAAAGTAAATTTAATATCTGACTAAACGTGTCGAATACCGCTGTTGCGGCAACGACACCAGTCCCTAACGCCATTAACACAAACCTCATTTGTAGCCCCCCTTTATTCTCATTATAAAGCGAATACAAGAAGGTGTCAAGTGAATTTTGAAAAAAATAAAAAGAAAAAATCCCTAGAATGTATAGCTGCATTCTAGGGATAACCTACTAAGATTTTTTTAATAAATCATACAGAAAGGATACTTATTTTGAAAAAGAAAATATGCGCTTGTGATGTTCTTGTTATTCACGACGTTAGGAACTATCGGGGAGCGGCTTTTGATTCGTTCGAGAACAGGCATTGCCCCCCCCTAACGCATTTGTAATTACAGAATTATTATAAACGGCACGGCTAAAAAAATCAAGCTAAAAATTTTTACAACTTTTATTTTTACTATATCTTGTGTTTTTATAGGCTAATACTCCGGTTTAAATACTATATATAGTTTATACACAGAGTTATCCACATTATCCACAACTAGACAAATTTATCAAATGAGGTTAAAATAAAAAAGTAGCAACTCTTTTCAGAGCTGCTACCTCATACGCAAACGCAACAAAAAAAAACAATGTCAATAAAAAATGTTTGCCGACACTAATTATCAACTTATAACTTTTAGAAGTTATAGGTCCCCTTTTGTTACGCCTATATAGAAATTATATCTAAATTTTAAAGTAATGTCAATATAAAAAAGTAAATGCTGACACTAGATTTTAACTAAATATAGAAAAAATTCCTTACCTCTATAGGAATGACACAGAATAACCCCACCTGTGTATAAAAAATGGTTGGTGCTGCAACGAGCCAAGTTTATAAAGTCGTTGCCCCTACTGATTTTCTAATTGCAAAAATCAGTAGCCGCTTTAGCTGTAGTGGGCTTTATGCGGGGGGGAAGTTGGCAGAGGTCAACCTACTCTGGTATGGTGTATATACCTTTAGACAGGCATAGTCTATAAAATATACGGCTGGCGGCAACGGGCGCAGAGTGCGCGGGGGTAAGTCATGGAGCGTGGGACGTTGGGGACGCTATGAAATGGCTAGCAATTCAACTATACAGCGACGGCGGGGACGCAATCGCAAAAACCTCTTTTCAGTAGACAGTAGTAATACTGTGTGCTGTTAGGGGTTTTTCTGCCTACCAGCTTCTAACAGGGACTATATTTTTTATTACCCTATTGACAAACAGAACAGAGGGGGGCTATAATATAAGTAAAGATAGGAGTTGATAATTTGTTTGAGTGGAAAACAATAATTAAAGTTGCTGCCGCCGCTGGATTAGTGAGTTTTGCGGTTAAATTAAGTGCCGGACTTGCCGAAGTGTTGATAGAATATCCTATATGGCGCGGCTGGTTAGGTGGACTGTAGAATGGCTAACATGATAAAGCAGTATGAAAAAGTTAGGGCTTTCAAGTGTTCTAGCAAAGAGTTTCCTGAGCTGGGAATAGTTATAGCCTTTGCCTACAACTACAGTGAGGCTAGGAATCTAGCTAAAGGAGTATTCAAAGAGGTTAACCCGGCAGTAAGATATTTAGGCATTAGGGCAAGTATCGTATTAAAGGATGTACCTAAAGAATTGAATAACAAGGTATGCTTCAACGAGAGCCACGAGGGATACGAATTAGTTTCAGAGTTTTTGTAAAAAGAAAGGGGTAAAAACTATGCTACACACTATGGATTTTTCAACAAAAGAGGACTTTATTAACGAACAGTATGAAAAACTTTCAGAAACAGGGAAAACAAAATTCAGGATGAAAGTTGCAAAAAAAAGCATTGATTTAGATAGAGCTTTATATCTATGGTCATTTTTCGGCTGGTTTGGTTTTCATCAACTTTATTTAAAAAATTATGGCGCGTTTTTCGTTCGCTTTTTTACAATGAGTTGCTTTTTAACTTTATGGTTTAAAGACCGTTTTACCATTAAAGATGACGTAAAAAAATATAATACAGAAGTCGAATTACAAGCGATTTTAGAATTGATTTAGGGGGGATAATATGAACGCGAAAGAAGCAGCTAGGATATTAGCTAAAGAAAACGACAGCGTAGTCGTTGTGGGAATAACACGGGAAGCGTCAGGCGATTTAATCAGCGACGAATGTTTTTTAAATTTAGACGAATTTCATGCAGCCGTAGTGTGCGCGAATTTAGTAGGATACATTTTAAAAATTCAAAAGAGGAAAAACTCTATAGACCACATATTGAAAGGCGTCAAGCAGTTAGTTGATGTGGGTATTCCGTTAGATGAAAAAACAGAAAGGGGCTTATAGCTATGGCAAAGAAAAACGGCAGCTTAAAATTAAAAATTGCAGCTTGTAAAAAATGCAAAAGTCAGCCAAGACTAAAATTGGGACTATCCTTTTACTTTGAATGTAACTGCGGACAGTCTATATCAGGCGCATATGGTGACGGAATTCTTGAAACGACTAGAAAATGGAACGAAGCCCAACGCGAGGACAAAAATGTTTGAAAACCAAACCTTAAATAAAAATCGTGTGCTACCGTCTGCTATGATATTAGACAGATTGAGCATAGAATGTATTGCTAAAGCTGCAACGAAAGAAAAAATCATAGAAAGCTGCTGCATTTCTAGCACTAAATTAGTTGAACAGTTAGTAAAAAGCGAGCCGCAATACAGTAAGATTGTAGAAAAAATGGCAGATGTATATATATCATTATCGCAGCTATTGATAACTTTACCGATACGGGACGACGATTTAAACGCTGCCATAAAACGTAAAGTTTCGAGAAAGCTCAAACATAATCCGACATTAATTAAATTTTGAAAAAGCAGGGCAAAAGCCCAGGTAAAGAAGGTGAAAAATGGTAGTAAAAAAGCAATCCGCAAAGACAGCACAGCTATACGCCTATTCTTTTGATAGGGAAACATGGCAGGGTGATTTTAACAGCCGTGAGGAAGCAATGCAGGCGGCTATGAACGACGAACACAACAAAGGATGTCTAGTAGTATATACAGGGAGTGCAAAGCTGTACACGCCAGCTTTAAAATCAGAAACAGTATTGGATATTCTAAAAATTGAAGCTGACGAGATAGCAGGAATTGCTGCTGCTGATTGGCTAAAACTAGAAGATATATCAGAAGAAGCCTGTTCCGAACTAGAAAAAACATTAACAGCAGCCGTTATGAAGTGGCTTGAAAAACATAGCTTAAAGCCCGATTTTTATGAAAGCATAAGCAGCGTACAGGCGCACGGCATAGACGATTACTTTAAAAAGAAATAAGGGAACACCCCTTGTTTTTACTGTGATATAATATAGTAAAAACAAGGGGTGTATTTTATGTGGACAAATTTATATGAAAAACTTAAATATATAATTAACAGGTTTGCGAATATTGATGTATGGGCATATGCTGTGGCTATATGGACTTTTGGATATAAGACGTTTGGAGAAGGCTTTTGGGGTGTAGTGTTTTTATCATTCGGATTAGTCCTTTATGATACATTTCTTAAAGTCGTTTATATTAGCAAAAAATACATCCATGAAAATTTAACGCCTGATACACCGATTGAATTTATCTCACTTCGTAAAGCCTTGTATTACTGCTTTAAAGCCGAAACATGGAAAAAGAATTATTTAAACAGTGCCGCCCTTTCAAGGGTTATAGAAAAATTGCTGGTTTACAATGCTAGTTTAGTCATTGCATTTTATGCTGGGCAAGTAGTTCCGAATATTAAATTATTTTCAACAAATTTAATTTTAAACGACTTTTTGCCGGGTATTATCACAGTATGTATATTAGTAGTAGAACTGTCCAGCATAAACGAGAATCTGATAGAACTAGGATATAGCAGTATTGCTAACGCAGTAAAAAGGGTTATTGATTATGTAGTTAATAAATTTTTGCCTACCACGAAATAACGTGCTAAAATGGTAAAAAGGAGTGATAAACATGGTCAAAGAAATCCAGTTTCAGCGTAGTAAACAGCGCATTTTCGCAATGGATGAAAGCTATAATGTCATTGGTGATTGGGAATGTCGTGACGATTTTGTTCCGGGCTACAACGAAGCAGGCGACCCCCGTGGAAGCTTACCGGACGGCGTTTATACAAACGTAAGCGCAGAAGTTACTAACGGCGCATATGGCGCAGCTTATGGCACATTCTATATCACTACCCACGACCCACGAGCAAGAGATATTCACGGTGGCGGCAGCGGCTTGCCTAATCCGTTTGCAGGACGTCAAGGCTGGGTACCGACTTACGGCTGTCTGCGTATGCAGAATATCGACGGCGAAGAATTAAGCAGAATGATTATCGCAGCAGGAAACAACGTTGTTTTAACCGTAGTACCATAAAAAACAATACTTAACATTTACGTCAAAAAGCAGGGCAAATACCCTGCTTTTTTATTTTGCGATTTTTCAAAAAAATACTTGACAACAGGATAAAGGGGGGCTATAATATAGACAAG